CAATACGCTAATATCCTGCGCTACTCGATTATACCACATTAATAGTCGTCGTCTTCGTCAGCATGATCATCAACTTCTTCTTCGCCGATGTACTCAACTAGCGCACGTTTCAAGTAACTGTCAGTTGACCCAAATGCTTTAAGATCACGTTCGGTAATACTATGATCAGCTACTACTGCTAACACATGATCAGCCACGGCTTGACGATCTTTACTAGGTATGTATTCTTTACAGGTCAACCAAACTTCACTTAAAATGTCAGTTTCAATACTCATTCTTCTGCGTCCTCTTCAACTGTAGCAGATTTAACATCTTCTTTGTGTGGATTTTTTGTAAAATCTTCCATAACTCGATCTAAGCTATTATCTTCATTACGTTCCCATGCCTTGCGGAACTGTTTGATAACTGTACCATCTACTAGTGTGTATTTAAGACTGTTTCCATCTTTGGATAATAATCCTTTAGACTCAAACATATCCACTAGACCACTGTAAGGATTCATACCTGTTTCGTATGGAATTTTAACTTGAACTGATTCAAATGGTTTAGCATAGCGTGTTTTCATAATCTTACATGCAGCACGAATACCTTTAACTTCACTAATCTTGTTACCATCTTCATCTTCTTTTAGTTTTAATTTACGCATAGCAACTACGATAGAACTTGCGTAGATAAAGCCCTGACCACCCGAAATCTTATCATCTGGGTCAAACATGTCTTGACTTGCGTATGTGTGGTTGGTAGCAACCAGACCAATATTTAAATCACCAAACATATTTACACAGTTACGTACCAACGCTGTAAGAGCTTTAGGCTTACGACCCATATCGCCCTTTAAATCACCTGCTTCAAATTGATTAACATCTGTAGGAGTTAGCAACATACCAAGTGAGTCTAAAATAAACAAGACTTTTGGACGTTCATCTTCCGGTAGTGTTTTGTACTCTTTAACAAACTCGCTAATCATCTTGGCTACATCATCGATCATAGCCATGTTTAGTTTGAGTAATTTATCTTCGCTAGTATCTACACCAAGTGCATGTAGCCATGCTTCATCTAGTGCGTTCTCTGTATCAATTAAGATAACATAAATGCCTTGTGCTTGAGCATTTTTAACCAGGTTACCCGAACAGATAAAACTTTTACCTGCACCAGATTCACCTGCAAATACTGTAACTTTACCCATTGGAATACCTTTGTTAAAGTCGCCGCTGATAAGATAGTTCAATGCGTAGTTGTTTGTTGACACCCAATCTGTTGGGTCATTAAAGCCGATAGAAATGCCATCGATGCTTTTTGTAATACCTTTTCTGAATTTACTCAGATCAAATGGTTTAGCCATGTATATACTCCAATAGTTGAAATGGGGGCATATCGCCCCCCAATGCCCAGTTAAGCCTTGTTTTGACGGTTGCGAATCATCGCAAGAATGTCTTCGGCACGTTGTCCGCTACCTGCTGGTGTAGCCACAGGCGCTGTAGGAGCCGCTGGTGCTTCTGCTTCCGCTACTGGATCAGGAGTAAAAGGAAGATTTTCATCTTCTGTTACTGCTGGTGTTGCTGGCACTGTTTGGGGTGCTTGTGCTGGAGCAATATAACCAGTTGTTGTTTGCGTAGGTGCCGCCTGAGGGGCTGCGCTACCTGCTGGTGCGCTCACACCACGCGGACGATAGTAAGCGCCCCAACGTTCTGTGTCATACGCTTGACCATCAACTGATGCTTCAAACATTTCTTTGATGACTTTTAGCTCAACATCGCTTGGTTTCTTAGGAAGGAATTCGCTAAGGTTATACAAGCCAAATTGCTCAATGGCCGCTGCTTCGTCTTGTGTTAACGCTGACTCTTTGCGTGACCATTTACTTGTACTGTAGTCAGCGTATCCGCCTTTTGATGTTTTGCTAATAGTAAAATCTAAGCCACCTTGATAGTCGGTAGGTAGGTTCTCTAGTTCTGGATCCATCAATGCCGCTTTAACTAGGTTAAAGATCTGTGGGCTAATGATGAATCTACGGATTGGATTGGTAGGTGGCTGATCGTCTGTTAACGGATTCTCACGTACAAAACCTTGGAACAAGTATGATTTTTTCTTCCAGTACTTACGACCCATTTCTTCTAAACTTGGATCTTTAAACCAAGTACGCACTTCAGCAAGGACTGGACATGCTTCGCCATACATTTCCACACATGGAACTTGTACAGTTACTGGTTTACTATCTGGTTGTCCTTTGATGCCCGCAAAACTTAGGTTAATCATCAAACGTTCGGCCCAAAAGAAATCATTCTTTGTGTTGCCGTCTGGTAAAAATCTTACTCTTGCGTTGGTGCCCTCTGCAATATTCCAGTGAGCGTAGATAGCGTTGTCGCCTTGTGATTGACCGCCGCCTTGACCGCGTGTCTCTTGTGCTTGTAATTTTGCACGGATTTCTGCTAATGATGTTGCCATAATGTTTTTCCTTTATTTAAGTTGGTCTTTAATATGCCTATAATGTATAGCATATATATACTATACATATTATATTTAGCCTTTACAATCATTTTGGTAATTTTTTATTTCGATGTGCCAACGACATACTATTTCTATGTTCGCTACTTTTTGGTTTTCCTTGCGCAGATTCTGACATCCTTTGTCGTGTTTCAACCGACCGTACTTTCCCTTTATTCGCTTCTGCGATTTTTTTCTTTATTTCATCAGACATTGGTCCTCGCTTTTTACGTGGTTTAGATAATTTTTCACGTGTTTCATCTGTTATTACTCGGGTTTTCCTTGCTGCTGACATGCGTTGCCGAGTTTGATCTGATACTATGCGACCTTGAAGTAGAACATTGCACACTACACGATTCTTTTCAAACACACGACTTGTAATTTTAGTTTCATATCGGTGTGTATGCTTGTTTGTTTTGCGCATCATTCTCAGCGCATATCTCATACTTTTTTGATGCTCACCTGTTACCATTTTAGTGAGTAGCCAATGACAAATAAAGTGTTCCCTAGCAGATAATTTAACTATATTATCGTCAGTGTTTCTACCACCGAGTGATTTTGGAATAATATGATGCTGTTCAGTGTACTCTGTGTATATCTTCTTTTTAGAGTCGCTAATAATCTTAAAATACCATGTTGTATATTTATTTTCTTTAAACATAGTTTTGTTTGCCTATATACGTTAATATTATTTATCTCACAAGAGTAATTATTAATTATTTTAACCAAAAAGAAAGGCACTTAAAAAGTGCCTGTTCTTAATTGATTTATTATTGTTACTTTACTTTAAGCCTGCTATTCTACGCATTTGTTCAAGATCTTCTTTGAATTGTTTGTTATATAATACTAACTCATCTTCACTGTCACCTTTGGTCATTGCTTTCATGCCGCGAGGAATATTTTTAAGTTTGTCCATCATACCCAATTCTTTTGCACCCATACGTTTGAGTTTTTCTGATTTGTTTACGTAGTCCTGTCCCTGCGTCTCTGACAGTGCTTGTTTCATTTCTTCTTTAGTTTTACCATATTTTGCCTTGAATTCTTCGTCTGTCAGTTCTTCAAGATCTGTGGCTACTTCTTTTACTCTACCTTCATTCATTTCTGGATACTCTACGCCAACTTCAAGATATACTTCACGAACCATGTTGCTGATGTCACTTGATCCCAGTTCTTCTATTGGTGCGTGAAAACTTGCCACATCACGTGCGGCATTTAATATACCATCTGGGCCTGCTTTTCTTAATAATGCTGTGTGTTCGCCAATGTTGTTTAGGATTCTACGAACGATTGCTGAGGTAATACTTTCAACTTGTTCGTCATTGTAGTCCATTTCATGTACTTCACCATCCATGCTGCCCATTGGGTCAGCATAGGCTCCTTCCATTTGCTCTGGTGGGTAGTTAGAATCGTCGCCCAATTCGTTTAACAGTTGTTGATAGAGCATTGGTTGATTATTTTCCAACCAAGACATAACTGTAGGGCGGGCATCTTGATTTGGATCTTCTTCTGCCAGAGCTTGTAGTTCATCAAATAGGTCGTCGGCACCTACGAGATTATATAAGGCAGACGTAGCATTAGCTGCATCAACCCCTAGGGGCACTTCTTCACCCAATAAATCAAGAAGTTCGTTAATTTCTTCGTCTGTTTGTGCCACAGCCCATGTACCTTCCGATACTGTGTCTGCCCACTGTTCGAACATTTCAGCAAATTTATTTTCTTTTTTCATTTTATATGCCTTTTGAACGATAGGCAATGCTTCGTCCATGCTGTCTTTGTATACCCGTTTAACAAACCGCTCACGCATTTCGCCTAGATCAAACTCGTCTAGTAACACGCTTTCGTTTGCTTGGAAATTTTCTTTACACTTAGTATAGCCTTTACGGCCTCCCATGCGTTTTAATGTGTTGCTTAGTAAACCATGATATTCAAATGCGGCTTCTACCATAGCCTGTGTGTCAGCGTCTTCAAATGTTCTACTACGTACACTACTTTTAAAAGGACGAAGTTTACTACATTCTTCTGCAATACTAGTAATGTACTGTCCAAAATCGTCAGCCAATGAGCCGCCTTCGCTAACATGTCGTGCCATAGCACGACCATAACGCAAACTATTGTAAGGGAGTTTTAAGCGTTCACCTTCTACAGTTTCTAAATACATAGCTCGAATCTTACGGCTACGGGATCCTCGTTGTTCAGGATCTACACGATCACTATGACGAACAATTAACCTAACATCACCATCATTTTCGTAACTACTACGACTCGTTCCATACATACGTCCTTCACCAATGACTTCATCTTTGCTGTAGGTGCTGTCCGCTTTACTTTGTTGTTCAATGTCCCGATGTTTAAGCGTACCACGTGTAATATCACGAGGTTCAAAACTTAAAAGATTACGTTTAGCAAACTCGCGCAGTTCACGTAAAAATGCATACCACTTCTTCTGTTCTTCGTCGCTTAACGAGTGACTGATATTTTTACTAAAATAAACTTTAAGACTAAGTTCATCAATGACACTTAAGGTAATATTACCGTAGTTTTTGCCATCTACTACATAGTCAAAGTTAAAAAACCGTGCAAGCTCAGGATTTTGTGTGGCTTTAGCGTTTTCGTCGCCTAAGCTGACATCTTCAAATCTGTCACGAATTTTTTCAAATAAAGCTTCTGATATTTTGTTAATTTCACGCATGATACATTATTTATCAAAAAACTATGAATGGCATGGGCTCAATGAAATCGTCCACGCTGTCTCGCATTGCCGAATCCAATCCACTATCGTAAGTTTGTAATAGCTGCGCCATGCGAATAATTAACACCAAACTCATAACTAAGTCGTCAGTTTCACCCGGTTTAGCTGCATAGCTATTTCCGTTAGCTACGAATGTTTTAAGTTCTGAGATTAAATTTCTACTACTAATCTTCATACGTTTGCTTTCTATTAAATTTTTAAGTTTAGCACATGCACTTAGTTTACTTGAGTTAGTGGTATTAAACCCTCGACGATATCTTCTGCCAGATCCTGCTTTAGCCGGCTCACTTAAAAATGTACCTTTGATATTTTCCTCTCCAAGCTCGGCAATAGATACTAACGCTGCCTCGCCCAAAGTATTGTTTTCTAAACTGTAATAAAGATTATTAACCGGAACAGTTTCGGCAAGATACTTCATAATCTCACTGAGTATGCCCACTTGCTTCTGCACAGGAGTTTTATTATGTTGCCACTCGCCCACTTGTGAAAATGTAGGTAGTTCAAATATCTGTATTGCAGCTGGATCACCACCTGTGCCCAAACTTGGATCTAACGCCACAAGGTATGTTTTTGCCGGATCAGGTCGGCTGTACCATCGAACTTGTCCCTGGCGTTCAATAGGGTCTTCACCTTGTAGTTCTACTAAGTAGCTAGGATTAATTAATGTCTCGTCCCAGATGATAAATTCGCAGTCCATTTCTCGTCGGAAGCGTTCATCTCCTAACTGTGCTCGCTGTTGTGCGGCCCATGCCTCATCTCGATCAGGATGTTCGTTCCAATAGCTACGATATGCTTTAAATCCGTTGACACCTATTTCTGTAGGATTACCAAATTCATCAATACATTTGTTCGCACCTTTCCATAGGGTAGCAAACTGATCTTCATCACTATTTGGTGTACTTGTGATAATACATTTACCACCAGTTGCTAGTGTGGGACTGATTGAAGTCCAAAATTCTCGTCCTATGGTAGGGCGGACGAACGCAAACTCGTCACAATACAGTAGTGATATTGACATACCACGACCTGTATTTTCTGTCGTTGTGGCACTTACAATTCGACTTCCGTTGTCAAAGTCAATGCTACCTTTGTTGTAACTTACAGCACCTGCACGTATAAAGTCTGGCACACTTTCATAAGCGTACCGAATACGTTGCATAATTTCCTGTGAGCCTGTAAATTTGTGAGCGGCAATTAAGATAGTACTATCTGGTACAAACATAGCATACCACAATAAGTATCCTGCCGCACTTGTTGACTTACCTGTTTGCCGAGGCATTAGCGATATACTATATCGATAATTATGATACGTATCAATTAAACGTACTTGATAATCAAACGGAACGTATAGCATACGCCCTTTAGTGGGGTGCTGTATGTAAAAGTAGTTGCTCATAAAGTACTCAGGGCCTGTTATAGGGTCTGAACACTTTACAAACTCTTGTAGTTGCTCTTGTGTAAAGGCCGTAGCTTGGTGCGGCTTTTTAACAAGTACGTTATCTGTACCTTTTGCGGTTGCCATACAAATACTTATGTTAGAATGGTTTCTCGCCGGTCATATATGGCAAGCTGAACCACAGCCTAAACCATTCCGGACTCCCTGGTTGGATATTGTTATTATTTTGATATTGGATTTTTTCGTTAGCAGTATGACTTACGTTACTAACTTCTGTTTTAGATACGCTGTTATATCCGGTGTACTCGTTTAACTTTCCCGCATTAGCGTCACTCAACCCAGCAAGGCGTTGGATATCGTGTATTGGGTCAGCATCATCTAGTACTGCTTCTGGAATCAGGTCCTCTGCTTTATAGAAGTCTGCTGAGGTTAATTTATTTTGTTTAGACACCGTATTTGTTCTTCTTAGGTTTGGCAGTAGGACTATTTTTGTTTACATTATCTAGTTCAGCCGATCCACGACTACTGTGTTTTCGTGCTTTAATTCCAAATTCTTTTCGAGCATGATTAATAATTTCATTGTCTGCATCACTGTAGCCCACCGTAATAAACTCACTGCCTATAGGGCCTTCTTGATGATCTACTTCGTTTGGACTTTTTGCTAGTGCTACGCCAAATCTGTAGGCCAAATAGGGATGGTTGTTATTGTCTAAATAAGGATAGCTATCAAGGTTAGAAAGGCTTTGTGTGGTTCCCTTTCTAACCTTGCTGCGCGATTCAACAATCTCAGTTATTTTCATTATTTTTTAACTTCGCCTAACATATCTTCATATGCTTTCCAAAGTGTTTCTTCCTTAACTGCTAATGGATTAGCTGCTTTGTTAGCTGTAGCAGGATCTTGTTTTTTGCTACGATTGAGATCTGTACCGCTCGGAACAACTGCATCTACTCCTGCTACTTTTTCTCGCGGCGTGTTTAAATGTTCAATATCTCGTTCTTCTTCTAATTCTGCTTGTGGCTGTTCTTGCGGAACGGTATTGTCAGTAGGTTGAACTGTCTCTTCTTGTCTATGTTGAATTCCTGCCAATAGTTGCATCAATGTCACTGCGTCTAAATCATCAGCAGTAAAACTGATGTTAGCATTGATCATTTCGTCTAATTTTTCTTGTGCTTCTTTAACCGTATATTTCTTACCGTCTACTTCAAATTCTTTAGCACCACTTGCACGTGCCTGTGCTAGTGCTCCTGAGAATTCGTTACCTTCACCCATTTCTTCTTCTTCAAGATCCATAGTGTCGGGACTTTCTTCTACATTTATTTCGTTGTATACTTCTGTTTCTTCTACTGGTATTCCTGCTAGGCGGGCAATTTCATCCAATTCTTGATCTATTCCGCCAACAAATGAATTTTCTGGTGCGTTACACTCTGCGATTTCTTGACAGTAGTGACTGTATGATGTAGCCACATCGCCAATAAAGTCCTCGTCAGTCATAATAATATTGCGAGCACGATTTGGTTCAATACCTTGTGCTACCATTTCTTGACGCACTGCTGTCACAAAACTTGAATCAGCTGTGTTTAGTGTAGGATTCTTTTCAGCTAGAGCTTTACCTACTTTTTCGTAGAAGTAATCTGTTTCTTCCATAACACGGCTTTCTTTAACCATTGCTGGTTTAGCTTTCTTCATGTTAGGAGCAGAGTTTTTAATTTTACCAGCGTCTTTAAATTCAACGCCTTCTTCTACTTGGCCTTTGTTGTGTGCTTTCCATGCTGTAGCATAAGCAATACCTTTTTCACGTTTAGTCAGAGCGCCGTCTTTAGCATAGCCTTTCTTAATATGTTTAACCATACGTTCAGCTTTAGCGCCTGGAGGTGCTACTTCGGCAACTTTCTTATCTAGCATTGGGTGATTAGGATCTGTTTTAGCAAGATGTGCTTGGAAGCTGTCATAGTCTTTACCGGCTTTCTTTGATGCAGCCACACTTTTTGCTTTTGCTGAATGCTTTTTAAGATCTATTTGTGATTTAGCGATATTGCCCTCATCCAAGTCATCTACTTCTGGACTATCTTTCTGTGCAGCGCCACCGTAGGCTTTACCAGCAACTTTACGGATTGGCGTGTTACGCTCATCGCGATAACCTTGTTCGTCTTCTTGACGATCTTTAATAGCCTGTAGACGTTTACGTTTAGCAATAGCATCAGCATCTGGTGCAGCTGGCTCATCGTATTTGCCTTCATCTACTTCGTCATCGCCTTCATCGTTAAAAGCAATCATTTCAGCATCATCAGGATCCATGCCTTGTTTAATAAGTTCATGATAGCGATCTAACTTGGCCTCATCACTCATACCCTCGCCTAGTTTCTTGCCTGCGGCAGCGGCTTTTTGGAATTCGGCTTTACCGTATTTTTTACGGCCAATGGCAGCGGCTACAGCTTCTGGATCTTCAGCACTACCACCTTTCTTAACTGCGGCTACTGTTTTCTTAAAGCCCATGTATTTTTCTTCTAAACTTTTTACAGCTTCAGTAATACTACCGCGTGATTCTACGCTTTCGTATACTGGTTCAGTAGTTGCATTTTCGGTTGGTTTTGTAACTCCTAAAACAGAGCCAATCTTGCCCAAAATATCATAAATGTTGTTGCTCATTTTTATTATCCTTTAACTGGTGATGGTATAGTGTTTTGTTTGCTACCCACTGGACTTGCTTCACCAGTTGGCAAATCGTTAGTTGTTTTACCGGTGGCTGGGTTTTTTTCACCGCCAACAGTTCTGTCAGTTCCTTCAACTTTAACTTCAACTTCGTTCAATTCCTTAAGGAAACTACCTGCTTCGCTGTAGAATTTGCTAGCAGATTTTTGTTCAGCTGTAGCTTCGGGCAATGGTTTAACCAGTTCAGCGTCGCCTTGCGTGTACTCTTTGATTTCGCTTGATCCGTCTTCGTTCCAGCGCCACGTTTCTTCCGGATGTCCTTTTGGAACTACTACAATTTTGCCCATAGGAATGCCAGCACGTTCACTGACAATGGCTCGCAACTGTGCATCATTTACTGGATACTTGAGTACCGCATCCATTAAGAACAATTGGAAATTGCTCATGCTTGGGAAGTCAATATCGTTAGATTTAATCGGCAAACGTTTTGCTTCACTTAGGCTTTCTAACCCGTAAGCGTCAAGAGCCGATTTTAATTTTTCATTTAAATCCGACGGATCTACATCTGCCAATTTAATACGAAATTCATATGTTTTTTGTACTTCAGTTAAATGTTCTAAAAAGTTTTTCATACCTATAGGTCCTGTATAGTGTTATTTATGCTGTTTTGACAGAATTACTTCTTGGCCAATATTTGTTTTAGTAATTCATTGCGATCTAAAACCACACCTTGCCCATCTTCAGCGTCTAACAATTTTTCACCATCGTTTTTTTGTTCAGATTGTTTAATCTGCAGATCCAATCGTGCTTTTTTAAGTTGTAAATCTACCATTTTTAATTTTTTGTCTAATTTTGCCTGTTTAGCGGTTATAGCGTGTCCGAGTAATGTGCCAGCTGTAGCTAAGATATGTCCGCTAAACCGTGCTTCGACGTTCATACCTAGATCAATTAGGTCTTGAAATTTTTCTTTAGCGAGATCGCTTAGTTCGTCAAGTTCTTTATCGCTAGTGTCTAAGTCAGCAACCATCGGTAGTGCAGCATCAATTTTGTCGATGGCATTGTCAACCGCTTCAATCATTTCTCGATTTTCTTCAATCGTAGTTTCTGCTTCTTCCACTGTGGTATCTTCCAACGGCGGCAAATTAAATAGTTCTGATAGTTTTTGAGTCATAGTATAGTATTTAACGTTTTACGTTTTTGAAGATATCAAACTCGGTTACTACACGAAAACGAATGTTATTAGCCCTAGCCCACGAATCCGCAGCAGCCCATTTAGCCATATTAATAGCCACCATAAGTTTATCACGATAACTCTTAGCTGTTTCCAATGTCACTTCTTTACTAGGCTTAATTTCTACCAATTCGGTGTGCTTTCGTTGATGTTTGTCTACATAAACAATAAGAAAATCTGGCACGTAGATAGTGTTTTTGCCACTAACTGGGTTATAATAGGGAATTTGTATGGCTTCGCTTGCCCAGTTAACTACTGCTGGGTTATTATCGCAAAAACTACAAAAAGTAAATTCCCAGCTACTACGGTACGTAGGTGTTTTTTTACCTATATACTTTTCTGGATTTTTAATTTGATATTTGCCCTGGGCATATTTGCTCATTACGGAAGTATCGCTCGTTGGATGTATTTGTTAGTTTCAGGCTGATTGGTAATACCAAGCAAGCTAGTGTTAGCTCTATTTAAATTTAAAAATACTGTAAGATAAACATTAAGTTCGTTTTTGCCAAGACTACGCATTTCGTCGATGATAGTCATAGGATCAATTCCTTGACTCAATGCAGTATATAGTACTGTATTTGCTAGGGTTTCACCAGAACTTTTACTTCCAGTAATAGATTGAAAATATCCTATAACCGCATCATTAATGTTTGAACTAGTATTTAACGGTTGATTAAAATAATTATTAAAAAATGCAGTAGTCTTATTTTTCGTAGATGCTGGTAGATTACCTGGAGAACTCATATTAATTACCTATTAACTTTTTGATTGCTGCTGAAGTCGGTGCAGATACAGTTGACCCAACTCCTTGCCCTCTAATAACATTCATTGCCACTTGTTTTAATTCAGATCCAGCAGCTGCTTTAAGATCTATATTCTTAGCATTACGCGATACTTGAAAAGCACCAAACGCAGCGCCAAGCAGATTACCATTTTGCAAGTTTGTAACTACACCCGATACACCCTCAACTAACCCGCCAGGACCAAGAATACTCTGTGTCCCACCACCTAGTGTGCTTAAAGGACTAGGGCTTTTATCGTAATGTAAATCCCCAAACCCTTGAACTGTTTCACTAGACACTGCGCCAGATTCGTAATTTATGGCTTCGTAGCTTATGGTCATAGTGTGTTCCATCAAATCATAACTTCCTGCTGTATGCACTCCATGCTGAAAATTTGTAATTGTTGGTTTAAACAACGTATAACTACTAAAAGATTTTTGATGGAGACTGTAAATTTTTATCGAATTGATGTAATTTTCGGTACTAAGAGGACTATATCCCCAGGCCTGTGCCTGACGTGTTGCATATTTATGATCCATTTTATACATTTCCGGTGTATAATCTGAATCTCTGTAATAGTGGCTGTAGTAATTATACCAAAAATTTCTAACTACATCAGCACTGTCGTCATGGAATGTAATAGTTATTGGATCGTAGTTAATACGCTCTTGTACTACATTCTTTCTGTTATACGCATTGTATACTTTATTTTGTATTGAATATTTTGGCAACTGTACTGCCTTAGCCAACATACCAATTTCGGTAGGATCTTGCGGACTAACAGACGGATTAAGCTCAATAAACACATGAAATAATGTACTAGCTTTTGGACCTAATCTATATAGACTGTCAACAAAGAGCTTCGAGGCATGACGATAATCTTTAATTTCGTCGCCATTTGCTAACTGATTTAAAAACTGATTTCCAAAACTGGCCATATACTATTCCATTTTATATATTTAGCCCATAAAAAAGCCCGGAATAATCCGGGCTCATAGTTTGTAAATTTTTCGTCTGGTTTAACCAGTAATTACTGTACCCAATGTACGTGCTACTGCGGCACCTACACCAGATTCTGATGGTACTTGGATTGCGTTATCAAATCGAATCGTTAAACTAACTGTCATAGGATCGTTTGAACCGTAATCTGCGTCACCGTAATCAGCATTAGTTAAGAAACAACCATACATTTCCCAAGTTTCAAGTACTGTTGGTTCGTTTGCACCGTTGCCACCATCCAACACTTCAAACCGTGTCAAGAATTTATAGTCGATACCAGAACTTGCAGAACTTTGTTCCATAAAATCAAATTGTTTTTGTAACTGTTCGCCAACACGTTTAAGTACTTCACCGCCTGCATCATCACGTAACATGCAAGTAACAGTTTCCCAAGTCGGTCGACCTGCATAGTAAACTTTACTGTTATACACAGGAACTTCAATTGGATCAAAACCCAATTTAGGACGAGTAAAACTCATTACTTGTTTAGTCAACTCAGTTGTTGGTTGGCTAACTCCAAAGTTTTCAAATCCCACCCGGAAGCGGAATTTTAGTTTTGGCATTAATAAACCCTGAGCACTTGCGCTTTGGTTTGTACTTAAAGGTACTGTAAATTTGTTTAATGACGCTGTAGCCATTTTGTTATTCCTTTGTTCTTAATAGTATTTACCTATTTTTCACTACGCATCAGGAGGGATAAATCCCTCCATTATCTGCGTATATTATTGATTATAATCCAGCAGCAATATCACCGGTATTTTTCAAACGTACTGGGATGTAAATAAACTCAATGGCTTTAACTGGCTCAATTGCTATATCAACCCACAATTCGTTTCTATCAATACGATCTGGGGTATTGTTTGTTGTGTCACAAACTACCAAGTAATCGTAAATACCTCGTTTAGCAACTAGATCGTTTAAAACAGCTTCAAAACTAGCTTTAACTTGATTACGGGTAATAGTATCGTTTGGTTCAAAAATGAACGGACGAGCTACCTGATCAAGAACTAAACGTAAGTAACATACCAACCGTGCCACGTTAATGCGATCCATCGCTGAGTTCATTGCAGCACGTGTTTTTTGACCATATGCTACTAAGCCAACGCCCGGTAATACGGTTAACGGATTAACATCGTTTTCGTATAAAACATCACGCAGACCTGCTGTTACACCAATGCTACGGAACAAGTTGTTATCAGTAACATCAACATAACCAATGCTTGATACATTGTCGATTAACCCGCGACGTACACCTGCTGGTGCAAACCATGGATAGCTTTGATTGTCGCTACGAATGATTGTACGCAACATCATATGCGATGCCGGAACTACAACACTTTCTCCGCCTAAATCTGTACCCAACCCAGCTGGATAATAAACCCCTAAGTATTCACTACGACTTACTAATCCATCTTCGCCGTTATTAGCAGCTAAGTTAGAGTTACTTGCCCATGTTGTGATATTAGTAGAACTACTATTCAATGTTAGTGGGCTATCACCAATGATAAACGCTGTGTTCTTGCGATCATTATTCAACGTAATCATGTTTTGAATTAGTTCCGGATAACCTGGGCAGCAAATTAAGTTAAATTGAACTTGTTCTTCACGCAGTGCTGTAGAACTTTCAACTGCTGCTTTAAGCGCCTCAACCACAACATTACGTTGTGCTTTGTGACCAAAATAAGGAACACCGGTATCATCAACTCCGCTTTGGCTTACCCAGGTAGCGATTACTGTTGGTGTTACTGTTCCGGTAAATGTATCCGGATCAGCAAACCATTCAGATTCAAAACGTTTTACACCATAACCACTACGTCTTGTGTTAAACAGTAATGTGCCGCGTGCATATAAACGATAATCCGGACAGTCATCATCAATATAGTCGCTCGATGCTAAGTCTGCAATCGCCGGTAAAGCATCTACAATAGGATCTGTAGTACCATTATAACCCCAGCGAGCATCAGCAAACACAATGCCATCAACTGTTACTTGATCGGTGTTGTCAATTAAATCCCATGTTCCGGTGTCGTTATAGCGACGAATCACAGGATAATTTTCTAAATCACCAGTGTCAATCCACAAATCGCCTGCAGCCAATGATGTAGTACCATCGCTTTGTGTAGTGGGCTGACTTGCTGATAAGATTGGACCTGCTGGGTCTGTTGAACTTAGATCATAACCGCGAGCGTCATTGACTACATTTAGGTAACCTTTCCATCCGCTACCATCATTGATCATAATGTCAACTTCTAACGGATTATTGTAATACCATAATGTACCGTCAGCTGGGTTACTGTATGGTGCAGTTGTACTATATGTGTATGTTAATGCAGTAAATGGGCTGGCCAAGTACACTGAACCTGCTGTGACCACTTGAACGTTACTATCATTGATCAATCCTGCATCTGCAAGTGGTGTTCCGCTTGTTTGCGTAAATTTGATAGTACCACCAGCTAAATGACTAATACTAATTGCACCGCTCGATTCAACCACTGCTGTAATATTTGGCAAGTTTGCCGCTAAAATATCAGCTACAAAACTAGCCGCAGTAGTTCCGCTTAGGCTAATTGTTGCTGATTGTGTCGTTGACTGTCCTGGAACACTAACTTCCATAACAAATTCGTCCGTGTTGTCAAACACTATTGGACTTGATGGCGTAGTACCTGTGATTTTTACAAGCCCTGCAACGTTTTTAATGTAAGGTCTAAATGTTGCAGTAGTTGTAGCTAGCGTGTCATATTTTACGTATATAGAACCAGCAGCAATTTGTCCACCGCCGCCAATTGGATCTAATCCATAAATTGCAGCAGTGTCTGAGCTGTACAATGGTGCAGCTTGTAACACCCATGAATCTAAATTAGCATTGTATTCTTTGATGCCCCAATTCGCACCGTTACCTGTAGCACTAGTTTTTAACCATATAGACCCATAAGGGCGTGGTGTGACGTCTGATGTTCTCCAAGCCGGAGCATCACGATAACCTGCAAAACTTACTGTAGGACCAAACAATGTTTTAGTGTTTGCTGTGCCGTCAATTGCGCTATCAAACAAGCCTAGTTTTATTGCTGCATCAGTGCCGCCAATTGTAGTACCTTTGCCAATGGTTAGTTTACCGTCTTCAACTGAGACATTACCTGTGCTTGCTGCTTGACTATTAATGCGAATTTCAAGTTGCCCTGCAACGTTAACTGTTGCAGTTACGCCTTGGATGCCTGCACCAGCAATATCACTAGCCGCACTAGAAACGGTTGCTCCAGTTAATGTAACGTTTGTACCATTAATTACTAATTTATCACCAATTGATAAGTTAGCTGGATTTGCAATAGCACCTGTAATTGTTGGAACTCCTGTCATCCAATCATCGCTACCTACTAGTACCCAAGTGTTGTCATATCGTTTGAAATAAATTGGGTTGCTTGAACTTGTAGCTACCACAGCGTAACTTCCAATGCTACCGATCGAGCTTAGTGGAACACCTGATGATAATTGATCTGTGTCTGTAATAACTAACGGATCATTTAATACAAATGATGTATTGTCTTCAGTCCATTCGTATACACCCCAGTTAGTATTTTCTAAATCTAACCAATATGTTCCATCTGCTGGTGTCCCTGTAGGACGAATGCTTGTGCCCTCAAGTTGAGCTAGATCAACATTAGCACGTTGTACGTAAAGTCTATTAGATACACCAAGTGCTGAATACGCCGCTAACAATCCGTATTCATTGCGCTCGTCTGCATGTAAGGGATTGTCACTAGCATCAACTTGGAATGTTGGTGTGCCAAATAAACTAACTAGTTCACGTTGACTTGTAATTGTAACTAGTTTTTCTGCATTAGCTGCTGTTGTAGCTGAAGCTACTGTGCCGCTAGGATTTAATTTGTCTTGAGCTGTAGCAAGTAACACATAAGCAACGGTACCGGCAGCAGTTGGCTGATATTGGCTTTCGTCGATTACGGTAACTTGGACTCCTGGGGAAATTAGTGCCATAGTATAGTATTCCTTTGTTAATAATACTTTATGTTATTTATCGGTATATTAAAATTTTGGTTGTTTTAGGTGCCTTTGCCAAGGTTTGCAGTGCTAGGCGTCATAAATACAGAATGTTATACCGTCCTTTATGTAAATCTTGTGGTAGAATGCCAGCGGCAATCAATTATCGAAATGGTGATACTACACATTTTAGAAGCCTATGCTCGGCCTGCATTCGTAAGGGTAAAAAAGCCAAACCCCAGACCCCCAATTGGGCACTACATGGATATAAAAGAAAACCGCACTGCGAAAAGTGCGGCTTTAAGGCAAAGTATAAAGAACAGCTATTTGTTTACCATATTGACGGAAACCTAAATAATAGCAATCACTCTAATTTAAGAACTATCTGCGCTAACTGCCAGTATGAAGTAGCTCGGGAAGGGCTAGGGTGGAGTCAAGGGGATCTAGTCCCAGATTTTTAGGTGTTAAAAATTCTTCTACTTGTTTAAACAAGTCATCAATAGTGCCGTCGTTAATTAGTACAGTGTCAAACTTACTGCCTACCCAACTATATTCACTAGCGTGAACACCTGCTTTTTCTAAGATATCCTTCCCAAGCGCCCACCCGATGCGTTTCATGCCTTTATTATAATCTTTAGCAGAGTTATACCAATCAGGTTCGGGACCACGTTTAATACGTATAACTTTGCCGCCAACTGCTTTAATTGCTTTAATTTCATTGGGAAAACGACAATCTGTGATAACAATGTCATCTTTTGTAGTACGTAGACGATTTTCTAAGCTAGCGACCCATATATCGTCATGGAACCCCTTACGACAAACTTCTGTACCCCAGTACTGCAGGACCCATCGTGGTGTAATATCTTGCTTTAGGCGCTTACTCCACCATTCATCTTTAGTTTCGCGCCACTCTCGACTTTCTTTGGTACGCCCTTCAAGTAGTTCCCTGTCCCATCCAAATACCCGACTTACTGCGTCTTTTAAACTATTAGCAAAACTCTCTCTACGAAAGCCATGAAAATTAACCAAGTAGTCTGCAACTGTATCTTTGCCAGACCCAATAAAACCACAGATGCCGATAATGCGACTCATTGAAGCTCTCCTTTGATACTACTAGTTTACTAGATTAATAAAAGATTGTCTAACGTTTTGGCTAGCCAATTACAAATGTATAAGGAGTGCCGCCATCAACAAAGTTTTTGATATCTTCGTCCAATCTTTCTAACAATTCTTGACCTTCTTGTTTAAGAGAAGCACCATTCAAACTTGTACCACCTTGTGGGCCAGCAATAGTAGCAAACTTTTCACGTGCATTGCCGATAGCAATCATCACAAATGCTAGCGCATAATCTTGTAACCAAGGTAGTGCGGTGTTGTCATTTAATAGCATTTGATCTGGTTTGTAGTTATCAATATGCAATAATACACTTTCGCTAATTTGATTGTTATAGTCTTGTCCAAAGAACGGAATTTTTCGAGTTAAGGTGAGTTTTTTAGTTACTTTATTAAAAGTAAACTGTATCCAACCACCAAACATGCGCATAGCCAATTCTTGGTATCCTGTAAATAGTTCATAGTTTACAAGTCCCCCAACCCGCCCGGCCACTAACATGTAAGTGTTTAGATATCCGCTAGCAAATGGTTCAAACTGACTAGCAGTTGTACCAGTAACACTGCCAATGCCTCTGCGATACATAGCACGCACATTCATAATTTCCTGTGGAAGAATATACTCTTGCGTTTCGGGATAAATGTCTAAGAATGCATAGCTTTCTTCTACACTATTGGCTGATTTTTGTCGATAGCGCAACAATGCCTGTCTAATACCCATTTCATAGTGTTCACGATCGGCTTCAACATCAACCATACCGTCGCCGAGTCTGAATCGAATGTAATCAATTATATCGTTTTTTTGTGCCGGAGTTGCCGTTAGTGGTGTAGGATCAAAGGCGATGTGCCCCGCACCGGTACCAGTGTTTGCATTAAATAGACTGTCTGTTGTTAGACTTAAGTTAGGTGTTAAATTACCTGTAGCTGTGGCCATATAAAATATCCCGTTATACTATATTTATTATGTATGTAGTATAACGAGATATAACAATTACTGAACTTTGAGTAAGATGGTATCTTGATTGATACGTCCGTTGAGTTTAACCTCAGTAGCTTTGATATTTTCCAAAAATTTGCGCAGTTCAATCTTACCTGCGGCTAAAAATTCTTTAATTTGTACCTCAGGTTTACGTAAAGTTTTACTTACGCTCTTACTTTCATTGTAGCCCGTAATAGTTGTGCCCTTAACATTAAGTGCTCCGCCCATGTCCTCAGCAACATATTTGCCTAGTTTACGAGTTCTAACATTATAGACAAATAACACCTGTGCGCCAATAATGTCTACAGGATTAATACTCACTGCTTTAGTTGTAGCATCATTCTTCAAGTATTTGAGTTTAGCAACAAGTTTTTCTTTAGCTGGCGGCTTACGTACACTTGCTTTCTTAGTTGCCTTTTTAACCTGTCCATATTGAGTAAAGCCGTCAAATAATGCTGTATAGAACGCTTCATACCGCTTGTAGTCTGCGGCTTTTAAATGTGCATAGGCATCTTTAAGATCTTCATCTTTAGTAGTTTTGGCTTCGTTGAATTCAGCACGACTACGTTCAAAAGGCGCAAGTATGCGAGCGATAGTAGCAGGTGCTATGTTTTTAGCTATCAGATAATCATAGGCTTTAGGGTCAACTGTTTTGCCGTCAAACAGTTGATCTTCTAACTCTAAAAAGTGCAGTTGATGCTTGTCTGCTATTGCATTCATACGATCTTGTATTGTAGGTACCTTTACGTTTGTTTTAGACGCCGTTTGTTTAGTATCCGTCGGAGTATCATCTTCTTCTGCAAGTTGCTCGGCCATATAAATTACTTCTTTAACCGTTTTAAGTAAGTATTCTACATGGCGATCACGCAACGGCATGCCTTTAGTGTGCGCTTTCACAATAGCACAAGCAGTTAAGGGAGTTAGGCCATCTTTAGTTTTAGCATAGTAATCAACTGTGGCTTTATCCAACTTATGATATTGGCTATCTTTACCAGTATGTTCACGCAACCAGGCTACAAAATATTTTTTTAGATCTTTTGCACTATAGTAATAGTTGTAATAGCGCATACTCTTACGGAAATTATGGTCAAACTCTTCATCTGTAAACTGTAAAGCTCGCTCAGTGTCCCATACAGGCTCTGTACCGGTGTACTTTTCATCCACAAATAACGGGTCGCGCTGTGCTTTTTTGGGTGCTTTACCCTCAACTTTAATTTTAGCCATTTGTCATTTCCTTTTCTAGTTCTCGTTTAACCATTTTATATGCTGTACGATCATATATATCCAAATAGTCCCATTCACTATTCATTTGTGCCAATGCACGCCAAAGATTTTTATTGTAGAAACTAACTGCTACATAGGCTTCTTCTATAGTCATTATTAACATATCACCCCGCTAATAGTACAGCAAACGTTATCATACGTTCATAGTTTGCTATCTCTTCGTTAATCTTGTCAACCTGTTCTTTATGTAGTCTAGTTTGGCGACCTTGTCTACGACAATTGATTTCTTCTTTACTTAGATCTTTAACCATTAATCCAATATTATGGCTAATGTTCCACATTTCATGACTATACTTCTTCATTTTATGCACAGGTGCTTCTAAACGGGTTTGCACACTTGCCCAATCCATGCTAGTTTGTATTTGGTTTGTCATAGTTTCAGTAGTGTAACATCATTTTCCGCTGTTGTCAATCAGCTAAATACTATGATAAAATAGGATATCGTAATGCCACGTTTAAGCCTTTGGCGTCCTAATAAGGGCAATGATTACAAGTTTTTTGACCGCCGAATCAGTGAGATGTTTACCGTGGGCGGTGTTGACATTCACATTCATAAGTATCTTGGACCTCAAGAACAAGAAGGAAATGGTACTTCAGAACCAACAATTTCTCAAACTAGTATCACTGCTATACAAGATTTATTATTTTTAGAGAATCGCGATAGAAAATACGATACTAGCGTTTACACACTTCGTGGAGTATATAACGTTAGCGACAATGACTTTGATCTAACCCAATTTGGTCTTTTCTTAACTGGCGACACTATGTTTATGACGTTCCATTTAAATGACATGGTTGAAACTTTGGGTCGCAAACTTATGATTGGCGATGTTTTTGAGTTGCCCAATTTAAAAGATTACTATCCGTTAGACGATGGTGTTCCTGTAGCCCTTAAGAGATTTTATGTAGTTCAAGATGCCACTCGTTCAGCTGAAGGATTTAGTGCCACATGGTATCCCCATTTGTGGCGGGTAAAAGTAGCTCCGCTAGTTGATAGCCAAGAGTACAAAGATATCCTTAATAATATACCTGCAGGTGATACCAACGGTGACGGTATAGAGGACAGCAATGATAGTTCGCTAGGAGATTTGCTAAGTACCTACAACAAATACCTTGAAGTTAATGATGCTGTGGTTGCTCGTGCTGAATCTGATGTTCCTGCTAGTGGATATGATACTAGTTTTATCTATCATGCACCTGTTGCAGACAACGGATACCCAGGCGACATAAACAATATTGATGCCAGTGATTCTACAGAAACTGATGCAAGTGACGGCGATGGCAATCCAGATGCTAGCACTATTGCAACTACTAGTTCTAGTAAAGTTCAAGGATACTTAACAGGTGATGGTGCATTACCTAATGGTGGCAATGTTGCTGCTGGTATTGCATTTCCTTCTAATCCACAATCTGGTGATTATTACTTGCGATTAGATTATGTGCCCAATCGCCTATTTCGGTGGGACAGCAAACGTTGGGTCAAAATTGAGGATGCTGTGAGAACTAATTTAACCCCCGGAGCATCAAATCGCACACAATTAAGTAGTTTTATGAACGATTCTGATGCAAACTATAAAAATGCATTAGCCTGGGATGCCATAAGAGTTGCGGCAAATTATGTTCCGGCAGCAAATGCTCATACACAATCGTTTACATTAAGTTCACGAACTGTTGTTACTAAAACACCGTATGTAAGTTCTTATGGTGTTAAAACAACTATCAATAGTTTAATAGTAACTAACACTTTGAGCAATTCATCTGGTAACCTAGCCATTACTGTGTCAAACACCTTGTATACCAACGACGTGTTAGAATATACCATTTATGCTAACGTTACTGTACAGCGTCAAGGACTCAGCGATATCCTTAGACCATTAGCGGATAATTAATATATGCCAGCATTACAACAATTCAATTATGATGCGCAAATTGAGAGATTTTTAGCTCAGTTTATTCGCATGATTAGTGGGTTCCAAGTTGAGTTTGGAGCAGATCGAAATGGTAGTACAACTTTACAGAGAGTGCCAGTGTACTACGGTGACGGAAGTCGTCAAGTAGCAAACATTCTTTCCAACAATAGCGCAGGTAGTGCAATGCCTACTATTCCGGCAATGGCCGTATATATTAGTGCGTTAACATACGATCGAGAAAGAATTCAAGATCCTACGTTTGTGGGCAAATTACACGTTAGACAACGAGCCTACAACGACATAACACAAGAATACGAAGCAAGACAGGGCAACGCATTTACTGTTGAGCGCCCCATGCCTGTTCCGTACATGCTAGAACTTAAAGTTGATATATTAACTAGCAATACTAAACAAAAATTGCAATTATTTGAACAGCTAGGGGTATTATTTAATCCTAGTTTAGAAATACAGTCTACTGATAATTATATCGACTGGACTAGTTTAAGCACAGTTTATCTAGATAGTCAAGCATGGACTAGTCGCAGTATCCCTATAGGTACCGACAATCCGATTGATGTGTTAACCTTAACTTTCAAATTACCAATTTGGATTAGTCCCCCGGCCAAAGTTAAAAAACTTGGTGTTATTCAAAAAATTATTGCAAGCATACACGAGAGTTCTGGTGATCTAACCAGTGCTGTGTTCAATGAGACCAATTTACTAGGTGCTAGACAATACTTTACTCCCTTAGACTATGGCGTATTACTCATCGGCAATACACTAACTCTTCTCAAAGTTCAGGAAATTGAGGATCCGCGAGAACCAACGTTAGATACTCCAGTGAAAGTGGGCACTAAAGATGTTTGGGCAAACTTAATTAATATTTACGGTGTATTAGAAAATGGCATTAGTCAAATAAGATTATTAAGCGGAGATGGCGAAACTGAGATTGTGGGCACTGTGAGTTATCATCCCACAGACGATAGTCTGTTAATTTTTAATGCAGACGTTGACACCTATCCCGCAAATACGTTAGACCCCATTGATGCAATAGTTGATCCAAGAAAATCAAATGCAGTTAATCTAGCATCAACGGCCACCGCCGGTACGAGATATTTAATACTTAATGATATCGGAAGTTGGGAAAATTTACCAGGAACTGGCCCAAGTGCCTGGCAGGGCACAAACGGGCAAGATTTAATTGCCAGTGCCAACGATATTATTGAATACAATGGTGTAAATTGGGAAGTTAAGTTTGACAGCCAATCTATTACTAGTGTACAATATGTAAGTAATTTAAATACCGGAACTCAATATAAATGGGATAACAATCAATGGGTAAAAAGTTGGGAAGGGGAGTACAAAAATGGAGAATGGACTCTAGTACTGTAGAAGGTGCTGGTGCTTTTATCTATTGCACTTCAACTAATCGTTATCTTTTTTTACTTAGAAATAATTCCAAATATTCAGGATCTTGGGGGTTAGCTGGCGGAAAAATTGAAGTTGGTGAAAACCTACTAGATAGTTTACATCGAGAGCTAGAAGAAGAACTTAAATTCAATGTTGGATTTTCAAAAGTTATCCCCATTGAGAAATTTACCAGCGAAAATAACAAGTTTAGTTACCATACTTTTTTAATACCTATTCAAGAAGAATTCGTTCCTATTTTAAATAACGAACATAGGGGTTTTTGTTGGGTCAATTTAGACGATTATCCAAAACCGTTGCATCCTGGTGTTTGGAGAACTATTAATTTTAAAGAAGTAGTAGATAAGATTAAAACGTTAGAATCAATTTTATAAATCGGCTTCTCTTGCAAATTGATTCCAATTTATAACTCTAAAGTTTAAACACCCTCTCCATTCTTCAGGAATAGGTTCAGTTCCTTTCTTAGTTACACGTATAAATTCGGTTTCTGTATAGGTATTAAACAATGTTCGTTGATCTCGGATCCATTTAAAATCTTCTACAGTGTCTCTTAGTGATTGATAACCGCGTGTCCCTGCATAAACATTATAGTTATAGTTTAGAGAATCTTGGCCATCAAATCCTAGCATAAAAATCTTTTTATGTCCGTCAAATGCTGCAATATAAAGTGCCGTGGTTCCTGCATCTGTATATGGATCGTGCGGGATTAAGTAAAATTTGTTTGGGTACTCCAACAGGTGCATATTGTGGGTGTATACTATGTGTTCATTGGTATATCCACTACGTACTATTTCTTTAACTATTTCATCACCTGTAGCTATTAAGAAGTCAGGAGAGAAATCTCTATGCAGTGCATTACATCCATAACTTTGGAGGCGCCCTGATCCAAGTAGACCCCCTTTGTGATTTTTAATCAAATTTAAATTAAATTCTGATCTACTTGGCCCATTACCTAGCACTATTGCTTGATTTGATATTTGGCTGTTAATAACTGCATTGGGCACATTTTCTGTAGTATCGTGCCACACTCCGTTAGAGTAGTTACGTTCAACTACAATATCTTCGCCGCGATAATATCTTCTATACAGTTTATTAAGTTTTAGCATTTTTAACCTTAGACAATATAGGTAGTGTACACTTTAACATTACTGTTAGTTAATGTTGAACTAGTGTAATATAATCTTACGTTACTACTTACAATATTTGCACTCAATGTACCCATTTCGCCGTTTGTATCAACTATGCCGTATGTTGTTATATACGCATTTGCACCGTCATGGGCCAACAGTGCTTCCATAACTTGTACATTGCCGCTACTTTGTTTAATTTGAACTACGTATTTGGCTGTAGTATAATCACTTGCCACAAAAGAATCTACCACAACCGGGCTGCTTGCACTAGCCACAGAGGTTGCTGTTTGGTCATACGTAGTTTTAGTACCATTCACATATGCCCAAGTACCGTCTGGTTTTGCAGTTGCCCGTATAGCTTGGTCACTTGTAGTTGTACCGCTGTAGATCGCTGCGCCATTTGAGTTATCTGGTGTAAAGGTATTTAGACCATTTGGACTAGTTACATCACCAACAGTTTGTGTAGTTGCAAGCGTTCTAACATCAATGATGTCCCCATCGGCTGGATTTTCAGTAAACTGTAGTGTAGTTCCGGAAATACTATATGCTAACGTAGGAATTTGTAGGATACCGTTAATGCTTACTACTGTGCCGTTTGTTGTAGTGTTACTACTCAACACATAGGTATTAGCCAATCCGTTACCTGTAAATGTTTCGCTGGTAATGATCGTAAATGTTGTGTCACTGCCTGCAGCAGTCCATGATGTTCCAGTGTAGAATTCTAAAGTTGATGTTGATGTGTTAAAACGCAACATACCTTGTACATCAACATTACCACTGTTACCCGGACGTTCTGATGTTGATCCCACCGGAACCATAAACGAATCAGTGCTATTGACTTTTAAAGTTGCACCTAGTTGCGGGCTTGCATTACTTCCGCCAATTATCACCGCACCATTATTACTGTCTGCAACAATCAGGCTTGATGCTAACTTACCTTTAACTATAAAGTTATCCGAAGTTTGGCTGTCATTGATAACAGCACCGTTAGCTACCCAAATATTACCAGCGATACCTGTACCGCCTGCTACTGTTAATGCACCTGTTGTTGGACTAGTAGCCTGTGTAGTTCTTACAACATTAAAGCCATTGGTAATAGAGCTAGCTCTTGCTACCACTGCATTAGCAAATGGGCTACCTGCGTTAAGTACAACTTCTTTGCCCATTGTTTGAGCACTAATGATAGTATTACCGCCTTCACAGAATGCATACGCATCGTAGGCTTTAGGTAATGTGCCTTCATCGAATTGGCTGTTAGCTATACCAACTGCAAAATAGTGTTCAAATCCTGGACCGTTAAGGTCAGCAACGCTAACAAAATTACTAGATGCACTTGGCCCACTGCTTAAATTTCGAACAGCGAATACCGAAGCTACGTTTGCGTTACTAATAAATTCACCAACAGAGTTATTAGATTTTGTACCTACTAATTCTGCACCTACAGAAATGTACTTGCCATCAGGCACATGAATGTTTCCGTCAACTCCCACTCCACCTGCTACTACTAATGCGCCGTTGTTATATGATGTTGAAGTTGCTGTACTATTTGCATATACTATACCAGATGCAGCTAATCGAGTAAAATCACCGCTTGCTGGTGTAGTATTACCAATAACTGTACTATTAATACTTGCGGCACTAACTGCACCAAGCGTAGTGGTGCCTTGTGATGTTAGTGTTGTAAATGTTGCACTCACAGGATCTACGTTACCAATTACAGTACCATTAATGCTTGCGGCTGTTAACGCACCCACATTTGCTGTACTAGTTGTTGTGAGCGTTGTAAATGCACCAGTACTTGGTGTTGCATTACCAATTGGTGTATTATTAATTGCTGTAGCTGTAGTCAAGCTCAGTGTAGTTGTACTTGATGTTTCTAACGTTGTAAATTCTGCCGTGCTTGGCGTATTTGCGCCAATCGCTACATTGTCGATTGCACCTAACGTCCCTGGATTAACTGTTACAGTTCCAGTAGGCGATAAGTTAGCCGATGTTGTAACATAGACATCATCACCAGTTAAAGTAGTAAACACGCCGGTACTTGGTGTTGCATTACCAATTGGTGTAGTATTAATTGCAGTTGCACTAGTTAAACTTAACTGAGTTGTACCTTGTGATGTTAATGTTGTAAATGTAGCTTCTGCCGGTGTTACATTACCAATCACAGTAGATTGTAAATCACGAGCATTTAAACTTAAATCTACATCTAAATTATTTTTAACTGTAGTGGTTCCAGACGTTGCCCCCAAATTAAGTGCAGTAGCTGCACCAGCAAAATTTAAGGTTGTAGCGTTGGTGTTAAGTAAATTAAACGTACTAGCTGATGTAGTTATGTCACCACCGTTAACAGCCAAATCATCAGTTAAGGTAGTTGCTCCAGTGACCGCAAGAGTTCCGCTAAACGTTGCATCAATACCACTAATGGTTTTATTAAAGTCCCAACTTGTAGTAGCATGTGTGTATAATATTGTTGCAGATGCACCGTCAACAGTGATCCCTGCGCCGTCTGCAGCTGCGCTACTTGCAGCACCTTTTGCAATAGTAATGTTTAAATCTTCAACATCTAATGTAGAAGTGTTTAATGAAACTACATTACCTTGCACAGTGAGGTCACCACCAACTACTAAATTAGCGCCTACCCATAAATTTCCACCTATACCAGCACCGCCGGCTACGGTTAACGCCCCAGTTGCTGTACTTGTACTTGGATTGTCTGATGATATTACTACATTGCCAGTGTTTAAATTATTGGCATTTACATTGCCTGTAATACCGACACCACCAGCAACTGTCAGGGCTCCTGTAGTTTTACTCGAGCTAACTGTTTCTGGGTTCGAAAATACCGCTGTAATATTTGATGCTGTGTTGCCACCAACAATAACACTAACTTTCTTAGTTCCAGGGGTACTTGCACCTACTACTAAGTTACCACCTTGTCCTGTAGAAACATTACCTTGAACGTATATGTAGCCGTCATTGTCGCCTAATGAATTAGTTAAACTGTTATCTTGGGTACCATCCCAGCCACTAGTGGTGATACCCATGTTGATGTAGTGATCGTAATCGGCACCGTTACCTGCTGTAGCTACCCAATCTGTTGAAGCTTTAGCTCCAGTACTCAGATTTTGGAAGTTATTCTGTACGTAGCCGTTAAAGCTACCAGTAGTCTGTACTACTGTGGCAGGCAATTGGGTGTACCCTGTTACCCCTGCGTATAGTGCACCAAATCCGTTAGCATCGCCATAGAAAACACCAGCATTAGATGTCAATACATAACTACTACCAGTAATATTAATATTTCCACCAACATATAAATTGCCCGAAACACTTGTGCCGCCAGCAACTCTGAATGCGCCAGTTCCGACACTAGTTGCATCAGTAGTGTCTGTTACCTCAGTTACACCGCTAGCAGTTAGGGTAGTAAATGCCCCCGACGAAGCAGTTGCATTACCAATTGGTGTGTTATTAATTGCAGTTGCACTAGTTAAACTTAGCTGAGTCGTACCTTGTGATGTTAATGTTGTAAATGTAGCAGAACTTGGTGTTGCATTACCAATTGGTGTAGTATTAATTGCAGTTGCACTAGTTAAACTTAGCTGAGTCGTACCTTGTGATGTTAATGTTGTAAATGTGGCTGCTGACGGTGTTACATTACCAATCACAGTAGATTGTATGTCGCGAGCATTTAAACTTAGATCTACATCTAAATTATTTCGCACATTTGTAGTGCCAGATGTTGCAGCCAATGTTAATGTCGTTGCAGAATTAAATGCATTTGCAGTAGTTGGTATAGCAAGTAAATCAATTGACGCTTGTGCGCTATCTAGTGTTGTGGCATTAGGTAACCATATGTTAGCATTTCTTAGATTTAAAGTTCCAGATGTTGCACCCACTGTTAGTGTCGTTGCAGCACCAAATGCGTTAACTGTAGTAGCTGTAGTATTAAATACATCCTGTGTAGTACTACTACCAACAACTACATCGTTGTTTAATGTTAAGGTACCGGCGGTTCCTGCAGCACCAAATTCAATATCTGTCGCATTTTTAAATGCATCTATTGTGGCAGCATTATTAAACAAACTCACTGTGGTTTGTGCGCCATCTAATGTCGTAGCATTGGGTAGCCACACATTTGCATTACGTAAACTCAATGTGCCTGACGTAGCACCTACTGTTAGCGTTGTTGCAGCGCCGGCAAAATTTAAGGTTGTAGCTGTAGCATTTAATAAATTAAATGTACTAGCTGAGGTAGTTAAGTCGCCGCCGTTGATGGCAAAATCGCCAGATACTGTACCTGCAGCCATGTCAACATTACCGGATGATGTAAGATTGCGCAGTGAAGCATCATATGCAACTGCTAAATTACCTAAGCGTACATTACCATAACCACTGTTGTCAATTGCACCATAACTATTACCGTCGTCTGTAGTATAATGAAATCTAAATTCATCGTTGGCTTCGTTCCATACTAATGCTATTGATGTTTGATTACCACGATTGAATAATAGTCCAATGTCGTAAGTATTAGTTCCGCTAAAAGCGTTATTTAGAATAATTAAGGGATCGTTAACGTAGGTATTAGTTGACGCTACTGTTAGGTATGTACTAGAACCCTGTACTGTTAAGTTACCTGTGATAGTAACATCTGAAGTCATTGTAAGGTTACTATTAAATAGACTACCTACAATGGAACCCGGATAGATCTTGGTATTCGCAAATATAGTCGAATCCGTAATCTGATTATTCTTAATTCTGGTTAAGTTTGACATCTCAGTGAAATACTCCGCAAATATTTTTCTAGCACACTGTCGCTTGCGGTTCCATATATCCCCTGAGCTGGAACAGTTGAATGCCTATAGTTTAGTAGTATTTATACGAGATTTGAGATTTTGGTTTTAGCTGATATCAAATGCAACAACAACTTTGGGCGATTCGCACGGCGTTGTCCAGTGCTCTAGCGATGAGTCCCAAAGAAACATATCACCCTGCGTCATTGCAAATTCTTGGTCTTCAAATACTAAATGCCCACCTTGACCTGCTAATAAACACACTAATCCTGTGTAACTAGCAGGTTGGTGATTATTTTCTGGCGACTTAACACTGTGGTTGTGAGGTTTTTGATACCCACCGCAATCGTAACTAACAAAATGACTTCTGAAGATTTTACCCAAAATACCTAGTTCTAAAAGTTTAGTATCTATTGCTTCTCTGAGCGGATTTGTGTATATAGAATCTATACCCAGTGGACGAATGTTTAAAGGTTGATATCCATTGACTGTTGCTACTCTACCCATGTTGACTTTATTAACAGCAGCGCCAGTAATTTTAAGAGTTTCTATATAAATTAGAGCAGGTATACAAGCCCAGGGATCTATAGAAGTTTTAATAAAGTTCATAGCAGTATTTACTGCGGTATACTTTAAGAGGTTCTCATTATGAAAGCAAGTGCATAGTACGGTGGCAAGTTGGCGTTTGTTCCGTTGGATCCTGTTGTGCTAATTGCTACCGTAATTCCTGTTGTTTCTGTAGTTGAATAAACTTCACCTTGTGCTGTTGATTGAACAATACCACCACCGCCTGGAGTTCCGCCATAAGCTCCACCTACTGTATGTCTATGCCCTGGGTCTGTTACTGTAGCTGTATGACTATGGCTTACAACTATAGCGTTTGCCGATCCACCAGTTTTAGTTGTAGATCCTGTTACTGTAGTATTTGCCTGGCCGCCACTGTCGGCTGATGCGCCAATGATAAATGTATTACGCAGATCTGGAGTACCGTTTGTGCCGTCACAAAATGCCCAGCCTGTCGGTAAGTCGGCAATAGCACCACTCCACATAACGATCGCACCAACAGGCACTATTCCACCAGTTATTCCGTTTTGTACCATTGTTCCAGTGGCACTTAGATTTCCTGTAGCAGTGTTGCCACTAACTGTAAGGCTTTCTAGTGTGCCCACTACCGTGATGTTACTTTGATTACTATGTAGTACTTCTTTAGTTACTTGTGTTAGTGCCATAGATTTTCTCTATTATTGTATTGCATTAATTTTATCTGCAAGTGTTTGTAACTGTTGCAATAATTCAGCTTTAGTTGGTTCTGCTACTGGTTGCGGTTCTGGCTCAGATTCGGGTAATGGCCAGGAACCTGTAATTTCTTCTAAACCAGCATCAATTTTTGCTTGCATATAAGGAAGTTGGGTGTTATCTGTCTCTTCAAAACCAAACACTTCCCCTGTGTTATTATCTTTAAAATATTTCATGTTTAGTCCTTATCTAAGTTCAAACCAGTACAAGATAGAACCGGATCCATTACTTAATGCAGCTGAAGGTACATAATATGTACTGCCGTTTGGAACTATGACTTGAGTTGAACCAGTAGAATATGTAGATGCAGTTTGAGAGTTTCCGCTTGCAGCCATCACAATCCCATCAACATAAAATCTCATATTAAATCCAGCCGCAGACGATGAACCAACCGTCACGCTTACCATTATGGGTTTACCAGTTGAATTAGTATATGTTGTATTAAATGCCCTGCTTAATTTAACATCTTGCCAAGTTTGCCCAACTCCCAATTGAGAAAAATCAGATGCAGGTATGCCACCTAAATAGCTTGTATTATTTGCTGTTAGGTTAGTGGAATCTGAAACTGTGTTGTTAATCTGTGTTAATGCCATAGTTTATTCTCTGTTATAGTGTATTTACTCTTTAGACAGTACTGTTTCTTGTTCTAAATGTTGTACTTTAGTCCAGTAATCAGCTGGTACCCCAGTGGCTATAGTAGGATCGTGTTTTTCTGGGTCAAAAATTTCTTCTACAGGGTTCCCATCTAAATCTCTAATAGCAAAAACACAGTACCACATTGTGTTATCTTCTAATGCTTTAAACTTATGTATATGTTCTTTCCTAATAACAATAAAGGTAGGTGCTGTAAATTGTTTAGGAGCATATCCTTCTATAGTGACTTCAACCTTTCCAGATGCCAGTAAACTTACATGATCAAACTTATGATAATGCTCATCTATTTCGTCACCTATTTTTTCTAATAGATTTTGACGTACCCAGATGTTACCAAAATATCCTAATTCGTGCGTAGCTAAACTCATGGCAGGGTCTCCACTGGTGTAGGATTAGTCAATGGTTTAATTTTCCTATTAGCTTCAATAAGCAACGCCATCTCAGAAAAAGTTTTTGGTTTTTCTATTACCTCAGCGTCAATATTTTTCCACACTTCACTGCCGTCTTCATTTTGTTCTACCAACATATATGGTGTATTATGAAAAAATGGTAAAGCCATTTGAATCATATAACCCCAAAATAATTCAGTAGCATGTTCTTCTGTATCAACTAAAATACTTTCTCCATTTGTTGGATTATAAACTGCATATTTTATTGTCATGATATTGCTCCGTATCTAGTTCCTGTAGCTAACCAGGTAACTGTATTGCCATTTAAGTTCACTGCTTTACCACCAGCTCCGTTGTTAGCATACGCATAACTACCAGAACCACCAGCAGCGCCCCAACCACCGCCACCACCAGGGAAGTTTATCCAATATGTTCCACCAGCCAAAATGTATCCTCCATTCTGTCCTGGATTATTTGCACTACCACCGGCTTTACCATTTGTATTATACCAACCCGGTGCTCCACCACCAGAACCTCCACCACGACCAAATTGAGTAGTATAGGAATTTCCTGTTCCGCCAGCACCGCCAACTCCAGGTAAAATACGTCCGCCACCGCCGCCACTATACCAATAATAACCAGCAAAGTGTTCCCAACTCACACCATCGCCGCCCGTTGAACCTGGTTCTCCACCAGTGCCGCTAGGTTCGTAACCAGTAACGTCGCCGCCCCGGCCGCCGCCGGCTCCGCCACCGCCACTCATCCAAGCATTTGAAAGATGTTCCCCTAGAGCACCACCACCGCCACCGCCGGCGATGTAGCTATTATTGGTTATACTAACTGGGTAACTAAGACTTACAGCTGGACCCCCAGCTTCACCGCCTATACCTGTGCCGTCACCGCGATTGCCGCCACCTTTGCCACCCATACCTATAATATATCCATTATTGATAATACTAACTGTATCTCCGCTAGCAAAACTAGTTACTGTAAGAGCTGGTGTAGCAGTTGATGTTGAGTAGACATATACTCCGCTGTTAATTACCAAGGTAACGTCAGTGCTACCGGTGATGTATCCAGGTATTTGATTTGGGGTAAAAGAATAATTTGTGGTATTTGCGCTTAAGGTAACTGTGATACCACCAATTTTACGTCTACTGCTATGAGCACCAGCAGCCATCATTGCGGTAACGCCGGTCATTATACTACCCCTGTACCGTTAATGAACCACTCGTTTGTAGCTGTTTTAATTAAGGTGGCCATCCCGTAGGCTGTGATAGTTCTATTGCTGGCGGTAACATTACCTGCTAGGTACATAGACACTTCTGCTTGAGTATTTGCTGTGATATTTCCTGTAGTTTTGTTTACAATAACAATAGTAGTTCCTACTGGAAACGCTACGTTAGCATTACTTGGTACTTGATACCAATATGTACCTGCTGAGCTAAGATAAAAATGTTTACCGCTGTCTGTTAATGCTAGGGTAACATTAGAAGTTGTTAACTGTGGTAATTCTTTAAAGCCAATACTTACACCATCTATACTTGGTGTACCAGTAAATACCGGACTAGCCAGGGGTGCTTTGTTGTTTTCTAAATTCTCTATCGCTGACTGAACTGTTAATCCTACAGCGTTAACATTACCTACGTTACTTGCGTAGGTTAAATTGGCATAGTTATTGAATGAACTAAATGCATCGATTTCTGTGAACACTGTGTCGCCTGTGGTTACATTAGCACTCAATGTGTAACTTACATTACTTGTTTCTGTGTAGGCACTCGGAAACTGTCTAACACCGTTGACAAAAACACGTAGTTGTCCTGTACCAGGTGTATATTCAATACCGTCTAAGGTAATAACTGTAGTATTACCAGATATAACATTTGCCTGGCGCAAAGTAGTTAACTCTTGGCCTACTGTTGCTCCACCGCCACCGCTTTCGCTAGCCCAGTAATATGTTCCAGGGCCTGACGTTTTTAATACATAACCACTCTGTTCACCGCTAGGTAATAGGTTATTAAGTGCATCTGCATTTGTAGTGGCTCCAGTACCACCTTCTGTAATTTCAAGAGGGTTTTGTATTTTAACATAACCAGAAAATACTGGACTAGCTAGAGGTGCTTTAGTTGTTTCTAATGTATCGATCGCCGACTGAACTGTTAAGCCGCTAGCTGAAATATTACCAATATTACTTGCATAGGTCAAGTTGGCATAATTGTTAAAAGAACTAAATGCGTCAATTTCAGCAAATACTGCTGTACCTTCATTGACGCCTTGACTCAACGTATAACTTGTGCTATCGGTTTCTGTGTAAGCATCCGGATGTTGGCGCACACCATTTATATAAACTCTTAATTGTCCGGTTCCCGGTGTGTAACTAATATCTGCTAACCCAAATACTGTTTGTCCTGCAGTAGCAGTGTTAGATTGACGTAAAGTAGTTAGCTGTTGCCCAACAGTGGCTCCACCGCCGCCACTACCTGCTGCCCAATAATACGTACCTGCGCCACCTGTAGTTAGTACATAGCCGGTTTGCTCACCGCTAGGTAATAGGTTATTAAGTGCATCTGCATTTGTAGTGGCTCCAGTACCGCCTTGGTTTATTTCCAATGTTCCAGTTAAATTAGTTACGGCAAGATTTCCGTTTAATATTCCAGTGGTTGTAATGTTACCATCGATGACTAATCCAGTTGCGCTAAATGATGCTACATTGGTTCCTGCGATAGCAACATTTATATGGTTACTTGATACCTTAACATTGTTCCCATTGTCAAATAATATTGACGGGTCTACGTCACTGCTTAAACTTATCGGACTGCCGCCACTAGGGGTAAAATTTAGCTCTCCGTTGATTGCGCTAATAGTTGCGCCACCAAGATTAATAGTGTTACCACTTAGATACAGATCTCTCCACCTTAACGAATCACTACCGATGTCATATATGACGTTTGCGCTCGGCAGTAGATTTCCTGTTATGTTAACATTGGCTAGATCTAATCCAACATAAGTTGCACCGTAGGCTAAAGATGCTACGGTAACTGTACTTGATCCTATGTGGCGAACTTCAATTACATCTGTCGCAGACGGAATTTCTGTAAATGCGATTTGGTTGCCAACAACACTATATGCTGTCAACGGTTGTTGCATAGTACCATTGATACTTACCAACACACCATCAGTCGTTGCATTAGATGTTAGTGTAAAGACGTTACTTGATCCGTCTGGAGAAATGATCTCAGATGTTACTGTAGCTGCACCTGGGACTACCCAGGTATTTCCATCATATACTTCAATTACATTACTGTCTGTGTTAAATCGGAAGTATCCGGGTTCTGCTATAGTTGGGCGAGATGCTACATTACCTGCCGGGATGCCTAGTGCATCCGATCCTGCAATTTGAACTATTCCTGCATTCTGAGCATCTATTACAATATTGCCATCTGAGGATATAGTTCTATCAGCGATAGTTAAATTTCCAATGACAACTGACGTATTAAAACTTGTTGTTGAACCAGTGATGTTAGCAACAATATTACCGTCAACGGTTATGTCAATTTGCCCCAAAGATCCAGTATCTACTATCTCAATCTTGCTGTCGCCTGCTGTCAAAACATTAGCTGCTGATGTTAACTGTGTAGTTAGGTAGCTAAGAGTTACAACGTCTTGATTACTTACAGGGTCTGCAACATCAGAGATAACACTATTATTAGCAAGTATATACCCCGAATCAGGTGCTATTGTTATGTTACCTACCGTTGAAATTGTAGTATCCATTACGCTAACATTGCCAATTTGGGTTAAGGCTACGTTGCTAATATTAATAATACGCCCTTTACTGTCTACAGTAATTTTTGGCACTCGATCAACATATTCGTCGTCGGCAGCACCATATATACCTGCAACCACCCCAGTATCTGCTAGCGTAATTGCTATATTAGCATATGTTCCACTACCGGTGGCATCACCGGTTACTACTAAATTAGTGTTCGAAGTTAGTACTCGATACCCGCCATCGTAAATTTCATCGGCGTATATAACACCACCAGTGGTGTTACCGGTGATAGTTATATTTCCGCCAATGGTAATACTATCTACAGTGATATTACCAAGATTGCTGATATACGGTTGATCAGTAGTTTGAATGGTCCCGTACACGTCAGTTGATTCGATTACATCGGTAACCACTGCACTAGCAGATACGTTACCTAAAGTTGTTAGACTATCTACTTGGATATTTGCCAAATTAGCAATATAAGGCTGATCTGCAGTTACAATAGTTGCCGATACTGTATTTGCTATAATATCATCAACAGTTAAATTTCCTGTGATTCCTATCGTGCCGCTAGTGGTAATGTTTCCTGCTACAATATTACCAAGAACAGTTAAAGAAGTTAAATCACCAACCGAGGTGATATTTGGCTGTGCTGTAGTTTGTAAAGTACCGTATAAGTAAGAACTCTGCAGAGTGTTTGCATATACTGTTCTATACCAATTAGTAGTATCACCTATATCAGAACTAACATTTGCCCAGGAAAGTACGCTGCCATTGGCAACTAATACATTGCCGTTTACTTCTAATGATTGATTTGGAGTATTTGTGTTGATACCAAACCGGAAATTAGCAAAGTCCATATAGACCAATGCATTTCCCAAAGTGGTGAATTGGAGATCTACGCCTTCACGATCAAGGTTTGAAACTAACGATGCTCCAAGGATACGACTAATTGCCATCTAAAAACTCCTATTGTAGTATTTAGCTGGATTAAATTAAGCTGCCGAAGTGCTTGGATAATTATGTAATATATAAATTGGCGCAGAAGATGTTGGCGTACTAGTAAATCTAATACTAGTATTCCCAAAAAACTCAAAGCCAACACCTGGGTTTTGTATAACGTTGTTAACTACTGCAATGACCTGTGCTTCATCACCGGCGCCATAACTATACGTCATTGGACCAAACATTTGATTTGTGTTGTCGCCAGTAAAACTATCTTTAACAATAGTAACATTGCCTTTATGCGCTACTTGTTTCCAATTTGATCCGTTATAAAATTCTAAGGCTGTTGTAGTGGTATTCCATCGAGTTTGTCCAACAACTGGACTATCAGGACCCACAGAGCTCGACCCCACCGGAACTCCTAATGCATAACTGCCTGTTTTAAATTCAGTATTCTTAAGCATTCGGCCCATGTTAAATTCCTACGTAGCTCACTGTTGCTGTGATGTTTCCTGTTGCGTTAGCCTGAAGAGTTTCTTCGTTAGCTAACACAATTTTTTCCATGTCAACTACAAAGGTATCACTACCTGCAATTTTAACATTTTTATATATTTGATTTGTTGCGCCCGCAGTTCCACCTGCTTGCACTGCCCATAAATTTAAATCAACCGCAGTACCATCTGTATTACAAAAATATATAACACTAACTACCGAATTACCAGAGCTAGCATATACATTAGAGATTGTAGATGTAAGAGAAGTGTTAAGTAATGCCATACTTATTCCTATAATATTAATGAAAACCCAAATGATCGAGTTTTTGTAACTAATTCTTGATTGGCTGCTAGGCCGTTTACAACATAAACTCCGCTAGTGCCAGCGGCTGGGCTGCTTGCATATACTACTGTAGCGTTTGCAACCGCAGTTGGAATCGCCGGAGTTTCATTCAATTGTATATTGCCATCAAATTTTACATTACCAACATTTGAATATATAGTATACTGATTGGTATTTAAATTTGCGCCTAATGTAGGGTTCGCATCGTCTATTAGAGCAATAGTACCAGTACTCGATGTTAGTAAATTTCCAAATGTTGTACCATCTGTGGTTACTTGCCACAAGTCTAATTCTTCATTCCAAATAAATGAAACTGCTGCAAGATTTCCTCTATCTATTGCAATGCCTGCAAATCCTAAAGTAACACCCGAACCGGTTTCGCCCACATTTAATCTGAGTAGATTGTCTTCAATCTCAGTATTAGTAGTTGATATAGTTGTAGTTGCACCTTGTACTACAAGATTACCTGTGACAAAAACTTCGCTACTGTCAAGCGTAATATCATTACTTGCAGCCTGTATAGTGTAATTAGAATTTAGTCGTTTAACTATTGCCATTATTTGATCCAGTTTACATTATTTATCATCAACGCTACAGATAAAAAAATAGCACCCGCAGGTGCTATTTTTATGAGAGTAAATTAGTTGTTACTAATAACTACACTTACATCTTCTTCAGCAGTATCTAATGTCCAAACAACGTGTTGGTCTTCAACGAATTGAGTACCCGTTGCAGGCAATAGGCATGCTGTACGGCTTTCTAGTTTCTTAACATAGTAAGTACCGCCATCACTATCTGTTGCTGTCATACGGCACTCACCTGCTGCGGGCGAACTAGTTACTAATTTAACTTTACCTGTGCCTTGTGCATTTTGAACTTTGTAACGACGTGCACCTACTTGTTTAACAATATCACTAGCTACTGCACTTGAACCACCGTCATCAGCTGACAAGTATGCTGAAACTGTAATAGCGTCTTGTACGCTTGATGTTAGTGTAATGTTTGCCACGATAGCCGGACTTGCGTTGGCACCAGTAACTGTCGCTGTAGGTGCAGACGTATAGCCAGAACCCGCAGATGTAATTACTACTGCTGTTACATTACCACTACCATCTAATGTTAATGTACCCGTTGCTGTTGAACCACCTGTAATTTGTGGTGCAGTAAATGTAACAGCAGCATTAGCTGAATAGTACCCTTCACCCGCAACGTAAACGTTAGCAGTTGATACACCTTCACCGCCTACACCGTCGGTGTTACGATTACCAAAATAAACTGATTTAATTGGACGTCCCATTTGTTTTCTCCTTATATAATTGTTCTACAATCTACGCGGTGGGTGCCGCATAAACCCTTGCGGGCATTGTATATACATGTTTATTTATCTTAATTTGTTAGGTTTACCTTTATGTGTTTCTGCATGTCTTTTGTACCACAAGGCTGATTTTGGTTTACACATACTGTCAAACGTTTTTCCTTTTAACTTTTTTCTAATTTTTTCTTTAGTTTCTTCGCTTGTGGTTCTACCTTTACGTGCTTGTGCAATTTTTTGTCTTGTTTCGGCAGAGCGTGTTATCCCTGCTACTCCTCCGCTATTAATTCCATTTTCAATTACTAAATTTGTCCATTCTGCAGATTCTACTATATTGTATTCTTTTGAAAATTTAATAGCATATTCAGATAGTAGTTTCTCATCTTCAAATACTTGAAACCACTCAGTGGTAACATCATTACCGTGTTGTTTTAAATGGTTAAGCCAATATCGACCAGAACCTTTATATTTTAAAGGATCGCGTATTGTTTTACCAAAGTATTTTAGCCCTGTTATATTATGTTTTTTAATGTACAGATATGTAGGTTTATAAATAGACATGCTGACATAGTTCCTTTATGTTAGAGTAGTTGGATGTTGACGCATCGCGAACTACACTTATATTTATCAAAAATCATTGACAATGTATATATAATGCTGTATATTATAATCATGCGCTTATAGTTTAATGGCAAAACAAGAGGCTCTAACCCTCTACTTCTGAGTTCAATCCTCAGTAAGCGCACCAAGTGAGCGTGTAGCAGAGTGTCACATGCGTTAGGCCGCAAGCCTAAAGAGGAAGGGTTAAAATCCATCTGCGCTCTCCACTTACAAAGAGATTAACATGGCGGCTACCTTAGGCAGAAAACAGTTATCCTATAAAGACAGAAAAGAAATTTATAGGACTACTCCTAATGTAATAGGATCATATAATCACGGAGTTGAGTCCAAATACAAAGATTTAATCAATTCGTTATCTAGAGCAGAGTATATAGAATACGAAGCATTACTACATACCTACGGTACACAGGGCCGTAAGAGACAAGTTATGTTAGACGTTTTTATAAAAAAAGGCATCACCGGATCCTTACTTGCACTAGCAAAAATCAGAGTGGACGACTTATACCTACATCAAAAATTAGTAGCTATGTTAAGACATCGATGGACTAGTATAGCTAAGATTAGAAAAGATAAAACTAATGCCAATCCTGACCAATTATGGATGAATATAGCTCGTGCTATTCAATCTCGCTGTTTATCCCACGGGCACGAATTATGGCATGAATGGGTAGGTGCAGACGGAAGAATTCAATTAGTTAACTATTTAAAAACACTATATGATACTCAAAACGGGCTATGTGCTATATCTCGCGAAGAATTAAAATTACAGTCTGGAAACAAAAAAACTAATCCCAATAAATGTTCACCTGACAGAAAAAATAGCAATAAAGGATATGTTCCTGGCAATATCTGGTTAGTTACTTGGTGGGTAAATTCAATGAAAATGGATGTACCGTTAATTACGTTCTGGAAAAGAATCGATCAGTTAGCTAATGTTAGAGAACTAAACAAGCAAGGAAAAAGGTATAAGACTTATACACTACCACTAAATACTATTTTAAAGGACAAACAAAATGTTATAGATTGAATATCGTTGTAAAGATGTAGTTTTTCATTTCAACAAAAAGCACTTAGAAGATTCCTCTGTACCTATGTGGGTACTCAAAAGCCATGGTGTTACATTTTACGTTAATCATGTAGACGCTAACATACCGTGGACAACAAAAGAAACTCCAGATAATCCAAGCACTAAAGGCAGTTTAAAGTTTAAAGACTGTAAGCTCGGTATTGACCGAGACAATAACGCTACACTTAGTAAGTTGGGCATATTAGATAAACGTTTACCGCATCCGTTTATTGCTAATCGCGTCATTGCTAGTCGTAACAGTCAGTTCTACGTAGCACTTAAGACCGACGAATTCCAGCACAGCGAAATCAAGTATGTTAGCGGCGGCTGTGGTAGCAGTTTCGTTATCTGTGATCTATTAGATAAGAATGAAGCCCTACTTGCGGCACTAAAGTACGCTGGACAGTTCAGGATGTTAACTCCAAATGAAAAGTATTACTTTGATTATGATACCGCTGAGATCATTTATGAGTATGATGACGAGGATCTAAACAATGATGACGATTTGTATTAAGCATAACGAACTACGTGAGTTTCAGCATATAGTCAAGGAGCATAATATTAAGCATGGCCCGTTTCGTAAAGACTACAAGGGATATACTATAGACATATTAGAAGCGGGTCCGACTGAAACTTACTTTAGATTAAAATATGCTGAATTGACAAATTGATTATTTGATAGTATAATTGCGTTTCATTATCTATAAGGAGTTAACTATGACTTGGTATGTTGCAAAATACAAAAGTGTTAAACCTGCTTTTAGAGGTGGAGAAACTAACTACAATAAAATTAACGCTACAAAGAAATATGTAGAATACTTTTTAGACATACAAGAAATGAATGCACTGCTTGTTGTTACTAAAAGTTTTGACGTTAAAATGGATTTACTTTATTGTTTAGATCGGGCAGAAAGTAAGAAACAATGGCACTTTAGACATCCTAACTTTGACAGAGATGATGCTAATACAATTTTGCAGTTAGTTAGAAACATTCCGTTTAAAAGTACTGTGGATTATACTGAAAAATACTAGCCTACAAAAAAGCCCCGCAAGGGGCTTTTTTGTTTTCATATCCTTTAAGATAAATCTTATTGGAATGATAGGTTAGATACAGCGATTTCTTCTAAGTAGTCAGCTGCGTTACCTAGAGATGAAGCAGTGTTGCTTAACTCTACATAACCGTAACGTGTCATAAAGCCTACTACTGGTTCGAAAGTAGCTGGATCAAGAACAACACCACTGCTCATTAATGGTACGTATGGGCAGTAGAATGCTGCAGCGTCAGCTTCGCTAGAACCTTTGTAACCTACTAATACTGGTTTGTCGTCGGCAGCATAGCCGTCAACATAAACACGCATAGCACCGTTTAAAGTACCAACGAATTTAGTATTTGTAGGAGCTTCGAAAGTACCTTCTGTGCTACGAGCAAAAGCTGAAGTAGTTGCAGATTGAAGTACTGTTAAAGCAGCTGGACTTACAACTGCCCAGTTACCTGCGCCACGACGTGTACGTTGAGCGATTAAGTTAGCTGCGCGGTTAATTAAAACAGCAAGAGCAGCGTGCTCGTCACCAACGAATGTAGCAGTACCAGATACTGTAGCTTGGTTGTATGTGTATGTTTGACCTGCTAAAGCACGTAATGATGAAAGGATCTCTTGATCGATTTCAACAGTAATTTCTTGTGCTAAAGCTGCCATGATTTCAGCTTCAACATCTAAACCGTGCATAGATTGAGCATCTTGAGCTGCCTCAAATGTCCAACGTGCGCTTAGTTTACGTGTTTTAGCTTCAACAACTTGTTTCAAGATTTGAACGTTGATACGGTTGCCTGGAACACCTTCTAGTGTGCTAGTTGAACTAGCTTTACCAGCTGAAGTACCAGAGTAAGCAGTAGCAATCTTGAATGGGCTTAGTGCTTCATCACCAGCATATACTTGGTCGCCATCAGTAACAGCACCGCTGTTGTCTGCGTAACGTACACGTAATGTGTGGATTTGAGCCACTGGGCCAGTCATTGGTTGTACGCCAACGATTTCGTTAGCGATAACTGTTGGCATTACACGACGAATCACTGGAAGGATTACGCGGTTTAATGTTGCTACGTTACCTACTGCTGTAGCACCACTAGTTGCAGTTTCCATCAAATGCTTCTTAGTGTTTTCTAAAATTACAGCCATTGTTGTGCGTTTAGCACCTTGTAGACCTTCTAACAGGGCGTCTTTGGTCTCATTCCAACGGCCTTCTAATAGTTGGGTTGTCATTTTATATTTCTTCCTTTTATAAAAGTTTTTACTACTATTTTAGCCCTGCTAAACGTCTTAGTTCGATAACGTTGCTATCGGATTCGACGTCAGTTTTAGCAGATTTATCACCAGTTACTTCTTTACGGCTTTCAGCAATCATCACTTTTTCAGCTTTGGCTGCCGGAGCATTGTTTAGAACAGCTGGTAGATACTTGTCGTATGCAGTTTGTAGTCTTTCTGTCTGCACACCCTCGAGTAAGCTAGCCATTACAGTTGCTTTCTCTTTATTTAATGTACTTAGCAATCCATTAAGTGTCTCTTTACGAGTAGCACTTTCTGTAATTACTCGAACTTCACGTTCTTTAGACTCAACAAGAGCCTCTTTTTCAGCAATTACTTTTTTACTTTCAGCCAATGCTTGGTCTTTATCAGCAATAGTAGCTTGAAGTTTAGCAATTTCTTTGTTCTCATTTAAGTGAGTAACAGCAAATTCGCTAGCAAATGCTTCAAATAGGCGACGACCAAACATGTTCTCGCGAGCAGTTTGGATATCTTCTTTAAGTTGAGCTAGTTCTGTGCCTAGATTCGTTGCTACTGATTCTTTAACAAGTTTAGCACTGCGAGTAATAAAGTCTTGTTGTAATTGAGCTAATTTATCTTTAGCTTCAGCTACAAGTTTAACTTTAGTTTCGACTACAGCACGTTTATCTTGTTCAAACTCTTTGATTTCCTCAGCTAGCGCATGGATAACAAATTTCTCAAGTTTAGCAGTTGCTTCTTGTTGAACTTTGCGATCTACACGTAGTTCTTGGATTTCTTCGGCAAGTTTTTTAACCATAAAGTTATTAAACTTACCAGCAGATTCGACCATGTGTTGTTTAAACTTCACACGATCTTCTGCTAGAGCTTGTTTCTCTTCGGCGAACTCTTTAAGTTCGGCGGTAAGACTTTCAGTAACCATCTTGTCTAGAGCTTCAACCATATTTTGTTTGTCATATTCGTAGCGACGAGCAAACTCTTCACGCAATTCAGCGCGAACAGATTCACGTGCTTCATTAACTTGAGTTTCCCATGCTTCTGTAATAGCAGCTTGAGTCTCTTCGTTAATAATGCCACTTTCTAACAATGGTTTGATAGCATCTAACATTGTGATCTCCTATTTAATTTTTAGATCTTTGATCAAGCGTGTTACTTGCTCTTTCAAATACTTCTGTACTCTTTGATCTGCGCCGGCCTCTTTGGCCATTTCGAATACCTTGGCACCGCCCTTCATATTCATCAGTCCTTCGTAAATCGCTGTTGGATACGCATTTGGTGCGCTAGGTTGCGCAACTACATCAACTGTGACAATTTCAAAATCGCTCACGCGACCATCACCTTCAACGTTACCACTGCCACGACTGCTAACGCCTAGTTTTACACCTGACTCTAACATAGTCTGTACTAATTGACCCATCGGAGTAGGTAAAATCTTTAATTTACCAAAGCCATTAGGACCATCCATCCACATATCAGTAATCATGTGACTTACACGGTCTAGGTTAATTTTCAAATCATCAGGGTGATCCACTTCGCCTAAAACGCTGTAGCCACCTTTAATTTGTTCATTAATTTGACTAACAGCTTTAGTGATCTCGTTTACCGGATACACACGTTCATTGTGATTTTTAACACCACCTTGAATGAATATACCTTTCATGTAACATGACTTGCTTTTGCCATCAGTTGAATCTTCTGTAAGAATCTCCATTCTGGCAGCATCGTATGTCAAGTTTTCTTTAAGATATAAAGCCATTGCCTTTTCCTATTATTCAGCTGTTTTAGCTTTTGGTGCAGCACTTAGTGATTTAGAACCACCTGCTGTGTTTTGTACTTTACCAATTAGGTCGCCTTTTTTGCTAGCTGGAGCAACATCAGCACCTGCTTGACCTTGATTTAAGTTTTTCGCTGAGCCGCCCATGTCATTTTTACCAGCTACAGTTGATTTAGCATTAACGCTAGCATTTTTACCAGCACCTACTTCACCACCTTCACTTTTTTGGCCTTGGTCAGCAACTTTTTCTACATATTCACGAACAATAGTTTCATCTAACTCTTCTTCGTCTTCTTCAGCTTCAAAAACTTCTTCTTCGGCGCCAACTTCTTCAGCACCTTCATCGCCGTGGATACCTGGATAAACTTCTTCTTCGTGTTCTTCACCTGCCATTAAAGCATCAAATTCAGCTTTAAGTTCGTCAAGTGCATCTTCTAAAGAATCTACACGTTCTTCAACATCACCGTGATGTTCTTCGTGCTCGTCTTCGTCACCACTATTATCAAAGTCCATATCAGAATCAGCTTCAACTTCCTCTGCTTCTTCCTCACTTAGACCTTCTTCGTCGCAGGTAACTTCGTCTACTAGTTCTTCAACTTCGTTGCCGCCAACTTCGTTTAAATCTTCTTCGTCGATAAGGCTTTCATAAATGTCGCGTGATTTTTCAACAACAATGTTGTGGAACAAGTCACGAGCCTTGTCTGTTTCATCATTAATGATGTGTTCAATTAACTGTTCGTATTTGTTCATGTGAACTCCTTAATATTAAGTTGTATAATTGATATACAAGTTATAGATATATCTTTGTAATGTTATTTACAATTTAGTTATAAAAATTAGGTTAAATGCGCTGTTTTTGATTCAAAATGGGAGATAATTACGGGCCTTCGGTAGGTTCTGTAGGGGGTGCATATTGTTTTTGTACTTGTTCAAGTTCTTGTTCGTATTCAAGTTTACGTACATCATTCATAATACGCAAACGATTTAATTGTGCTAATGTTAATTTTGTTTTGCGGACATCGCCAAGTTTCACAGTAGTATTATCATCTGTTTCTGTACGGTACCCAGGCAAATCTTCAAAGAATTCTAATAGTTTCATACGAGTATTTACCAAAATGTTTAAATTTCGCCTGCGGGTGCAGTACTACCAACCGGACTAGGTGTTGCTTTAGGGGCCGTACCTGCTGAGCCTGCAGCGCCTGCGGCAATTGACCCTAATTGTCCTTCACCTTCTCCGGCGCCACCTTTTGGTGTCGTTGGTTCAGGTGTTGCTACATTTTCTAAATCTGATTCAATTGCACCCGGTGTTACTCCAACTGCACGTAACCCAGTGTCTGGCGATTTAGCACTAGACTGCTCTGCATGTTCTTGATTCCACAATTCTGTATTGCGTGCCATTTCCTCTTCGCTCAGATCTAAATATCGTTCCATCAAGAAACGTTTACTAAAATAAGGTAACTGCTCAAGTGCGCCGAACGAATTGATTCTCGATGTGTCAATTTCTGCCTGACGATACTTGGCAAAGTTCTGCGGTTCGTTAAATCGCAATTCAAACAAGTTACCATCAATATTAATACCTCTCCAACGCATAAACATTTTAAATTCAGAATCTAATTTTTCAACAATTAAGTTCTGTAACCGTTTACAATATTGGTTAAATCGCCATTCTTGAATTAACGCAGTTGTGGTACGCCCGTCATTGTAAGCATGACTCCCGTCTTCTTCTCCTGTGGGCAAATAACTAGTTGGTATTTGCAATCCGCGGAATAATTTGTTTGTGAAATAGCGAAGGTCGGTTATCTCGCCTAAATTAGTACCGCCGGGCAATGTATCAACTTTCGAACCGCGCCCGTCTGCTGTAACTGGAAAGAAATAATCTTCGTTAGTCGAAAGTGGATTGTAAGTAGCGTCCATCATATTTTGGCCGCCGCCTGTTTGCGTAGGTATGCGTCGTTGGTGGATTTCGTTCTTAATACGTTCAACAAATGCCATAGCCATGTGTGTTGGCATATTACCCACATCGATAGTAAATACTCGGCGCTCCGGTGCACGCTGTATACGATAAATGATAATAGCATCTTCAAGTAATTCTTTCTGTTTAAAAACTTTAAATACACTTTCTAAGATACTGTTACCAAAAGGCCAATTGATATCCAACCCTTCTGTCAGGCTAATATGTACAATATGTTCCGCATTAATCACGGCTTCGTTTTGCGCATGGCTAAATCTTGATCCACCGTTAAATGGTGCGTTAGGTTGTATATAGGCGCCGCTTGGACCCCCTACCTGAGGATGATTTGCATATGTATCTGTGGCGCTGACCGCTGTAGCGGTTAAATTTTGAAAGTTAATGTTAAGATCTTTAATTAAATATTGCTCGGGTTCTTTGCCTTTTGCTTCATTAACGATAACTTTAGTAACTTTGTGCATCTCAGTCCAGTACATTTCAAACGTTTCGGGGTCTCGTAAAAACACTTGATCGCCGTACTTCAATACGTTGCGCACCAACTTAAACAATCGTTTGTTAAATTTGTTCAATGTTACCCATTGTAACAATTGATCTTTAAGTATTTTAATTTCGTTGTCTGTGGGGTCATCTCTAAAATAAAGATCAAATCCTGTACCGTTTTCTACATTTGATTGAGTCATAAACTCAGCAATAATGTCTAGTGCAGCGTTAATTTCACTATCCATATCCATTTGTTCGTATTGGTTGTATCGCTCAACACGATTTGGATGGCCAATATACACTTCAGGTAACTGGCTAGCAAAATTGCGATAGCCCATGTCAGTAGAGCTGTTATTTGCGCCGCTAATAGGACTCATTTGTCCGCTAGTATTTGCTGTCTTAAAGTACTTTTTCCATGCCATATTATGAGATCTCTTAGATAGTGTATTTAACCTTTTACATCGTGTGTTTTAATATTCCTGAGCTAATAGTATTAGACTCTTTCATAGCCGATAGTATATTCTGTAACAGAGAATTATTTCTTTCTATTGAGTTTGTTAAAGCACTACTATCTAGCGAAACTGGTATTGTTCGATTATCCGGTAGTGGCACTACTGCTTCGGTTCCGTGCAGTACTTCACCATACCCGCTGATAGGTCCGCTACTAATTCCGCCTTTTGCTTTACCTGTTGGTATACCTACTGTAGGTGATGCAGCAGCTCCGAGCGTATTAAAATATTGTTCCCAAAATCCAACTTTGTTGCCTTCAACTGTCTTTCCGGTTAATGCTTTAGCATACATCTCCTTTGAAGGTCCTGTAAGCGATGAAACAATTTTTTGATCTTCGGATGTTTGCCCATTTATTAATCCCAATTCAATCAATTTGTCTCGAAATCCAGCGAGTATTTCCGGTACATCGCTTGCAAATTTCTTCATTGGTCCAGTTAACATGTCTTGGATTCCAATTTTCATTTGTTGTAGAGCAACTACGCTTTCATTAATTGCACCAGTAAAATCATCATTGGTGTTAGTAGCATCTTCAGTATTTTTAATGCCTTTGCGCAGAGTATCAGAATTTAATTTCATTGTTTGCATTAGCGTTTCGCTTGAAATACGTTGTATATCTGCAAATTCATCAGTTGCAGCGTTAGCTTGGCCAATAGCCATTAGTGATCTGTTCCCACCTCGTTGGAACTCGTCTCCAAATCTAGCAAACGGTGTTACTATACCTTCTATGGTTTTTCCGCCCTGTTTGATTGCAGCAGCCGTAGCAATAGCAGGCTCTGCTAGCCCAGTGATATTAGCCGCAACATCCGGAACAACTCCATTAAGTACGTATGCTTGTTTGACAAATCTCTGCTGGTCGGCAGTCATTAATGACAGTGCAGCCTGTACACGTTTAACAAGACCTGGATCATTTTGATCTTTAGCCTGTTGCATCAGCATACTCATAAAGTTATAGTCTTCAGTGGCGGCTTTAGCCTGTGCTATACGTTTACGTGCATCTTCACCGGTTATATTGCTAATCAATTTTAAGTTTTTTGCATATTCTGCTGTTGCTGATGCAATTTCTGCATTAGTTGCCCTAGCCCCAGTTCGTTTTAGATCAGAGATAATATCAATAGTCAATGCTGTTTGTTCTTCTATGCTATAACCCAACGAAAGCATTTCGTCTCTGAGAGTTTTTCCGCTAGTGCCCACTTGTTTAGTAAACAGCCCAGTGACACTACCCAACTTAGACGCTGCAGAAGTCATGGTTAACCCAGACTGGGCTAATATATCTGCATTGTCTGCAATAACCTTAGTGAATTGCTCTTGCGTTAATCCTGCCATACTCGATGTAGCTCGTAACTCTGTCAACCCATTGGCAAATAAAACTCCTGCACTAGTTGCCTGTTTAAAGCTATCGTAGGACTTTTCTACTTCTTTGCTTAATATTTCAGTTTTAAATTTTAAAAGCTCAGTACTTTTACTTGATACAAAATCAAGTATACCCCCAGATAACATCAACAACGCACCCGCAACTTTGCTCGCAGGTGTAGGAATGGCCATTAGTGCTGCGCCAGTTGATTCCATACCACTGGCGGCTTTTTTACTAGTCTGCGCTATACTATCATACATAGCGATTTGTAAATCTGCTGCAACTTTAAATGGACTATCACTGCCCAATGCGCTTTGTACACCTATTTTTAATTGATTTATATAATAATTGGCAAATCCCTGCAATAAAGTAGTACCAAGTTTGCGTGCGCCGTCACTAATATTTGCCACGTATGCTTCTCTTGCCTGTGCTTCAATTCGATCAAGTGCGGCTTTCTTTTTAACTGAATCCTGTTGAAATTCTACAGAATCTTCTATCGCATCTTTGAGATTTTCTAACTCAGGTCCTATATCTTTGAGCTTTCGACTACCTCTATTGAGAGATTTATCAAGATTGGCAAATTGCTCAACTATACTTTTGATACTCCGACTAGCGAATTTGTCAAGTTGCAGGCCAGATTGCTTAAGCAGTTCGTTAAATTTGGCGAGTTCGTCGTTTGAATCATTAATAATATCAGACATGGTTTTAGCTCAATAAATAATAAGGTATATCAATTATATTTATAGGATTCAAATCCATGTCTGTAAACAATATTAACCCATTGGTTAAACATTTCCGCCAACCAGCAATTTATTTTAGCTTACCTAGCCAGGGAAATTTTTGGCCCGAAGGATCGCTGGAACTTCCAGTCACCGGTGAAATTCCAATTTATCCAATGACTGCCAAAGATGAAATTATATTACGCACCCCAGATGCACTATTAAATGGGCAAGGGGTAGTTGATGTTATACATAGCTGTTGTCCAAACATTAAAGATGCATGGTCTATGCCTAGCATCGATGTTGACCCTGTGTTAATAGCGATTCGTATTGCCAGTTATGGTCCCGATATGGATTTTGATATAGAATGTCCTCATTGTAATCATACCCATAGTGTTTCAGTTACATTAAGTTCAGTGTTGGAGAAATTTGTACCTGGTGATTATACTAAAAAGATTAACACACACGAAATTACTATTAAATTAAAACCACATGCATATTTTAGCGTTAACAAAAGAAATCAAATATCGTTTGAAGAGCAGCGTATCCTTGATGCTATTGCAAACAGCGACTTAACTGACGAGCAAAAAACCGATGAATACAATAAACACTTGGCTAGAATCGTAGACCTTAATGTTGACATGTTAGTAAACAGTACTGACTACATCGAAACTACAGATGGTGCTGTGGTTAATCGGGCAGATTTTATTAAGGAATTTTATATCAATTGCACTAGCGAAATTGTTCATACTGTGCAAAAATCTATTGACAATATTTTAGAATCTTCGGGCCTAGCATCACAAGTAGGGGTTTGTCCTGGTTGCAAAAAAGAATACACTGTCCCAATTACTTTTGACTACGCAAATTTTTTCGGCAAAGGCTCTTGAAGCTTAGTGCAGCAGAGATCGAAAAAGTTTTAAACGATCTCGAAAAAGACACAAGGGCCTTAAAAGAAGAAGCACTGCATATTTCATGGTATATGAGGGGTGGTATCAGCTACGACGATGCTATGTTACTGTGTGTTGCAGAAAGAGAAATTATTAATAAAATTATCAAAGAGAATCTAGAAACAACTAAAAAATCTGGATTACCATTCTTCTAATTATCGTGTGTTATTAATCAGATCCCTTAGACTCTAAATAACTAACCCACTGTAGCAATACAGCGTTGGTAATATAGGAGTCCTATTAATGGAAATCTTAACAAAAGTGAAAAGTTGGGCAAATGCCCTTGCAGATGCGTTAGTTAGCGTTTTGGCCCTAGCTATCGTTCTAGAAGTATTGTTCAAGGGAGCAGCTGTCCCATTTCTACCAGCAACAGATGTAATTGGTTCAGTTACAGCAATCATTAAAACACTAGGTGGTGAAGGTGTTGTTGGGTTAGTAGCTTTATGGGTACTATATTCAATTTGGAAGAACAAATAATTTAATTGTTTTTTGATTTCAAGAAAGGGCATAGTTAACTCTATGCTCTTTTTTATTCTCTACTGCTTTAAGATGTCTACGACATCTGCGTTATCGCTATCGCTCAACGCTTTTTTTCTAATTTAAGATTACTCTAAATTATTTTGATTTATTGTAAGTCTTTAAGTGCTTCATCTAGATTTGGTCATACTTCACCTATCCGCAGGCAAAGTATGAGACAGGACTTCATCTGAGTCGACAGTCATACTAACTAAAGGAGATTGTTTCACAACACGGAGGCGGTCATCCGGTACCCCCTACTCCAGCTTCAAAATGACGGGTGCTGTATAGCCGTAGTTAGCCAACTATACGAGTCACGTAGGTTGTATCTTTTTCACAGAGCCTACATCTTTCGGCTTTTATGCCTAATTGATTTTACGTCAATGCCATTCAGTGTGTAGTCTACTCTACACGTTCCATGTGCGGCCATTACGCGAGCACAATCACCTCTGAATACAGTTTAAACTGCGATTGCGGCTGTTTTACTTCTTTATTACTAAATCTTTTACGGAATTTTTGCCTAGTTTGATTTGAATGATGCCATTATAGTTGTTTTCACGTAGTAGCACATCTTCTTTAAATTGATAATATGCTTCTAAATAATTTGTTTCACCACGTGAGCTACACAAATGTATGATTTCGCGAGTAAACTTGTCTTTGCCATGAGTGTCGATATCAGCCTGTAGTCTTGGACTAGATCCCCAGTAGGTCTTCCAATCTGTTTCTACCGTTTCACGACGTTTGTTTTTCTTGCCTTTTAGAGGTGGTCTCTTTTTGATCGTGGTAAAATATTTGCGGCCAATATAGTCATGACCATTTAGTGTGTTTGTAATTCTATAGATGAAACCATAATAAGTGCCGATATCCTCAGACTCAAATGCTACACCGTTATAAGTCCAAGGATGATCGTATGATGCCATAATGCTATTTATTTTGCTGCCTTAGCTGCATTCTTCTTTTCTTGAATTTCTGCACGTCTTGCTTTAGTTAGTTTACCTAAGTCACCTAGCGCACCGCGAGCACGTGTACCTGCTGCGCCTACACCTTTGCCTTCAAATTTTTCATTTTCTGCTAGGTATGCTTCATATGCTGCTACAATTTGTTCATGTGTTGTTGCCATTTTACTTCTCCTTAGTGTTTAATCATTGCTTGTTTACGAGCAATCTCGTTACGAATCTTTGCTTTGTTCTTTTTTTGTGCTGTCTTTTCAAACAAAGTTTCTAATTGGTTAATGTTTAGCGGACCTAGTCTAGGTTTACCGGTACGAGTCTGCATGGGGTTTGCTTTTTTAATTGCCATAACTACTCCTTTGTGTTATTTACTGCTAAAGTTCACGTATAAAATAATTTCTTCTACACAGGTATTTGTTTGTATTGTGGTAGAATATCTGATAAAATTTGCTAGGTCTCCACAATCTACGCCGTTTCCAGTCCAGGTTGTTCGAGATCTAGATAGTTCAGTATCTAATCTATCTGGCGTAATTAAGGTAGTTTTAAATTTTACCAAATCATTTTTAAATGCCATTGTACATTGTCGACTAGCATGTGCCAGCGCAGATTTTGCCACGCGATATGTTTCAAATCTTGGTTCAGGAGCCACAATGTGGTCAGCCCCAACGCTGCCTATGTTAAAAATCCAACCTTGTTTATTATGTTCCTTCCAAAGATTATAAACTTCTAATAATACCTGTACTTGTCCAAAATTTGCCCATTCTTCTTGTGGCGGCCCATCAAAGGCATTATTTACAAATACGTCATAATCTAAACTTTTCTCAGCAACGGCTTTGGGATTTATAGCAATATCATATCCGTCGTTACGGCTAATACTGTCTCCGTGAAACCTTGCGACTAGCTCTTGACCTAATCCTCTGTTACCGCCTGTTATTAAAAATCTCATAAATTCTGATCCCACACTTTAGTTAATTTTGTGCCGCATGTCATAGCACACTCAAATATACGTCCTTCTGCTAAACTCTTAGACCAACTATCTGTTACGTGTTGCCAAAATGGATTATTAAAAATTTCTTCTAAAGTTCTGTTATTGATGTTTAAATTTTCTTTTCCGTAAAAGTCTACAATACTTTGTATTTGATTGCGACCATTAGATAAACTCAATCGATTGGCTCCAGGTAAACTACCGTCGTGGAATCTAGCATCATAAAGATTGTGTGTAAAGAAATTACAAGGCAATACTAACCCTTCTGCGCTGATAATTACTTTACGACCTAATAGAGCATCGCAACGTATTTTGGTAGCGTTAAAATACTCCTCTACGTCTGTGTATTCTTTCTTAAGCTCTACTAACTTTAACATACTACGGTTTCGAAATGCTAGATTTTTTGGAGGTCTTAGTTCGTATCCCGGCGCAGGCCAGCTGGGCATCTCTTCAACGGCAGTGTGATTAAAAAATCTACCTGTACTTCTTGGTAAGAAACTTTCAAAGCCCATGTCAACACTTAGTTGTCGTGCTTCTTCAACTTGATGTTCATTATGCTCGAATACAATAAAATTCCACTGTGCTTTACCTCCGGCACGTATAAATGCCTGTGCATTTTCTATCACACGATCAAAATTTACATTTCTGCGATACAGATGATTGGTGTCAGATAGACCATCGATGCCAAAATCTATCTTACCGTAACCATTTAAAACTTGTGCTAATTCTGTCCACCATTCTGTGTTTCTGATTCCGCCATTGGTATGTATGTACAGCCAAACAGTGGGGGATTTTTTTCGAAAATCTTTGAGGATATCTAAGAATTTGTGATGTGCAATTGGATCACCATAACTACCACAAAAGAATATCTGTCTTAGTCGACATACTAGCTCCTTAGGAAATGCGCGATCTATAATACTTTGATCAATGCTAGTTAAGGGCATGTAAGGATTTACCCCCTTGCCAAGATTGTTACGGGGGCATTGAGGACAAGCAGCGTTACATAAACTTGTAATCTCAATTTGATACTCGTCTATGATATTATAATCAAACAACATCTACGTCCGTGTTATAGGTAGTGAACCCGTTTTCTTTAACTACCGTAAGGATATTATTTACACGCCCTGCTAGTTCATCTTTGTGGCTAACTAACCATACACTCTTGTTGTTGTCACGGGTCATTTTCTTAAGAATAGCCAGTGCGTTTTCTACCCCGCTGCTATCCATGCCACTATCAACTAATTCGTCAATGAATAACAAATTAATAGGTTGATATAAACTTTCCCACACATCACGGAATGCCCACGACAGTGAAAGAATAAGTCGATTGCGCTCACCACGCGATAGATTATCAAAATCTAGTTCGCGTCCTAGTTCTTGTATTTCTACATTTAGGTCATTTAAGAATTTAACTTCATGCGGTAATCCAATTTTTTCTAAGTAATAGCTTAGTCGAGCATTTAAGTAACTTAAATTTTGGTCAATGATACGTTTACGTATATAACTGTCTTTATTCGTAAGCAACTTGTATAAGAATTCTTGGTGTTCGCGTACACGCACTAACTCGTTCATAGTAGTGTAGTCAATTTCAGCAAGGGCTGTGTCTTTCATTTCTTCAATCTGTTCAGTATAAGGATCTGTTTCGATACGCTTTGCTTCTAGTTGTGTTTGCAAACTAGCTACAGTTGAGCGATGATGAATGGCGTCTTCTTCTTGGTCGTAAAACACCTTAGGTTGTTGGCCTAGCTCACCTAATTCTTTAAGAGCGTCGTTGTTCTGTATTAATTGAGTTTGTGTGCTCATGTACTGTAACGCGGCTTCTTTTAATGCTTCTTCTTTGGACTGTAAAACTTCTTCGTGTTTAGTGTCGTGCATAGTTTGACCACAGGCGTAACACTTGTGTTCTTTAAGATCGGCAAGTTCTGTCTCTAATTTAGTAATTGCTTTTTCTTCTTTAATCATATCCTGTTCGCAGCGCAAGATATATTTCTTTAACTCGTCAATGTCTTTGCGCTTTTGGTTATATGTAGTTAATGCTTTGTGCGCAGAAATTTCACTATCAATATCAATATGCGATAATTCGTTTATAGCTGTTTCTAGTCTAGCAACATCTTCGGTATGTTTATTGCGCCACATGGTCTGTCTACGTTCTAAACTAACAATTTGCTCTTTGATACGCTCGTTAGCTTCCTGAATTGCTTTAATTTTGTATTCTTCAGCGGTAATAGCATCACGACTTGCTTTTTGTTGTTCTTTTAATGCTTCTGCTTTTTCACTTAGTAATGTAATACCAAGTAACTGCTCAATGATAGCACGCTGGTCACCTGATTTTAAACTTAAGAACGGTTCAGTATAGGTGTTAAGTGCCACAATGTGTTTAAACATATCATGCGTCATGCCCAACAAACGTTCAATTTCGGCTTGTGTTTCGCGACTGTCGCCCTGACTATTGTCGTCTTTTGATTCTTGTTCGATATCGCCAATATAAAACTTCATTACATTTGACTTGCGACCGCGCTCAATTTTATAGTCAATACCATTAACTTCAAATTCAATAGTAACTAACATATTTTTGCCGTTAGTTTTATTAATCAAATTATCTTTGCGTATGTTGGTTAATGCATTACCGTACAAGGCATATGATAGTGCATTAATGATAGTAGTTTTGCCAGTACCATTGCGTGCACCGCTATCATCTCCACCTAGATCGATGTTCTCACCCAAAACTAATGTTAGATCTTTACGATCAAAGTTAACGGCCTGTGTAGCATTACCTACACTCATAAAATTGCGAACTGTAAGATGTTTTATTTTAAAACTCATAGGTGTCTATAGATATCCAATAATAATTTAGGTTCGTAGTGATCTGAGTTAATATTTGTAAGATTATTAGTAACGATAGTGTCAATACTTTCAAATTGCACGTTACCTAAAACAATATCTTGACCAATATCTGTGTGTTTAACAGGAATCAATGTTAACTCCCGTAAGTTGTATGTACCAACAAAAGTTTCTTTAATAAATGTTGCTTCTTCGTAAGTAATATCAATGTCTATATTAACACGGGTGTGCATGTCTTTTAATAATAACGCTTCTGGAGTGCGCAGAACATCACTTAGATTGTATACACGATATTTGGGCTGATCGGGCCAACTATAGAATTCTGCTTCTTTGCCCCACTCTAAGACCATCATACCTCGCTCGTCGTCGCCTGCGTCGGCATAATTGTGCGGGAAACAATTACCAATGTAAGTAATATTTTTAGCTGTCTGACGTTTATGAAAGTGTCCGCTGAACACATGATCGATATGGCCAAAGTTTTCACTACGCAATTCACCATGCTCTGGCATCTGTACCATAGCATTCATGTAGAAATGCGGCAGTTCGAAGTGCCCAAACATATACTTGGCATTTAGTTTGCCAATGCGCTTATGATCATCACCCACAAGCCAAGGAGCGATGACAACATCGCTATCAACAAACCAATCATTAACAATTCTGACATTAGGTAAGTGCCTTGCCCATTCCACGCTTTGAATATCTCTTTTGTCGCGATAATAAAGATCGTGATTACCAGGAATGAAATAAACAACATCAAAAGCATCATTTAATAACTCCAGTGCTCGTAAGCTGTAGTTGAGTGTGACTATGTTAATTGCCGCACGGTTGTTGTGCCAGTCACCTAAGAAGAAACAGGTCTCGCAACCTTCTTCTTTTGCTTTCAAAATAAACCAACGAACAAAATTTAAACAGTCGTCGTTGTGTGTTTGACTGTTGGACTTTAACCCAAAATGGATATCGGTAAGAACCGCTGCTTTTTTAAATAAATTTGCCATAACAATAGTATAACAGTTCCTATTAATTAATTCCAATGATTTTGAGTAATCTTGCTCTGCAGGTTTCTGTTTTAATCCCGTTTTCCCAAAGCAATCCTCGATAGTGATCGCCGTGTTCGCATATATCTAAAATTTCCTCGTGGGTCATTCCTAGTGCCCTCATATCTGCGTATCTTGTAAAAAACACATTAACTTTACTAAGATTTGCTTTTTTTACAAAGTCGGCAGCCTCACTAAATGTTAATCCTACGTTAGACACCCATTCTTTTATGTTAATAAATTTATAACCGTACTTGGCATTATTCGTACTGATAGCACTTGCCCGCTCTAATTTTTTAAGCATAGGAGCGTCGTCTTTAGCAACTTCGAGGTAGTGCCAAATTACTGCGTGCATAAGGTCTGTGCTTTCTAACCAAGCATCGGTCTCTAGTAGACTTTCTAATGGTTCATGAGGTAATCCAGCAATAAAAAAACCGTGTATGAGGATTTGATTATCCCATATTTTTTTAAGCATTTCTAACGTTTCAATGATACGTTTTTTACCTACTCCTTTGCCTACACTCTGACCTGCCTTGTCATGCAACGTCTCAACTCCAAAACTAGCTGCACGCCATCCGCTATCTAATAGCATCTGCGCCTGATCGGGTCTATTCCAAATTAAATCCAATCGTAAATAGCCAGCAAGTTGCGGTTTGAACGGTAGTCGATTCCAGCATTTCTCGTAGAGCTCTTTAACCTTTGTTCGATCGTCGTTGTACAAATCATCCATGATAACAAAATTAGTAGTGCCATATTTGTTATACATTTTAGTAATTTCTTCTCGTAGGTAGCTGGGGTTAACATAATTATCAGTAACCCCTTTCATGTCGTAATTACAAAACGCACATTTAAATGCGCATCCTCGACTGACTTCAATAGGTAGCCATTCGTGTGATTCAATATAGTCAGTGTCAGTGTATTCTATAAAACTAAATTTAAAATCAGTTAAATCGTAATCGTCATTTGATGGCAAATCCGTTGTATTAAAATCCCCTCGATCTAATCTTCGAGTGTATTCTAACAGCGCCAGTTCAGCATTATGTTTGATATATGTTGCTTCGGGTACTAAGTGTTTGGAAGTAAAAAACGGGTTTCTGCTAAGAATACTACCACCAAACACCAACTGGCACTGCGGGTTGTATTCTTTAGCGATTGACCAAATATCTCTGAATGTCTCAGTGTCATATATACATCCTAGATATTTCTTTTTATCAATATGGTCAGTATAAAACCAACTCCAAATTGGATCGTCAATTAGTAACTTATCCTCAGTCCATTGATCATAATATGGTTGATCTTTAATACCTGGAAGCCAGTTTGTACTGAACCCTACCCACAACAAATTTTCGCTAGCATACCTGCGCATGACCTGTTCGTAACCTTTGCGAGTCAATGCAGTACAGTTAGGAATTACCTGTACATTGTATCCGTGGTGCCTTAGGTACGATGCTAGTTTATAAGGCCCGCACGGTCTATTGTACCAATAGATATCATGCGACATTCCTACAAATAGGATAGCCTGCGGCTTAGTCATCAGCACCCCAGCCACCACCGCCCCATTCACCTTGGCGTGTATAACTTGGTGTGTAGTTATTCATTTCTAAAATATCATCACGAATGTTTTGATTACGCTTTTCAATATTTAAAACACGGGTAAATGAATTGGTGATTGCCGCTGTGTAATAAGCAAACGGATTTTGTGATTTACTTTCATCAAACTGTAGACCAATTTGACTTAGCTGTAGTAATGCTTGACTACGCATTTCGTCGTTGTAAGTGTAACCTCGCCAGTTGCTTCGAGTGGCATATCTCTCACATAACTTGATGAACATGTGTGCTAGTTTTGGAGTCATTTGTCCATGGTCTTTACTAAATTGACCCGGATCTAACCCGTCTGTCCAATGACTTTTACCTACGCAGTATGCATTGCCGTCTTCATTGACTTTAAAGTGTTGGAACGGAGGAAAATTAACTTTAATGTATTTGGCAGGTGCTTTGATACTTACAGACGGGTCATCGTATTCAGTTTCAAAAATGTCGTCATCTTCTAATTCTTCTTGAAGTTTTGCATTGGCCTTCTTTTGTTTAACTTCGTCGATTGGTATGTGATCCCATGTCATAACACGAAATACAACATCTGTTATGGGAATTTTGCTAGCAGGTAGTAAAAACTCATCAAGTTTGCGCTTGTTTCCTGCTAATAGCTCTGCTTCTTGTTGTTCTTTAGCTAACCGTTCTGCACGCAGTTTGCGTGCTTCATCTAATTTAGATTTCTTTGTAATTTTTTCAATATTATCTACAATGATATCGTAACTAGTGACAGTTAGGTCACTAAAGGTGCAGTAAGTTAGTTTACTTTTGTGAATCTCTTTAAGAATATCTTTGTTATTTAAATAGTTAACCTTTCGCATTCAGTTAGTTTCCTTTTATATACTACTATATTACAGTCAATAAATACAATAAAGCAAGAGGTAAGGTTAAAAATGGCATTATTTGATTCTATCAAAGGTGGAATTTCGGGCGGGGTTGGACGACTAGCAGGAAATGTAAAAGATCTATTAGATCCTGCAAATGCTCGACGTGCCATTTCTGGTCTGTTTCCGGGGGGTTCTGTTGGACAAGGGAAACAGTCTGCTAGAATAGGATTCCAACAGGGTGGCGGCAGTCCAGTTGATCCATCGGATGATTGGCGAGTACGTATAAGCCTAAGTCCTTCAAATAAGATTTTTTATAACGACACTAATAATGATCTACTTACTCCGTTGAGCGTAACTGACGGGGTAGTTTTTCCTTATACTCCGAGTATTTCTGTGACACATCAGGCAATTTATAATCCTGCACAGCTTACACATAGTAATTATGCAGCGCAGTTTTACCAAGGTAGCGAAGTGAGTGACATAACCATCAATGGTGATTTTACTGTACAGAATGTTGACGAGGGTAGATATTTACTAGCAGCAATATACTTTTTTAGAAGTGCTACTAAAATGTTTTTTGGTTACGATTCTGCAGGGCAACCTAGCGGTAATCCGCCACCGATAGTTTATTTAGACGGCTACGGTGAACACTATTTCCCCCATGTTCCTTGTGTGATTACTAATTTTACACATGTGTTACCAAACGAAGTCGACTATATTGAAATACCGTTTACTACACAGAAAGTTGTAGATGTCGAATCTTCGCTGCCAACAGAAAGCAATCGAAGTGTGCAGTTGTCGGGCGAAGAGCAGCAATACGTTCCTAGTTTATTAAAATCAAACAATCCTTCTAGAAAACAACAGGGATTTCAGGTCACAACAAAATTAACAAGATTGCCTACGAATAGTTCGGTCAGCATCACCCTACGACCAGTATATAGCCGTAAGAGTCTGCATGAAAAATTTAATCTGCATGATTTCGCCTCAGGAAAACTAATTAAAGGCAGCGGAGGGTTCCTATAATGGCACAGGTAGAATATAGCAAATTGAGTCCATATTATGGTACTACGGTATACGGCAACTTTTTAGATGTAGCAACTGATAGACAAATACCCAAAGATCCAAGTGATGTGTTGTATACTATAGATAAGCCATATGACAAGCGTCCCGATCTATTAGCAGACGACATATACGGCGACAGTCGATTGTGGTGGGTATTTGCCGTCAGAAACCCAAACACCTTACAAGATCCTCTGTTTGATTTTACTGCGGGTACAGTTATATACATTCCAAAAAAAGAAGCTATAGTGTCGGCGTTAGGGCTTTAATTAATGGCAATAATATATAAACAACAGACTGTTGCCGGCGGCGAGCTTGGTGGTGATTGGCAGGTACTCGGTGGGTATAATGATGCAACTAGAGTCATTACCGTACAAGTAATCACATCATCTGGTAAGGTTTTATACCAAGGAACATCAGTGGGTGCGATCAATGCAGATATCGATGCTGCCATTGATTTTTCTCGAAACAATCCCATTGACGGTATTGATCCTTCGGTTGAACTTGCGTTCTTTAAATCCACACAAGCCGCAGTATCAACGATATACAATGATCTACAAACACAATACAAAACAGAAACTGCGCCTGCCAACACCGCACAGGCGCCTGTACCTGCACAACCGCAGCAAGATGCAGGTGCTGTAACTAGCGCCGAACAGCAACGATTGTCAGATGCAAATTCAACATCAGACAGCACGGTAGAAAATGCCGGAACAAACTCAGAAGCTAATAATAGTGAAAAATTAACATTTAAAGATGTTAGTGTTGAAGGTGCTAGATACAGAGAAAATCCTCTTCATGCGTATCCAAGTTATACCTACAGTTTGAGTCTACATTTATTATCTTCTGAAGAATTTAATAAAATGGTCGAAACGCAGGAATATAGACCTAGTAATGTGCTGATATCAAGTGCTGGGAGATATAATAACGTAGAGGGAAAAGGATCATTTAAAAGAAATACATGGTTCAACGAAGATTTTTATTTTGAGGATCTTTCAATTACTACAGTAATCGGGTTAGGCGAAACTAACCGAAGTACTAACGCAGTGGATATAAAATTTACAATAGTTGAACCCTACGGATTAACATTGTTAGATCGAATTGTAGACGCTAGTAATCAACTTGGGATAGAGAACTATCTACAAAATCCCTACATGCTACAAATTGATTTTTATGGGTGTGACGACAACGGGAACATTATTAGTCCAATACCTGATATTACTAAAAACATTCCCATGCAAATACGTACCTGCTCTGCCAGTGTTACTACAAAAGGTAGCGAGTATAGTATTACAGGTACACCATTCTCTCATCAGGCATTCGATCAGCGGGTACAAGAGTGTCCAATTAATGTTGAAGTAGCATCACGCACAGTTGAAGGATTTTTTAAAAGTACAACAGACGGCGCTGAAGAACTATCTAGACGTATATCTAAGGATAGAGAAGAAAGGGAAGAATACAGAAAATACCGCCAGGACGTAGAAGAACGTGCGGCAATGAACAATCAAGTATTGCCATTAACATCAGTCACCGAAAGACTGTCAAGAGATCCTGTGTATAGCACAAGTAGTTTAGCTGATGCAATTAACGCTTACTATATTAGTTTAGAAAATAACCTCAAATTGGTATCTGATCGAATAAATTTTGTGTTCCACCCTGATATAGCAAAAGCTACAATAGTTGATGCAATGCCTGCACCAAGTGATCGACCAATGAATGCCACAGACCTTATCAGAGCAATTAGGGGAAATGCAGGTATCAATGTTGGTGCATTCAATGAGAATGAAGTTAAAACACCAGTTAGCTATGGTTCTAGTATTGAAGCCGTAATAGCCAGAGTTATAAGAAACAGCTCATACATACGCGACCAACTTGCTATACTTGAAGGTGAAAAAGACGTTGAAAAGTATAATAACTTAAAAGAGAAAAATAAAACAGCAAACTTAGAATGGTTTAAAATAGTACCAGTGCTAAAATTACGAGGTTACGATCCCTTTACTAATACATTTGGGAGAGAAATTACCTATTATGTGGTCCCCTACACTATAAAAAATATCAGATTAGACGATGCACCAAAGGGCAAAGCCACACGAAATGATGCTGTAAAATTTTACAATTACATTTACACTGGCTCTAATATAGATATTTTAGATTTGAAAATAGATTTTAATGCAGTGTATTATACCAGCATAACCGCTTTTCGATCAAACTACTTAAGTGCGTCTGGGATATCTGATTATTTTGACACAGGAAACAGTTGTGAAGTGGCAAAACTGCCGCCACCTGGGACAACTTTGCAACCAACCCAAAGATTTTACAAGCTACCCGATCAACGTGACATAACCTCAGTACGTAGTAAAACAGCAGCAGAAATAGCTGCTGCAGACCTAGAAAGATCAATCATGACAGAACCTATAGCAGACATGTTAAAAGTAGATCTTTCCATATTAGGTGATCCGGAGTTTATTAAACAGGACGATTTGTTTTATCCTCCTACGCTTGACGAAAACGGTAATCCAGTTAGAGAATTTGAAACTCCTATTACTAAAAACGGAAGCATAAAAACAGATCAAGGTGAAGTATACGTACTATTGATAATTAAAACCCCAACTGATATTAATGATGAAACAGGTATGATGAGTTTTGGAGAACGGGCATATACTAGCGGATTTTCTGGATTATACAGAGTGCATGTTGTTGAGAACGAATTCAATCGCGGAACATTTAAACAAAAACTAACATTAGTGCGACAACCCGAACAAGATGGCGAACAAAGTGCGCAAAGCGCATTGGAAAGGGTTAAAGATTGGAAAGAATATCCTACAGGATCGGGAGATATTGCACCACCTGCAGGCAACAAACAAGAAGATGCTGTTGCAGTAGACGACACTACAAATCAACCAGCTGTTGACCCAGCGCCGGCGCTTGATCCCACCCCTGATGCGGCACAAAAAGATTTAGCTAATATCAGAAATAGTGCGCCCGAAGTACCTATCAATCAACGTAATGAGCCGCAAGCTGTTCCGCCCGGTCCATTGACTGAAAGGGCGTCTCTTGAAGCACAACATAAGGCTATTCAACAAGAAATATATAGCATTGTCACTAAAACCGGTGTTAGCTCTCAGCAACGTGCTGCCGATAACGCACGAATAACAGTTCTTAACCAACAAGCGGCTGAGGTTGTTAGTAAATTAACAGCAATCGGCGCATGGAAATAATGCAACTATTGGAATAACAAAAAATGGCAATTGATCATAGAATAGGTACAAAAGTTAGTAAATCACTGCGCAGAGAAGACACTCCTGCGATTAGGGTAGATCCGTATCCGTATATAGGGGTAGTAAAGAACAACTATGATAGTATACGCAGTGGTCGCCTGCAGGTGTTTATTCCTGATTTTGGCGGCGACGAGAACAATCCAAAAAATTGGCGTACAGTAAATTATGCTAGTCCGTTTATGGGCTATACCAATGTCCCTAAGGATTCTGGAACTACTAATTCATTTCAAAACGCAGCACATACCTACGGTATGTGGATGGTACCTCCGGATATTGGTGTAGAAGTTATTGTTATCTTTGTTGGCGGAGATCCTCTCAGAGGGTTTTGGATCGCTTGCGTAAACAGTAATCTCAGCCATTACATGGTACCCGGGCTAGCGGCAAGTCAAAATGTTCAAGCAGATACTGCAGATGCTGGGTTTAAAGCAGGCAAAGTTAAAGATGCTAGTTACCCAGTTGTAGAGTTTAACGAAAACGATCCCAAAGCTGTACACACTCCGGACTGGACATCAAACCCAAGACCTGTCCATGAGGTCCAAGCTGCTATATTAAGAAAACAAGGTTTAGATAGAGACACTGTACGAGGTACTATTACTAGTAGTAGCCAACGCGAGAGCCCAAGTCATGTGTTTGGTATTAGTACTCCAGGTAGACCAATTAACGATCCTGCAGATGATCCAAATTTTGAAAATAAAGTTAAATCTGGCGATTTAACCGCAGACGATTATGCAGTTAGAGCTAGAGCGGGCGGGCACACACTAGTTATGGATGATGGGAGTATTGGTCGACGAGATCAATTGTTTAGATTACGATCTGCTAGAGGTCATCAGATTATGATGCACGACACTAGCAACACCTTCTATATGGCCAACGCAGATGGGACTGTGTGGATAGAAATGACACAAGATGGCAGATTGGAGGTATATAGCTCTGGCAGTATTAGTTTAAGATCGCAAGGTTCGTTGAATTTACACGCCGATAGTAATATCAATATTGATGCAGGCGGCAACTTCAACGTGAGATCCGGTGGCAAGGTTCAGTTTAATAGCCAAAGTTTAAATGTTATCACTGACGGGGCTATTACAGTTGCCGCCGGCGGCACTGTAGGTATTAACACTACAGGTGCTTTTAATGTGCAGTCGACGGGCATTAGCCTTGACGCCAATAGTGCAAAACTAATACTCAATGGTCAAATCTTTGAAAACTCAACCGCTGGTGTTAATGTAAATCGCCCTACCCCAATAAAAGTAAATAATCTGTCAGATACGGTATTAGACAAAACAACAGGAACATACAAAATAGTACCTGGCGCATTGAATACTATTGTAACTGTAGCGCCAACACACGAGCCGTTTTCCTTGCATGCCACACGACCGGAACCAGCACCACCTGCATCTAAAGTAGGAACGCAGCCTCAGGAATTTACAGGATCTAACGATGTTACTAATACCTTAGACGGTAAAGCAGTTAATAATGCAGTTCCAGAAAAATATATTCAGATGCAGCTCGATGCGTTACCACCGCAGGGCAGCATAGGACCATTAGACAAAGATGATTTAACGGCATATTTTGCACAGATGGGCTACAGCGAAAGCACATTTAGTTACAAGACGCAATTACCAGGTAGTCAATATCTAGGCAAGTATCAAATTGGTATCATTGCACTTAAAGATGCTAAATTGATTAAAGACAATGTAACCTCAGCTAGTCAACTTGACATAGCTAGCAACTGGATTGGCGGAGAAGGCAAACCTTCGAGTAAAGAAGAATTTTTAAATACCCCAGATCACCAAGAGCGGGCCATGTGGACTATTACAAACAACAACTATGGATACCTAATAGCCAACGGCGGAATTACTAGTGAAATGTCTAAAGAAAAAGTTGCAGGCATGCTAAGTGCAGCACATTTAGTAGGCCAAGGGCCGGCTGCTACTTGGAGGAAAAGCGGAGCAGATGCAAATGATGCAAACGGTACAACTGCTAGCGATTACTTTAGTCGAGGTAAGTGGGCGTTGACCACATACGGTCCTAAAATAGATAGTCTACGCAACGGATAACAAGGTAAATATTATTATGGCAAACTTTTATCGCGGATTTAGTACAGTTGGTCGAAATAAAAAATTTCGCCTAACTGACCTTGAATTAATCAAACAGGATCTTATTAATCATTTTCACATTCGTAAAGGCGAAAAGTTAATGAATCCAAAATTTGGTACAGTGATATGGAATCTAATTCATGAGCCGCTGACTGAAGAGCTAAAAAGTGTAATCATTGAAGATGTTAATAATGTAGTTAATTACGATCCTCGTATCAGTGTTGATAATGTAGTAATTACGGAATATGAGCAGGGCATTCAAATTGAAATAGAGCTTCGATATCTTCAAACAAATCAAATCAATTCAATGTTACTACAGTTTGACAACCAAGCAAATACTCTAACTGTGCTGTAATAATCTACGTACTTTTTCCTAAAATAAATACATTATAATAGGAAATCAGTATGGCTATTACCACAAGACAATCAAGTTTATTAGTTGCTGAAGATTGGACTAAGATCTATCAGACGTTCCGTAACGCAGACTTTCAGAGTTACGATTATGAAACTTTACGCAAGTCCATGATCGATTACTTACGAACATATTACCCGGAAGATTTTAACGACTTTATCGAATCAAGCGAATTTATCGCTCTTATTGACTTAGTTGCATTCTTAGGACAATCGTTGGCATTTCGCGGCGATCTTAATGCACGAGAAAATTTCATTGATACAGCACAACGTCGCGACAGTATTTTAAAACTTGCACGACTAATTTCCTATAATCCCAAACGTAATATTCCAGCTAGTGGATTCTTAAAGATTCAAAGCATTTCTACTACAGAAGATGTCTACGACAGCAACGGATTTAATTTAAACGGAGTAGTCATCGATTGGGCAGACGCTGCCAATGATAACTGGCAGGAACAATTTACTGCTATAATGAATTCGGCGTTGGTTTCTAATCAAGTTATTAGTAAACCTAGCAATAGTCAACTAATCAACGGAATCACTAACGACGAATATCAGATTAACCTAGCACCAAATTTGACCGGTACTTTTGCTTTTCAAAGTTTAGTTGAGGGCAGTCAGATGAGCTTTCAGGCAATTAGTGCATCTAGCGCAGGTCAAACCTATGTATACGAAGTGGCACCAAAACCAAACCGTGCATTTAATCTTTTGTACAAAAATGATAATCTAGGCAACTCAAGCAATAATACTGGTTTCTTTGTCTACTTTAAACAGGGCGAACTTAAATCTCAAGATTTTATATTTGAAGAAAGTATTCCTAATCGTGTATTTGACATTAGTGTAAACAATATTAACCATTCGGATGTTTGGTTATATCAACTTGACAGCAACGGCAATCCTAGCACACTGTGGAATCAGGTATCATCAGTTGGCGTGCGTAACGTAATCTATAACAAAGAAACAGATAAAAATATCTATCAAGTAAACACACGTGCCGGTGACCAAATTAGTCTTGTATTTGGTGATGGGAGTTTTGCTAATAACCCACAAGGCAGTTTTAGAATTTACTATCGTGTTAGCAATGGATTGGAATACAAAATAACACCTGACGAAATGCAGAATATTAGTCTATCATTAAACTATGTAAGTAGAGTTGGAAGGATTGAAACATTAACTATTACTTCTAGTTTGCAGTACACTGTGGCAAATAGTTCAGGTAGAGAAACAGTAGAAGATATTAGACAAAAAGCACCGCAACAATATTACACACAAGATCGTATGGTGACTGGTGAAGATTACAATGTTTTGCCATATACCTTGTTTAGTAATGTGTTAAAGGCCAAGGCAGTAAATCGCACAAGCTCGGGGGTGAGCCGTTATCTAGACGTAGTAGACAGTACAGGAAAATATTCAAGTACTAATATTTTTGCACAAGACGGCCTGCTATATCGTAATGAAACTGAAAAAACTTTTAGTTTTGAGTATGTTAACAAAAACGACATCTATAGAGTTATATTAAATCGAATTAAACCTTTAGTGCAATCACAAGAAGCACTACAGTATTTTTATGCCTTTTACCCATTGATCGATATAAACAACGCCTACTGGAATTTAAGTTCTACAGTTGCCAATGGTAGCACTGGATACTTGTACGATCCTGATGAGAATACCATTCAAATTGGTAACATTGTGGCTAGTAATTTTAAGTACATCAAGGCAGGCAGTATTGTTAAATTTTCAGCAGGTGTAGGTAATTACTTTGATGCGCAAAATACTATTAACACAGGAACACCAAGCAAAAGCGGCGACAAGTACTATATCTATGCGGCCATTCAGCAGGTTATAGGTGATGGTACCAATGGCGGATTAGGAAATCTAGCCAATGGCAGTGGCCCAATAATTATCAATGAGGTTGTGCCGCAAGGAGCAATCGCAGATCAAATCTATGCAGTATTCAATAATGAATTTTCAATCTCATTGATCGAAACTATGGTGGGGTATATTCAAGCATTTGAAGATTTTGGTCTACGTTATGATCATAACACCACTCAGTGGGAAGTAATACGTCCGCAGGATTTAAGTACAGGCAAATTTAGTTTTGATTATGTAGGGGACACCTCTAGTCAACAACTTGACTCAAGTTGGATGATACGTTTTAAGACCGTGGGGCAAACTTACACTGTGGTATATCGCGGGTTGGAATACATTTTTGAAAGCGTAAAAGAAACTAACTTCTATTTTGATGATGCGGTTAAAGTTTATGACCCAAACACTGGGTCAACGATTAACGATCAAGTAAAAGTACTAAAAGTCAATAGTCAGCCCGACAGCGCAAGTCCGTTGGCCCTTGATTATGTTTGGTACATCTACAAAAACATTACTGAAATCGATGGATACGAAAATCCTAATAAGATTTTAGTAACATTCCCAGATAGTGATAATGACGGCATACCCGACAATCCCGAACTGTTTGAGTTGATTGTTGCTCCTGAAATTAACGCTGAAGAGAAATATGTGTATTTCCAAAACACTTACGGATATGACAATTATGTTATACAAACTCCAGTGAACAATACAACTGTTAATAGTCAATACAGTACGTTGCGAGATGCTCAGATCGCAGCTACTCTATATCAAAATGGTCAGCTATTTTATATTGCACCAGAAAATGCGTTTTATCAATTGAATGTTAGCGGTGCAACGTATACATTAAATGTAACCACAGAGTATACTGCAAAAAAAGGTCGACAAGATATATATTTCCAATACAGACACAACAGTCCTAACTACAGACGTATTGATCCAAGTCCAAACAATATCATTGACCTGTATTTGTTAACTAAGCAATATTCAACTGATTATACCGCTTGGATTAGAGATACTAGCAGTACTATTACACAGCCAGTAGCACCAACAGGCGAGGAATTAAGTTTAGAGTTTAGTAACCTTGAAAAATATAAATCAGTTAGCGATACTCTAATTTATAATCCTGCTAAATTTAAACCAATTTTTGGAGACAAAGCCGAGCCTGCACTGCAAGCCACATTCAAAGTTGTAAAAAACCCTAGTGTTGTTGTCAGCGATAACGATGTAAAAACTAGTGTAATTAGTGCTATCAATGCATACTTTGAAGTTTCAAATTGGGACTTTGGAGAGACCTTTTATTTTAGTGAATTGAGCGCATACTTACATCAAGTGTTAGCGCCAAATATTGCTAGTATTATCATTGTACCTGCTAGCGAAGCGGGCGCATTTGGGGGGTTATTGCAAGTTAATGCAGAATATAATGAAATTATTATTAGCGCAGCAACTGTAGACAACGTACAAATAATTTCAGCAATTACCGCGGCGCAGATCAACCAATCTGCAACGGCTTAAATACTATATAACAGTTAGGATCAAGTAATAACATGGCACTAAGAAAAACCTTAAAGTTTTTACCTGAAATATTTCAAACCGATGCAAATGATAAATTCTTGTCGGCTACGTTGGATCAATTGATATCAGAACCAGAGTTAAAAACCGTCAATGGCTATATTGGTAGAAAATTTGCACCCACATATAAGTCTAAAGATAGTTATGTCACTGAAAACACATCAGATCGACAAAATTATCAACTTGAGCCAAGTGTTGTTGTTCGAGATGAACAATCTAATATAACATTTTTTAGCAGTTATATTGATCTATTAAACAAGATCAAGTACTATGGCGGTATTACAAATAATCATAGTCGATTATTTAATAATGAATTTTATAGTTTTGATCCTGGTGTTAGTTATGATAAGTTAATTAACTTTACACAATATTATTGGTTACCCAATGGTCCCGATTCTGTTGCTGTAAACACCTCTGGGGTAGCAACTGAAGAAACCTTTACAGTTACTCGAAACCCTACGACAGAAACATATACCTTTACAACTTCTACAGGTTTGGTGTCTGATACTCTTACATTAGCACGTGGTGGTACATATTATTTTGTAGTCAACCAACCGGGGGTTCCATTTTGGATACAAATTGAACCCGGAGTGGATGGAAAATTAAACGCTACACCTACTATTAGTAATCGAGAAGTGCTGGGTGTAACAAACAACGGAACTGATGAAGGGACTATTACTTTTATAGTGCCGCAGAGTGATGCACAAGATCGTTTCCTGACCATGGGAACGGTATTCAATGTTGACTATGCTACTCCATTTTATTCATTACCCTATAATAATCTGCACAATAAATTGCGTAGCCAATTTCTTAACGCATATCCTCAGTATGCTGGTATTACCGGTAACCTGGATGGAAAACATTTAGTTTTTGTTGACCAAACTTTGGCTACCAACTTTGGCGAGGAAGCATGGACCGCAGAAGAAGTATTAGATTTAGATCTTAACCCTATTTTAGGATGGGGCGAAGGTGACGTAGTTCCAGTCAACCAACGAAATGGTGTATGGAAGATAATATTAGTTGATGTTGGTGTTGATAATGATCCTTTAATTAGATTAGTGCCAGTACAGGATATTGAAGTAGACGAAAAAGTTTATGTTAAGTATGGATTGGGGAATGCTAATCGAGAATTTTACAAAGAATCGGACGGATTTTTATATAGAGTCCCAGTAATATCAACAGTACAAGATACTTTATACTTCCAAGATGCTGTTAAAACTAACATGTACGGTGATTTAAAAATCATTGAATATGCAGGTTGGAATATTGATGTAGAACAAGATATTTTAGGTAAAAAAACATATACAAGTCCGAATGGCGTCAAATTTACCAGTGGCCTTAAAATTGAATTTGGATCTGATGTAACCCCAACTAATTATCAAAATAAACAATACTATGTAGAAGGTGTGGGCGACGCAATTCGGTTGGTAGACGTCACATTATTAGTAACACCAGAGCTATATAACGATGAACTAGAGTTAAATTATCCAGATCAGTCATTTCCTGATTATGTTACAATCAATAGAAGTGCCTTAGATTTAAATGCTTGGTCACGCAATAATCGTTGGTTCCATCGAGATGTTATTACTGCTACCGCTAGGTACAATAATACTATCCCAGTATTTGACCAAACTTTGAGAGCACAACGACCAATTGTTCAATTTGAGGGTGATTTTCAGCTATATAATTATGGTCGAATCGGTAAGCGTCACATTGATGTGCTTGACTTAACTACCACCGATGCATTTAACCAACTTGAAGGTGAAATTTTTGACGTAGCTTTAGGAACTACATTGTTTGACGGTATGCGAATTTTATTTGCCGCTGATAATGATCCATTGGTTCGAAATAAAATTTACGTATTAAATTTAGTAGAATATGAAGAAGGAACCCCAGGCGACCCAGTTTTACGTATTAAACTCAACATAGCTGAGGATGGTGAAAATTTAGAGTGGGATAGTGTAGTAGTACTACAAGGACAGTATAAAGGTAGCCATTGGTGGTTTGATGGTACCAATTGGAATGAAAGCCAACAAAAGACCGGGTTAAATCAAGATCCGTTATTTGAAGTACACACTCAAACTGGTGTAAGTTTGTCCACCTATCCTCGCAGTTCTTTTGCAGGAACTAAGATATTTGGATATAAGAGACCAACAACTGGCACTGAAGACAGTATACTAGGATTTGCACTAAGCTATCGAAATTTTGGAACTCAAGGAGACATAGAATTTCAAAACTATTTTGATACTGATACCTTTAATTATGTGATAGATCAAGAAAGTTATACTCCGCATATTAATACAGGATTCTTAGTAAAGATTATTGATAGAAATACTGTAGCGCACCGCAACATGTGGAAAACCGTAGTTGAAGAAAGCAAGCAGTATCAAATTCTTAATTACAGTTACACAAACTCAAATACGTTTATTTTAGATGTTATTCCTAATCCAAATGAAGCATCTATACCGTACTTAAAAGTCTACGTTAATAATCAACGACTAAATCCATCTAACTGGGTCTTTGACAGCGCAAATAACTCTGTTACAGTTAATGTGATCTTATCTACAGACGACCGTATAGACATTTTAGTATACAGTGAACAAGTTAGTACCCGTGGTAACTATGAAGTCCCACCTAATTTAGATTTAAATGCACAAAACGTTGATATAGATTCGTTAACATTAGGCCAGCTTCGTAACCATTTAGTTTCATTAAGTCAAAATAGTAAAGATCTAATAGGCGAAGTTTTGGCCGCAAGTAATCTTCGAGATCTTGAAGTTAAGTCGCAAGGCGGTAATATCTTACAGCACAGCGCCGGCGTTCCGTATGCAAGTTTATTTTTATTAGATGATACAGCAAATTTCGTTGACGCGGTTCGATATACCCAACGCGAGTATGCTAAATTTAAAAATAAATTTTTAGAATTAAGTGCAAGTCTGACAGGAATTGACCCTACCAATCCTGCTGCAAGCGTGGATTTGATCTTAACAGAAATGAACAAGATTAAAAACTCAACATTCCCATGGTTCTATAGCGACATGGTACCGTACGGTCCTTTAAAAACAATAGTAGCAGACGGTTATACTGTGTTTGACCCCACTGTACGATCTTATGAAATAACCAACGTCTTTAATAGTCAACAATTGAGCAACAAGGCTGTATTAATATACTTAAATGACGTTCAGTTAGTAATAGGTAATGACTACACCTTTGATACAGATCGCCCGGCTATTACGTTCAACGATAATCTTGAATTGGCTATAGATGATGTTATTAAAATTGTTGAGTATTCAAACACCGATGGTAATTATATCCCTGAGACCCCAACTAAGTTGGGGCTGTATCCTAAATTTGTTCCTGAGATATTTTTAGATGATACCTATAGAGATCCAATAAATGTAATCAGAGGGCACGATGGCAGTGTAACTCCGGCATTTGACGACTACAGAGATAATTTTATACTTGAGCTAGAGAAACGAATTTACAATAACATTAAATTGCCCGAAACAGAGTTGCCAAGAGAAATCTATAATGTTATCCCTGGCAAATTTAGAGACAGCGATTATACAATATCTGAATTTAATAGTATTCTATCAGGTAGCTTCTTAAGCTGGATTGGTAATAATAGATTAGATTATTCAAGCAACGAAACATTTGAAAGCAATGATCCGTTCACATGGAATTACAGTCGATTTGTTGATAGAATCGATGGCGAGCCTCTGCCAGGTAGCTGGAGAGCATGTTTCCAATATTTCTACGACACCGACAGTCCCCACTTAAGACCTTGGAAGATGTTGGGCTTTAGTAGTAAACCAGACTGGTGGGAAGGATATTACGGCCCTGCACCGTACACCGGTGGGAACACTTTGCTGTGGGATGATCTAGAAGTTGGACGCATTGTAGACGGTGATCGTGCTGGTACAGACGCAAGATTTGCTCGTCCGGGTTTGAGTCAGATTATACCTGTAGACGAAAACGGCGGGTTGATTAGCCCCGCAGGGATCTTAACAAAAGCATTTAATAGTAGTAACGCCGCTACGGCCTGGGCGGTAGGCAATCAAGGACCAGTTGAAACTGCATGGCGCAGAAGCAGCGATTATCCTTATGCAATACAAATTGCAATGGCTTTGGCAAAACCTGCAAAATATTTTGGGCTGTTTATTAATGCATTTAATTACAGTAAAAATAATGATTTAGACCAATACCTAACCGCAGAAAATCACCACTTAGTTCAATCTGCAATTAATATCAATGGCGACCGCAGCGGTGGAGTTGTTGTTCGGTCTGCAGGTTATCTAAATTGGATCGCAAACTATCTAACCAATATGGGGGTTAATCCAGTTGAAAAGATTAGTTCGATGTTGACAAATTTCACAGTAAATCTGGCCTACAAAATGGCTGGGTTCACCGACCAAAGCTATGTTCAAGTATTGGCCGAACAAAGTAGTCCAAGCAGTACCAATGATAGTGTAGTTGTACCCGCAGAGAACTACAAGGTTCATTTATATAAATCAACCCCAGTGGATCGTATAAATTACAGTGCGGTGATTGTTGAAAAAACAACAAATGGATTCACTGTTCGCGGGTATAATTTATTAAATCCGTATTTTACAATTATACCAAGCACAGTTAACAGTAACGCAACTAAGATCAAAGTACTTGACAGTGAAGGGGTAGTGTATTTTGACTATAAACCAATTAAGTTAACTGTTCCATACGGTTACGAATTTAAAAATCAACAACAGGTTGTTGACTTCTTAATAAGCTACGAAAGATTTTTAATTGCTCAAGGGTTTGTATTTGCAGAAATAGACGAAGCTCTTGCAGAAGTACGAAACTTTAAGTTGAGTGTTAAAGAATTCTTATTTTGGGCTCAACAAGGTTGGACTACCGGTAGTGTACTGGTGTTAAGTCCTGCAGGCGAAAATATACGATGCAACACTTCCGGTGCAATAGTTGATGGGATCCAAGATGATCAATATACAACAAAAGTATTAGATCAAAACTTTAAATTAGTTAAGAATAATAACTATAACGTAATGCGTAGCCCTACGGAATTTAAGCTATCGCTTACTAACGATCAAGTTGTTGGTTTTGTAGATTTAAATCTAGTACAATACGAACATGTATTGATATTTGACAATACTACGGTATTCAATGATATTATATATAAACCAGAGCTTGGTAACAGACAATATCGATTGAAACTAATAGGACAAAAAACTGATAATTGGGATGGAAGTTTATATGCACCAGGATTCTTATATAACTCAGGAGAAGTAGATGCATGGCAGTCTGGCAAAGATTACTTAAAAGGTGATCTGGTAGAGTTTAAAGATCAATTCTATGTGGCTTTAAATAATATTTCTGCAGCAGATGATTTTAAATTTTTAGATTGGAAGTTGGCTGATTACGGGCAGGTTCAAAAGGGATTACTAAGCAATTTCTCAAGCATAGCAGTGAAATCACAAAGTTATTACGATCCGTATGGATATTTCAATGATGCAGACCAAGTTAAGTATAGTCACGGGTTAATTGGATTTAAACCTCGACAATATTTAGATGATCTTGGAGTCAACGAAACTAGCCAAATTGAATTTTATAAAGGGTATATTAGACAAAAGGGAACACCTAATGCATTTGACGCATTAACTCAAGCGCAGTTTAATAATCTTGCCAGTGATATTAATTATTTTGAAGAATGGGCAGTGCGCATAGGTGAGTACGGTGCAGTTGACACAAATCCGTACATTGAAATCCCATTGGACGAAAAAGCGTTTTCAGTTAACCCAGCAACTGCTGAATTTGTATACGGCACACGTCGCAACGAAGGTGACGGCGTTACGATCTTTAATAGCAGCCAACTTTATAGATTAACAGACCAGTACAATGGTAATATAGCATTAAATCGCGATAATAACAGCGACTATAGCAACGATATTCTAACAGCAGGATATGTTAACATAGATGATGTCGACGCCACAATCTTTGATCTGTCAGAATTTTCAATGTTGAACGATAGATTAGACATAATTGGCAATGGATATAGTATATGGGTGGCTAAAGATTACACTCAAGATTGGAATGTATATCGTGTCACTGAAACGGATAATGATGTAATCTTCTTAACTAATGCATTAGATGGATACATCACATTTACAACCAATTTACCTCATGGACTTTTGGTCAATAGCATATTTATGGTTAGAAATTTTAACGCTGCGTTCGACGGTTTCTATCAGGTAAATTCAGTGGACGATCTGACTAGAGTAACAGTGTCATACGCTGGGGATACTTCTGAGTTGTCAGAATTAAATGGTCGCGGGACACTGTTTGTACTGGATAGTTTGCGATTCCAATTTATGGAAGAGGCACGAAAATATGTTCCTCCACATGGTTGGAAAGAAGGAGAGAAGATCTGGATTGACTTAGATGCTCCGACTAGTTTTGTCCAAGGGCAACCATACGAAACAGGCAATAACCTGTGGAAAGTTTATGAAAAACGTATGCCATGGAATCTGAAACAGCAATTAACCAAAGGCGAAGAAGAATATGCTGCAAATGATGGGTTTGGCACTAGTGTAAAACTAAGCGCAGATGGGTTAATTGCTGTTACTGGTAATCCCCTTTCTGGTTCTACTGGTACAGTTAGCACGTTTGCTAAAAATTCAACTAATGAATTTATACAGACATTTACTATTGTTCCGGATACTGGGAATGTATCAGAGTTTGGAACTAGTATTGACCTATCTACTAATCGAATCGCAGTGGGCGCACCGGGCAGCAATAACGACAATGGTTACGTATATGTTTATAAAAAACTACAGGATGTAGCATCGTACGATCGATCACAAGTGATCGTGGGTAACTTATCTGCATCTGGTGATCGATTTGGCTTTAGTGTAAGTTTAGACGAATTTGGCGAATGGTTATATGTTGGTGCTCCAGGAAATGACAAAGTATATATTTACGGATTGAATAAGAGTGTCACTGAGCGAGAACACGTAGAGTCTGTTAATAATTTAAATATCCTTTCGTTAAGCGCAAACATCACTGCAAATATTGGTGACCATATTACTCAACCTACTACAGGTGCTGATCTAATAGTTACGGCAAATGTGTCTAATGGAAGTAATGTAGAAGTAAGTGCATTAACTAATATTGTCACTGGGGTAAGTTCTGGCAACATCCAGATTGTAAATGTTAACATACACGGTGACCCTATAGCGATCACCAATGTAGCAATTTATCCTACTGCTACATATACTTCGTCGACTCGAAATTCTATTAGTCTTTCATTCACCCCCGATGTTGCAGATGATGCAAATAGTCTACTAGTAACTAGCAGAGAGCGTACATACATACCAAATGTTGACTATACACTTAGTGGAACAACAGTAACATTTTCAGCTAATATAGAACAAAATGATATTAGTATCAAGCAAGCACCATATTACTCATTGGTATCAACAGTACAGGGCGCCGCGGGTAGCGAATTTGGATATGTAGTTGACAGCAGTTATGACGGAGCACAACTTGGGGTTGGTGCACCAAACGAAACAGTTAACGTAGGTATAAGAACTGATGGAATTAAAGTTGCTATACCAGTAGGCACGGCAACTGCGAATATTGTTAGTTATACTGAGTATGTTGGAGCAGGCGCAGTATTTATATACGATCGTGTAATTGAAGCATTTGAAAGCACAGGCAATCAAGATTATACTACAAACGGTACTATCGGAGCAGTGCATAAGGTTACAATTGATAACATTGAAATTCCATTTAGTGAGTACCAAACATCGTTCACTACCCCATCACTGGCAAATAACGTAGTTAGATTTATTACTCCACCAGACGTTGGTAAAGTTGTTTATATAGAAACTAACGAAATTAACCTACTAGAGAAATTAATAGGTATCGACAGCCTTGAGGGCGGCCTAGAAGCTATTCAGAGCGGCGCAAGATTTGGTACTAGCTTGACAATCTGTTCAAACAACTGTGCATTTTACATTGGCGCTCCGTATTACAACAACGGCACAACATACAACACTGGCGCAGTTTGGAAATTCCATAGTAGAGGTCGGTTATATGGTACTAACACAGGCTACGCAATTAACCCAACATTTGCTCCAAACGATACAATCCGATTAGATAACTTTGAAGTTCGAGTTAATCTTGGATTAAGCGGAAACATATCAGTGACCACTGGTGATTTTATTACACAACCTAGTTCAGGCGCAAACGTTGCTGTCACTGAGGATACCTCTGGAAATTATATTAAAATTTCAGATTACGCCGACGCTAATGTATTTGTTGTTGGTTCTGGAAACATCTACGTGAATGGTGCTGATGCTAATGTAACTGTACGATCAACAAGTTTAGATGAATTTGTTGAAGATATTAATTCAGCTGATTTACTAGGCATTACCGCAACAAATGAAGGCGGTAAATTAAGAATTGACTCAGACAAAACTGTGGCCAAAAACTTGTTACGTATTCTATCTGGTAGAAACATATCAGCGAACCCACAAGGCGTATCAAATGTTTACTCGTCGGCTGAACTAGCGGTATTTGCGTTCATGCAGATTATTATCAATCCGTACAACTCAACTAACGAGTATTTTGGTAATAAAGTTATTTTGGCAAGAAACGCTTATATGTTGGTAATTGGTAGCGAGCGTGGTACCACTAAAAAATATACAACATTTGACGATGCAACTACTACATTGGATAGCGATTCTACTGCGTTCTTTGACAGCATCAAAGGCAGCGGTAGTGTATACATTTATGAATTATACGATGATCCTCGAGACGAGGTTGAAAATCCAGGGCGATATGCTTTTGCACAGCAACTCAACCCAGGTGATCTAAATCCGGGCGATCGATTTGGAGCCGCAGTTGATATCGTAGGAGACACAATTATTGTAAGTAGTCCAGGCGACGATACTACATTGACTGATGCAGGAAGTGTATACATATTTGAAAATCCTACTAGAACCAGAGGTTGGAACTTAATAAGATATCAACAACCTAAAGTTGATACAGATAGTGTGAATCATATTTTCTTATACAATAAAAATGCTAATACCATTTTAACTAACTTAGAATTCATTGATCCAGCTAAAGGAAAAATACCAGGGTTAGCAGAACAAGAAATTGACTATAAAACAGCTTACGACCCTGCCAAATACAATCGAGGATCCAATCCTCGAACAGCGGTTAATTCTGATCTGTACTGGGGCGCTGAACAATTAGGGCAAGTTTGGTGGGATTTAGATCGTGTTCGATATATTGACTACGAACAAGATTCGTTAACATATCGTTCTATTAATTGGGGTAGATTGTTCCCAGATAGTACTATAGAAATTCTTGAGTGGGCCGAAAGTGATGTCTTACCTAGTCAATATGTTGATACATACCCAAATCGAGGCGTACCTAAATACCAAGACGATAGTGCATACGTTGAAGTGAGTTATGTTGATAGTTTAACTAATAACATTACAAGTAAGTATTATTTCTGGGTGGGCGGAAGAACTGATCTGGACACTGTGACTGCTCCAAATCGTCGATTACCGTTAACAGTAATTTCCTCATTGATAGAAAATCCTAAATCGGCTGGTGTTGCTTATGCTGCTATTGTGCAGAATAATGCTGTGATTTTATATAACGTAGGCTCATACCTAAGTGCCAGCGATACTATTTTACATCTTGACTACGAAGTTGTTAAAAATAACAGTATAATTCACAGTGAATATGAACTGATACAGAAAGGTAATGCTTTAAGTTTTGTTCCGGCTAAAATATTAAACAAATTGATTGATAGTTTAAGCGGCATTGATGCCGCAGGCGCAGTGGTTCCGGACCCTAAATTAAGTGTAGCAGATAGATTGGGGGTCGGATTCCGCCCACGACAAAGTATGTTTGTTGATCGGTTAGCTGCTATGAACGATTTAGTTCAGTATGTTAACGGTATTTTAATTAAGAAACCAATTGCAAGACAATACGATTTAACAAAACTGAATTCTGCAGAGCCTATGCCCAACGCAAAACTTGGTGAATACGACCAACTAGTGGCCACAGAAGAGGCATTGGCTTATATTGATGTTACAAATCTACCTGTAGGCTACAAAATATTAATTGAGACGGATACTACTCAGGACAATTTATGGGTACTATACACCTTAAATCAAGATTTAGTGTGGGAAATTGCCCGAGTACAATCATATAAAACAAACCTGTATTGGGAATATGTCGACTGGTACGCAGAAGGATATGATAATACTATACAAGTGGACTATGCAGTTACTACTATTATTGATGCACTGAAATTGCAGGCAGAACCAGGCAGTGAAATTCTTGTTCGTGTTGAACTAGGCGAAACTGGCGGCTGGAATATCCTTGTTGTTAACGACCAAGGCGGATTTGATGTTGTGGGTATTCAAAACGGTACCATACAACTTAAATCAAATCTTGGGGACTTTGCTAACAATGAATTAGGATTCAGTAATCAAGGGTTTGATGTTAACCGATGGGATCAAAACCCAAACGTTGAGATTCGTTATATTATTCAAGCTCTTCACGAAGACATTTTTATTAATGAACTAGGCGCAGAAACTAATAAGCTGTTCTTTGTAATGGTTAACTACCTATTCGGCGAACAAAAATATGTAGATTGGATCTTTAAAACTAGTTTTATTAGCGTAACGCACAGTCTGAGAGAATTAAATCAATTCCCTAATTACATTAAAGACAATCAAACCTACTACCAAGATTATATCAATGAAGTTAAACCTTACTCGACTAAAATTCGAGAATATTTAGTTGGCTACAACAGTTTAGACCTCTTTGAAGGTAGTGTAACTGATTTTGATCTGCCTCCATACTACGATACTGATACTAAAATATTTAGAAGTCCAAGCGGTGAGGAAGTAGTTAAAGATCAAGCACTATGGCAAACTGATGTATACAGCCAATGGTACCAAAATAGAAATAATACTGTAGTAAGTATATTAGTTGAAGATGGCGGTAGTGGTTACACAGATGAGCCAATTATAACTATTATTGGCGGCGGTAGTGGTGTAACTTCAGCAACCGCAAGAGCTGTAATTGATTTTGACACTGGAGCAGTAACCAACATCATTGTTACTAATCCGGGCAGCGGATACTTTGTAACTCCAACAGTGATAGTCAATGGATCAAGTACGGTTCCGGCACGTGCATATGCAGTGTTGCAAAATAACCAAGTTAGAAACATTAACACTACGTTAAAATTTGATCGTATTTCTTATACTAGCAGTGTAATAGATTGGTCTGCAAATACCTCCTTAACAGCAAACACTATAGTAAGCTATAATGGGGTAGGATATAGAGTTAATGCAAATATTACAACCGGTAGTAGCTTCAATCCTGACAATTACACAAGAGTAAATGCTAGCGAGTTTGACAATGCTAATGACCGTATCATGGCATATTATGCACCAAGTGACACAATGCCTGCTCGAGATCTAGGGCAACTACTAAAAGGCATAGATTACCCTGGGGTACAGGTAACGGGATTAAATTTTGATCAACAACCTGGATATGATGGTGCTGGCGGCTTTGACAAAATATTATTTGACAATGTTCAATATGACGAAGATGGTAACCCTATATTGGGCGACAGCACTGTAGATACATTAATCAGTAGTTTATATACTGATTCTACTCTAGGAACACGAGCAGAGGATATCAATTTAGATGGCGGAGAATACGTAGATGCTTATTCAAGTCATGCCCCGGAAGAACTTATCCCAGGGATTGTTTTTGATACCTTAGATATTCAAGTGTATACTAAAGTTGATTCTAACGTGAATGTGTTAGGTTACAGAATATTCAATAATATGGTAAGAAATGAAAGCTTCTTGCGTATATCCAATGCGTTCTCAACATTGTTGGCGCAGGACTTATTGATCACAGATACTGAGATTAAAGTCATTGATGCATCCAAATGTCCAGAACCGAGTCCAGGAACTGCTACACCTGGGGTGGTATTTGTTGGGGCAGAACGCATTACATATTTTGTGAGAGATTTAACAACTAACACATTGAGCCAACTGCGACGTGGTACACAGGGTACTGGAACTCCGGCGGTGCATGCCGAGTTTACTAAAGTGGTTGATGCTAGCCTAAATCAAGTAGTACCAAGTGTTACTAAAGGTAATGTTACATACACAACAACTACCTCAATTAATGCAACTAAATCTCCAAGTTTCAAACTGAAACTAACTGGCAATATTACGGCAAATGTTGGGGATGTGATTACTCAGGCAACTAGCGGTGCAAATGTTAGGGTAGTGGGTACTGATTGGGAAGATAGCGATACAATTTGGTATACTAGAAACTCAAACAACCCATTTGAATTTACAGATATTCAATTGCAGTTTAGCGCCAACTTGACAATATTTGCTGGAGACATCGTAACACAAGAATCTTCTTCTGCAAATTTAACTGTGATCACTACTGTATACGACACTGCTAATGTTATTCTGCGTTACAACTCACTCGAAACACTTAATGTTAGTGGAGGCAATCTGTTAGTAAACGGTGTTGACTCTGGTTATACCGCTATTACAATATATGCCGATCCTGTAGCTACAAGTAATTTAGCAGTCAACGGCATATATACAACTGACATTTATCCAGTTAGCAGAACTATTCTTGGATCGGTGAATCAAAACGGCAATGTAACTGTGGGCGCAAACGCTACTTTAGCGACAACAAGTATCTGGTACAATTTAGGTAATGGCACTACAACAAATACCGACGGAGCAGGATTTGATGGAGCAACCACTGAACAAGTTGACTTCCTGAGGGAATACCCAGCAACCTATACCATTGGTATAGTCTCTGAAGATGCGGTAAATATATTATCTACTGAAGATGATGAAATAATTATTGAGGAATAATAATGACAATTAAAATTAGTCAACTGGGGAATGTTACAACGGTATTAGGCAATGTACTAATGCCTCTGGTAGCAAACGTTGCAGGAACCCTTACTACTGTCAAAGGCAATGTTGATCAAGTTAAAACATACATTTTAGGTACTATAGAATCTGATTTGGCAAATTTAACAGCAAATGCAGGGTCACAGGCGGATAGTATTTCATCATTGACAGCTAACGCCGCAGTGCAGGCAGGATTAATTGCTGATCTATCAGCTAATGCTGCAGTGCAAGCAGGGCTACTATCGGGATTAGAAGCCAACGCAGCATCTCAATCAGGATTCATTGCTAATTTATCTAGCGGGACTGCAACATTTGGTAATTTAGTACCAAGCGCAAATGTAACATATAGTTTAGGTAGCCCATCAGCCCAATGGAAAGATTTATATCTAAGTGGCAGTACCATTTACATTGGTGGCGCTGAAATTAGTATTAGTGGTGGTACAATTCAAACTACCTTACCAATATCTGCAGATATTACAGCAAACACGTTGACAGTAGCCGACACACAGCTTACATTCAGTCAAGGTAGTTACATAGATGAGACCGAAGTTGCAGGACAACCGGGAGTATATGGCCTAGCACTAAACAGCCCAGATGACGGTATTGTGGGAATGAACGCATTAGATTCCAATGCCACAGTAACTTCAAGTGTTATTGTGAGTAATGTAAGTGTACAGGTTAATGTACAAAATACTAGCGACACTGCAAACGTACACGTGTGGGCTTATTTAGAAGACGGGTCGTTATTGTGGCCCGACCTTACAGTGCAGGCCACTGCATTTACAGCAGAGTATGTAACAGCTATTACTGATACAGAGGCAAATGTATCAGTATTGCAAGGAAATGTAGCAGCGCATGATGTTCGGCTTGGTAACCTTGAGGTCAATGGTGCAAACATTCTGGTTGACATTTCTACTTTACAAAGTAATGTAGAATTTACTATGTCAAATCTTACTCATTGGACTAGCAACGTAACTACTATCAATGATGCGTTAAACCAATTAGCTGAAAGAGTTTGGAATTTAGAAAATCCTTAAAATAGCAGATTATGAACGAAATAAATAAGAATATAGATCAACAAACACAAACTCCAGAAGTACAGGAGAAACAGCCCGATGAGCGTGGCGGTATCTATGTGCAAGGGCATGTTAAAATATTTGACCCAGAATCTGATGAAGTTTACGTAAATGGACGAGCATAACAAATGAATTTAATGAATTTAGACATTATAGGTATGGTAAAAATATTTGATCCTGTTAGTGGTGAAATATTTGTTGATAAAAAGAATGCAATCCATTACGAAAATATGAGTGAGGCTATTGCATATAGTTTAGGAAATAAAGGAACTAACTTTATTACAGAAATGCATTTTGGCAACGGCGGCACAACTGTTGACCCTACTGGTGTTATTACATACTTGCCTACCAATACTAATGTGCAAAATGCAGACTTGTATAGTCCGCAGTACTATAAAATAGTCGATGATACAAATGCTGCAAATAGCGATCCTCTCCGTAATAAGGTTGCTATTACCCATACTCCTGGTCAGATCTATTCAGACATCATTGTTAGTTGTCTATTGGACTATGGCGAACCTAATGGCCAAGCAGTTTTTGATAACAGTCAAGATTTAAATGGACAATTTGTATTTGATGAGATTGGGTTAAAAGGCTACAGTACAACAGGTGAGGGTCTAGGAAAATTATTAACTCATGTGATTTTTAGCCCTGTGCAAAAATCATTAAACAGATTGATACAGATCGATTATACTGTGCGAATTCAAACATTAACTAATTTGAGTGCAATTACATAATAGGATAAAAAATGTCATACGTAATAAACAAAACAAACGGCACAGTATTAGCGACAGTATTAGACGGAACTATTAATACTAGTGCTAGTAGCCTAACATTAGTCGGAAGAAACTACAGCAACTACGGCGAAGTAATTGGTGAAAATTTTGTTAAGCTGTTGGAAAATTTTGCTTACAATATTGCGCCAAGTAATCCGCTAGCAGGGCAGTTGTGGTGGGATAGCGGAAACAGCCTACTAAAAGTTTATACTGGCACATCATTTAAAATTGTAAGTAGTTGTACAGCACAAACAACAGCACCTACTACCACTGTAGCTGGCGATTTGTGGTGGGATACTGCCAACGATCAATTGTATGTTTACAACGGTACAACGCCGTACAGTGCAGATGGATGGATTTTAGTTGGCCCTGGCTATAGTAAGGTTAACGGAAAGAGTGGTGCTATCTGGGAACAGATTACAGACACTACCAGCTCAACACACAGCGTTGTGGTGATGTATGTAGACGGTACACGCACAGGAATCATTAGCGAAGATAGTGAATTTACGCCAAATGTTGCAATCTCGGGGTTCTCAACGATTCGACCTGGTTATAACATGAGTTCTATAGGTACATTCCACGGAACTGCTAACAATGCTAGTTATCTTGGTACACAGCCTGCTGCTAATTATTTCCGCAACAATATTGACAATAGTGGCACTGGTACATTAAGTGTTGTAAATGATTCTGGCATTAAAGTTGGTGCTGGATTGGATTTAGAACTTTCAGTTTCGGGTACTGATGCGCAGATTAAAAATATCACCAGTGGCGGCGATATTGGTGTGTACGCAAATGTTAGTGGAACTAGCACTAGAGTTTTGTACATTAATGGCGCCGACGGTACTATTGAAGTAGCAGATGACCCATCAACAGACCTAGGTGTTGCTACTAAACAATATGTAGATGATAGTTTTGCTAATAGCCCTGTTCTCGGTGGTGTACCAACGGCCCCAACAATGCCAGTTGATACAGCAAACTTGTCTATTGCTACTACAGATTTTGTTATTAACAATTCTGGGTTCCTTAAAAATAAAATATACCAAGGGAATAGCTATATTGAAATCCTTGACAGCGGCACTGGCAGTGCCAATGTTGTAATTGATGGCATAAGTGTAGCTACTGCTAGCGCATCAGGTATGAATTTACGCAATGGCGCTACAGCAATTACCCAAACACAAGTATACAACGGTTCAGGAAATACCACAGTGGCAACGACTCAATATGTTAAGACTGCTACAACCTGGTGGGGCGGCAGTGCTAAATTTGTGAGCACAGATGCACCAAATCCTGGAGTAAATGATGTGGGTTCCAATGATGGAGATTTTTGGTTCCAGCGTGATGCATAACCAGATAAATAACTTATAATAGGTAAAAGAGATGGCATATACAATTACTACAACTGCTGGTACCACACTAGCAACAATCGCAGACGGTACAGTTAATACTAGTACCACAAGTTTAACCCTAATTGGTAAAAACTATGCAGGTTACGGTGTTTTCTTAAATGAAAACTATATCAAACTTTTAGAAAATTTTAGCAATACTACTGCACCAACAGCGGCACTACAAGGCCAGTTGTGGTACGATAGAGGGCAAAATGTATTAAAAGTATATGACGGAAGCCTATGGAAACCAATTTCAAGTTCTGCAGCAAGTAACACCGCTCCGACTTCAGCAGTTACAGGCGATTTGTGGTGGGATACAGCTAATGCACAACTAAAAGTATGGAGTGGCAGTGCTTGGGTTACTGTAGGACCTGCATATACCAGCACTTCGGGTACTTCAGGCGCAGTTGTAGAAACTATCTTAGATAGCAGTGCTGCTAGCCACGTAGTTGTTAAATTTTATATCTCAAACACCACTGTAGGTATCTTAAGTAAAGATGCTACCTTTACTCCACAAACTAGCATATCTGGGTTTATAACAATTAAACCTGGTTTTAATTTGATCAGTTCTAGTACCATTACAGGTAGCCAATTTACGGGTGATTCTAGTAACGCACTGTTATTAAATGGTAACCCTGCAACATCTTTCTTGCGCAGCGATACTAATACTAGCACAGCATATAGTATTCAAGCAGCAAGTTTAGCAGTTGGTAGTGATTTAACTATAGCTAGTGCTAACAGTGCAGTTAGTTTAACAAACGCAACGTTAAACAGTTCATTGGATTTCTACGTTAACAAAGGTGGCGTTAATACTAAAGCTATCGGTATTACAGGATCTACAGGCGCAGTTACATTGTCTGGCGCATTGGTTGCAAGCTCAACCGCTAGTGTTACAGGAAACTTAACAGTTGCAGGTTACAGCAATCTTCAAGGTATAACAGTAATTAGCAATTCGCTATTACCAAGTGCGAACGCTACAATTAATATTGGTAGCACATCTTCAAGATTTGCAAATGTATATGCAACCAACTTAGTCGGAACGGCAATTACTGCTAACTATGCCGACTTGGCTGAACGTTTTGAAGCAGATGTACCGATGGTACCGGGCACTGTAGTTGAAATTGGTGGGGTTAAAGAAATCACAGCCGCTGTTCAGGAATTAAGCGATAATGTGTTTGGGGTTATAAGTACATTACCCGGTTTCTTATTAAATGGCAGTGCAGGAACAAATGAAACGCACCCGGCAGTTGCAGTAAATGGGCGTGTACCTGTGCGAGTAGTAGGCCGTATTAACAAGGGCGACCGATTAGTGAGCGCAGGCAATGGACTAGCTCGTGCAGCTTCTAAAGGTGAATACACTCCTTTTAACGTAATTGGGCGTGCTTTACAAACTAAAGTATCAACAGGTGAAGGCACCGTTGAAGCTATTGTCAAATTGAATAACTAAGGAAATCAAATATGTCATATGCATCGGGCGGATTAATTGAAGCCACGGACTACAACAACTTAGCATGGGGAGGCACCCAAGGAACATACACCTCAAGCCCGACTAACATCGCTTATGTAATGGGTGTAGGTAATGGCGTATTTGGCTACGGACAAGATGTTAGTGCTATTAATACAGTTTCGGCTGCAGGAACAGTTACGGCAACGCAATGGAGTGGGTTCTTAACTACTTTAAATAAAGCATTAGGACACCAAAGTGGCAGTGGCGCACAGATTTCAGTCGATCCTGCTATTACCGCAGGTAACACGATTACTTACTTTGGTAGTATAGCCACGGCAGTGGGCACAATTAACACCAACAAAGCATTATTTGATTCACAAGGATCTACAACAACTGGCTCAACTCAATCTTGGAATCCAACTGCGGCAGCCGCATCGGCTCTGTCAGCCTTTCAAGACATTAACGTAGCATTTAGTAGTGCAAATGCTGCACGATATTTCTTTAATGCAGGTGGCCAAATTAACTTTGTAGTTTCAGCAACAGACAATGCTGGAACAAGCCGAAGCCAAGCACTTCGTGATATGATTAACAGCGCAGGGGGCATCACTGCATTCCAAAACACAACCAATGGCGGTCGAAGCGGGTCCGGTGGCACCGCAGTTACTAACAATACAAGTTTTGGTTACAGAGATTTAGTGTTTAATACTCCACAAACTATTGTAAATATGGATGTTGCGGGTACATATAGTGCGCACGATGTTCAATTACAATTATTCGCTAACGATAGCAACACAACCAATGGTAGTATTACTAGCAGTGTTGCATTTAGATTATCTCTATATGCTGCAGCAGATGATGCATTTGGCGGCGATGTTAATCTAACAGTTAGCGTGCGTGCAGACATTGTATATCCAGAGACAACCTACTTGTCAGACGCATGGGGCACACCAACAGTAACTTTTGATAATACATAGTTGACAGATTAACTAAAATCTTGTATAATATAGGTAAGTTTTTCTAACTTACCTATTTTTATGGCTATATAATTATATGATTGATCAATTAGTAGAACAGATTAAACAGTCAACGAACTACCAAACTAACAAGCGTATTTTACGCGAAAAAATTCAGACTGACCTCCACGTTGCGTATAATGGTGGCTTATTTAAAGTTACCCCTGAATTGATATCTTTTTTGTCAGTTTGGGAAGCCGATGACTTATTTTTAGAAGATACTTATCAAAATCCTATTAAAGTTAGTAGAATAGAATTTTTATCATTGTGTAAGCAACATTACCAAACAGCTATGAATAGTTGGAACATACAATATGAAGAACTTAAACGCATTAGAAAAATCTAAAGGTGTTATATTATTTGCGTTTAACACTGAAACTATTGACTATGTTAAAATTGCAGATCGCGCAGCTCAATTAGTGCACCGCACCCTTGGTTTGCCTGTTACTTTGGTAACAGATCAAAATGTCGTTACTGGACATATTGATCAAATAGTTATAATTAAAAATACTCTACAAAACTTTCGAGTTGGGTATGCTGGCGGCACACAATGGCGTAATGGGAATAGATATCGGGCATATGATCTAAGCCCGTACGACGAAACTATACTGATCGATAGTGATTATCTAATGTTAGATCAAACACTATTAACCATGTTAGACTCTACTTTAGATTATAGACTTATACATGAGAATCAAACACCCGACCATTATATGACTAATAGCATGGGCAATACTAGTTTAGATTATGTTTGGGCAACAGCGATTACATTTAAACGTACAGAACGTAGCCGCCTACTGTTTGAATTGGTCGGACGTATACAGCGAAACTATGAATACTATCGTTGTCTGTATAATATACAACAAAGAAACTTTCGCAACGATTATGCGTTTGCTATTGCACACAATATTTTGAACGGATACACCTTGGCTAAAGATCAAAGCATGCCAATTACTATGCTAACTATAGAAAATACCGTGCAGGCAATAGAACTAAGAACTAATAATTTAGTAGTACGGCAACCAGGTTATGCACATGTATTACCAAAACAAAATCTACATATCATCGACAAGGACTATTTGCTTAGTGAAAACTACGGCAAATTTATAGACATTATATGTCAAAATTAGAACAGCAAGGGTTTCTAACCATAGCACAGAATAACGATACTACAGATTATCTGCGACTTGCTTACGCACAGGCGTTAAGCATTAAATTAACTATGCCTGGCAGTAAGTATGCTGTTCTAGTTGATGCCGTAACTATGTCTCAAGTAACTAACAAACATCGCAAGATATTTGATTACGTAATTGAACTACCTATAGACGATGCTGTTGATCAGCAGTGGAAATTGGCCAATGAATGGCAGGCCTGTGCTCTGACACCATTTAAAGAAACTATTAAACTTGAAAGTGATATACTGTTTACACGTAGCATCGAACATTGGTGGACTATATTCCGTTTAAGAAATATTGTAATTAGTTTAGGATGCAAAGATTTTCAAGGCAATCCTGCTGCTAGTAGAAATTATCGTAAGGTGTTTGACGATAATAATCTACCAGATGTATACACAGGATTAATGTATTTTAGATACAGTAGTGAAGCATATGAATTTTTTGAAATAGTTAAAGCCTGTTTTCGACATTGGGATATAGTGTCAGCACAGTTGAAGAACTATAGAGACACACAACCAACCACGGATCTAGTTTATGCTGTAGCTGCAAATCGCATGGGTTTGGAAACTTGTACGTTGCCCAGCTGTGATTTTATTAACTTTACGCATATGAAAAACTCAATCAACCTCTGGCCAGAATCTATTCCGTGGTCTGAAATAGTGTTAACAGAAATTGATAGCCCAATGTTGCGTGTGAATAATACTAATCAATATTACCCATTTCACTATCAGGATAAGGCTTGGATCACAGATGAATTAATAGAGAGATATGAAAATGAGCTCAGAATCTGAATTTTTGGCAGCACTACTGGCATTGCAACCTATAGTCGAAGAACCTATAGAATATAGAATTTATTATAATGAAAATGGGCGGATAACTCAATGCAGCTTGCGAGGGCATCCTAAAGACGGTAACTATCTAGTCGTTACCGCTGAAGAGTATAACAACTATTTTCGCTATACTGTAGTAGAAGGTAGGCTGAAAAGAATTGACGTCGAGCATAACTTTCATGTAAAATTAACAAAGGCAGATTGCGGATATAAAGTAGTTAAAAATCACGCCGGTATCTTAATTGAACCAAATGAAACCTATAAGTATATAGAATATTATGACAACAGAAATAATTGACGTAGCAGATTTAGATTGTATATATCTGAGTTACGATGAACCTAAAAAAGAAGAGTTCTGGGTGCAAATACAAAATATTGTACCTTGGGCAAAACGTATAGACGGAGTTAAAGGAAGTGATAGAGCACACAAAGCTGCTGCTTCGGCAAGCGACACTGAGCGGTTTATTCTTATTGATGGGGACAATATTCCTGATCCTAACTTTTTTAATTTGCAGCTTGGTCTTAATAGCACTAACCGTGACTGTGTGTTTCGTTGGCGTGCAAAGAACGCGATCAATGGTCTACAGTATGGCAATGGCGGGTTGAGCTGCTGGACCCGTGCATTTGTACAGACTATGCAGACACACGAAGCTAGTGATGGATCAGCTGCAAATGATGTAGAGTTTTGTTTCTACCCAAACTATTGGGCCATGCATGACTGCTATTCAACAACCTATCCCGACCAAAGTCCATTTCAGGCATGGCGGGCAGGTTTCCGCGAAGGTGTTAAGATGTGTTTAGATCGTGGAACAAGACCTAATTTATCAGAGTTTGAACAACGTGTACACAGTCGCAACTATGATCATTTATGTATTTGGCAGACCGTGGGTGCAGATGTTGAGAATGGCTTTTGGGCTATATATGGCGCACGTCTTGGGACGTATATGACAATGTTAGAAGATTGGGATTATCGTAAAGTGCAAGACTTTGATGCGCTTGCATCGCTGTGGAATGTGTACAATAATGCACAACCTGAGCACTGTACTAATATTGGCAACGAACTGCGAAACAAATTGGGTTTGCCTATAGTAGATATGGACCCAGAAGAAAGTAAATTTTTTAAACACCATTACAAGAGTAATTTCCGTAATCGAGGAATAATGACACGTGAGTAAAAGCGTGTTTATGTCGGCAGCAGAACAAATGAAGGACCAGTTAGGACCGGCACTCTGCCTGGCCAAGTGGCAACAAGTTAGTCTACATTTGGGCACCGGTATGACTAATAGTTGTTACCATCCACCGTTGCATGAAATTGATCCTACTCCTTTACTAGCCAATCCTAGTGCGTTACATAATACATCTTACAAAAAATCTCAACGTATTATTATGTTAAAGCAAGAACGCCCGGGGGAATGCAGTTATTGCTGGAGTGCAGAAGACAACGGGCACTTGAGTGATCGACACTATCGCAGCGGTGAGCCATGGGCCGCAGAACACTTTGACACGATTGTAAACAGCCAAGGCAACGAAGATGTTACACCAAGTTATGTTGAAGTAAACTTTAGTAATGTATGCAACCTTGCGTGTTCGTATTGTAGTCCGCAGTATTCTACAGAATGGGCAAAGGATGTAGAACGTTGGGGCGCATATCCTACGAGCAATAAACATAATGATCCGGTTTACTTCCAAGGTCGTCGCAAATCCATTCCGAATCGTGAACACAACCCATATTTAGAAGCATTTTGGCGTTGGTGGCCCGAATTATATCCTAAATTAAAACACTTCCGTATGACCGGCGGTGAACCTCTTATGGATAAAAACACACACCGCGTGTTTGATTACATTCTAAACAGTTTACCAAACAAAGAGCTACATTTAGATGTTACTAGTAACTTTAGTGTAGTTCCTGAGCTGTTTAACCCTTACTTAGAAAAAGTCAAACAATTATGTGAAGGTGATTATGTTGAACATTTTATGCAGTATGTAAGTTTAGACAGTGGCGACCCGATGCAGGCCAGTTATATTCGCAGAGGTATGGGCAATCATCGCGTAAACACATACGTCCATCGTTACTTAACACAGATACCTAACCGTAACAGTTTAACCTACATTATTACAATGAGCAACTTAAACATTTTAGGGTTAAAACGCTTACTTGAGCATATATTAGAATTACGCCAGCTACACAGTCACACCTATCAACGTGTTTGGTTTGATACACCGTTGTTACGTAGCCCAACATGGCAAAGTTTACAAATACTCCCACAAAGTTATTGGGAGATATTGGAAGATAGTGTTGTTTTTATGAAACAAAATCAGATGTCCGAAGAAAGTTTTGTAGGATTTAAAGACTACGAAATACAGCGCATGGAACGTAACCTAGCATGGATGCGTCAAGGACGAGAGTTGGAACCCACATATATAGAACAACAACGGGCTGACTTTTACCGTTTCTTTAGTGAATATGATAAACGCAGCGAAACACAGGGAATAACAAGTTTCTTAGAAACTTTTCCTGAGATGAAAGATTTTTGGCAAGAGTGCAAATGGCATGCAGAAAATTCCTAAGACATTTTGTCCTGCCAAATGGGAAGAGATACATGTTAACTTTGGGTTTAATTATGTGTTTGCTTGCTGTAAAGCAACACCGATCCGATTTGTTAACAACATCAATGAAGTACTTGGCCCACAACGGCAAAATTTACTAAATGATATACAGGATCCTAGTTGTAATTATTGCTGGTCGATGGAAAATCAAGGTCATGCGAGTCGCCGGCACGATTACCTGTCAAAGAACAACAACGATATTTCTATCTATAGGGAAAATAAATCTAAAACTAAGATGGTGGAAATTAGTTTAGGGAACGAGTGTAATTTTCAATGCGGATATTGCAATCCTAAATTTAGTAGCCAATGGGAAAGTGATGTTAATTCAAAAATATATCCAGTATTTACTGATAGATTTTTTTATGCGTTAGATGAAAAAAATAAAAATACAATCGTTGATACAGTAAATTGGTTGTCTGAGGTTGAAGATCTAGATACGTTATCTATTGTTGGCGGCGAACCTTTATTGAATAAAAACTTTTTTAAGATAATTGAAAAAGTTAAATCAAATAAATTGGGATTTGCGACTAATTTATCTTGTAGCCAATTAAAAATAGATCAAGTATTAGAATTAGCAAATCATTACAGCGATATCAGCTTAAGTGTAAGCATAGATTCTACAGGCGAGCTAGCAGAATTTACTCGTTACGGCATGAACTGGGATACTATGCGGGATAATTTGTTATACCTTGTGACTAACAGCCCTAAGAATGTAAAAATTAATTTATTATCTCTTATGACAAGTTCTACCATAAGAGGACTCAAAGAGATGACTCTCTTTGTTGAAAGACTGTATAATATTAATAACAATCTTGTTTGGCAATTATTTGATTGCAGAGATCCAAAGATACATAGCATGTTAACGTTACCAACTGAGATGAAACCAGAAATACTTAAACAGTTGGATATAATAAACACAATGCCAAACACTGAATTTGCAGAATTGGTTCAAAATAGTATTATTAATAGCAAATTTAATAGAACTATGTATAAAGAATTACAGGAATTTACTAATGAATTTAGCCAACGTAAAAATATAGAGGTACCAGAATGCCTAAAAGACCTCAAGAAACCTTAATAGAGTATAAAGAACGAGTAATTGATAGTAAGAGTGCTAGCTTCTGTGGTGCTAAGTGGTACAATGCTACTATCTGGTTGGGTAGCGGGCAGACTACTAGCTGTCACCATCCCTTGCCACATGCGATCAACGTACAAGAAATTACTTTTAATCCTAAGGCTATTCATAACACCAAGGAAAAGAAAGAACAGCGTCGTCAAATGCAAGTAGGTGAGCGACCAGGTGGGTGCGAATACTGCTGGAAACTAGAAGATGCACGTGCATCAAGTGATAGAATTTATAAAACAATTATCTACGATGATGTAGATTTAGACTTAGCATACAACACGGATCATAATGAAGACATCAATTTACAAACTTTGGAAATCGCATTCGACAGAACTTGTCAGTTTGCTTGTAGCTACTGTAACCCTGCTTTTAGCACTGCCTGGGTTAGAGATATTAAGCGCAATGGAGCCTATGAACATCTCGTATCTGACGGACGCAATCACTTTACTCACCCTCATGATAGTAGTCAACTTTTTTCACCTGATGAGATTAACCCTTATGCTGAGGCGTTCTTTGCGTGGTGGGAATCAGACTTACACAAAACCTTAAAAGAATTACGCATCACAGGCGGCGAACCTTTAATGAGTCCGTACCTGTGGCGATTGATTGATTGGTTTAAAGCAAATAGAGGCAAAAGCACTACAAGATTGGCAATTAACAGTAACCTAGGATTTGAACGTGAAAAACTTGAAAGATTATTGGAAGCATGTGAAGGCATTGAGCTTGACATTTATACAAGCAACGAATCATGGGGTCGCCATGCGGCTTATATACGCGATGGGTTGGATTGGAGTCAATGGGTTAATAATGTACATTATCTCCTTGAGTCTAAACAGTTGCGTGGACTCCACGTTATGTGTACCATCAATGCCCTATGCTTATTCTCACTAACAGACTTGTTATGGGAAATTGTTGCACTAAAGAAAAAATACGGTAAAGATTCAATTAATTTTACCCTAAACATCTTACGCTTCCCAAGTTTTCAAAGCCCGCTGATCGTACCCATCGAGTTTAGACTAGAAGCTTGTCGCAAACTAAAACACTTGTTTGATAATACATATCAAATAGGCAATGCAGCATCTACAGATCAATTACATGAGTTTGAACGTGAACATATTGTTAGATTAATAACATATCTCAAAGACGTAGATACGCCACATAGTGGAGCACTAAGTAAGGAAATCTTACAGCGCGACTTTAAAAACTTCTATCAACAATACGACCAGCGTCGCGGTAAAGACTTTAAATATACTTTTCCAGAACTAAAAGATTGGTACGACACACTTTGAGCAAACAAGACGAGTATTACAAGAATCACAACTATCACACACGTAAACCAGTTTACATCAGTGAGGATGAACTACGAGCAGACCAGTTAGATCGACTGACTAAAAGTGATACGTTCTGCATGATACCTTGGATTCACATGCACGCCTTTCCTGATGGACGTGCTTACCCTTGCTGCCTGAGTGATGACAAATATCCAATTGGTAACTTTAAACAAGATACTATGGCTACTGTTTGGAATCAAACGGCATATAAACAGATGCGTGTCAACATGCTAAGTGAAAAGCACTGCAAAGAGTGTACTAAATGTTACGAGCAAGAAGCCGCAGGATTTATGAGTATGCGCAACAGTACCAATAAAAACTTTGGACATCATATTAACCTGGTTGATCAGACATTGGCAGACGGGTCACAGCCGGAGTTTAAATTGCGATACTACGACATACGTTTTAGTAACTTGTGTAACTTTACATGCCGCACCTGCGGCGGATGGTTTAGTTCGAGTTGGTACACAGAAGAAGAGGCACTATATGGAAAACGAAACTATCCTAAAGTGTTATTTGCCGGTCGCACTGAGTTAGACATGTGGGAGCAAATGGAGCCACATATTCCTTATTTAGAGCAAATTTACTTTGCCGGCGGCGAACCACTAATGATGGATGAACACTATCGTATTCTAAAAGAATTAGTCAAACGTGAAATGTTTGATGTTAAATTAATCTACAACACAAACTTTAGCCGCTTACATTTAAAAGATGACAATGTGCTTGACTACTGGAAGTTGTTTAAGAATGTTAGTGTTGGCGCTAGTTTAGATGGTATGGATGCAGTAGGTGAATATATACGCAAAGGCACTAAGTGGGATCAGATTGTTCGCAATCGTGAACAAATGCTGTTAGTGACACCCAACACTGACTTTTATGTTAGTTCAACAGTTAGTTTGTATAATGCTCTTCATGTGCACCACTTTCATCGTTATTGGGCAGATCGAGGATTAGTAAAACCACAAGACTGGAATATTAATATCCTGCAGGGTCCCAACCGTGATCGTATTGATGTATTACCTGCGGTGTACAAAGAATTAGTAAACGAACAAGTTACTGAACATATTAATTGGCTACAGCCGCAGGATCATTTAAAACGTGCTACTAGTGGCTATGAAGGTATGTTAAATTTTATGAATGCTACTGATAATAGTCATTTATTAAATGAGTTTTTCCGTGTTAATGACATACACGATAAGTATCGTAATGAATCATTTGAACAAGTATTTCTAGAATTAATAGATTTGAGATCCTATGCTACCTGAAAAAATTTGTATGCTACCTTGGATTAGTATTGAAACTAGTCCTATAGGCACAGCTCGACCTTGTTGTCTTGCAATTGACGAGATAACCAAACCTGATGGTACTAAGTATAATCTCAGAGAAAATACCTTAGAAGAAATATATCACAGTGACTATATGCAGAGTCTTCGGCAAGAGTTTCTTACAGGCAACAAACCTAAAACTTGCCAACGTTGCTGGGACGAAGAATCTGCAGGTCGTACAAGTAAACGTATTAACAGTCGTATTAGATTGAAGGAATACTATGACGGCATCGATTGGAATAATCTTAACCCTGATCAGTTGTGGTTTATTGATCTTAAGTTAGGCAATATTTGTAATCTAAAATGTCGTATTTGCGGGTCCTGGAGTAGTAGCAAGTGGGTTAACGAAGAAATAGATTATTCAGGAGGTAACCGAAAGGAGCATCTGGCTTATAAATTTCTTCAATTGGGTGCATGGCCTAGGGAAAGTCCTGCGTTTTGGGACAACTTACGCACTCTGCTACCTGACATTAAATATTTTGAGTTTACCGGCGGTGAACCGTTTCTTATTCAACAACATTTTGATCTATTAGAGTATGCTGTTAATCATGGTTACGCTGAGAACATTGAAATTCATTACAATACTAACGGTACCGTCTTTCCTGAGCAATATCATATATGGAGCCACTTTAAACATGTTGAGGTGGCATTCTCAATTGACAACACTGGTGAGAGATTTGAATATGAAAGATATGGTGCTAAATGGGATGAAGTACAAGAAAACATTAAAAAATTTGAAGAGTTGCGCCTGGCAGTGCTTAAAGAGTTTAAATACAAAAAAATAACCAGCCAATTATGCACAACTGTAAATGTGCAGAATGTCTACTATTTGCCTGAAATTTGCGAGTGGGTTTTGACGCAGACGTTTGACCATGTGTATTTTAACATGCTGCACGAGCCTTGGTATATGAATATTGGAAAGATGACTAGCGCAGCTAAACAGTTGGTTATTAACAAATTAAACACCGCTAAAATTGATCCTAAATATCGTATGGAGATCATGCGTATAGTTAAATTTATAGAAAATGGCGAAACAACAGATGGGAAAGAGTTTGTGGCGCGGATGAAATTGGCCGATGATTATAGAAAACAAAGTTTTTTAAATAGTCACCCCGAAGTTGCGTTAGCTATGGGTTATGAGTAAACTAATTTTAAAAGCCGACAGCTGGTGCACAGCTAATGCATTTTATCTTGAAGAATTGTATAGATCAAAATTTGAGGTGACTACAGATCTTAACAGTGATGGTATCATATACGCAGACTGGAAAGATTATAAATGGGCAGTTGAATTAAATCGTCCGGGTATAATTGATCATCTATGGGATCCTATGGAGCAGGATCCGCAGATAAAAGATAATGAAAACTTAAAAGTTCTGCGCAGCGACGGGTGGTTTGATTTAGTCAATGAACCACTGTGGTATACCGCATTGGGGTTAGATGAATTCACTGCATCGTGTGAAAATACTAAAACATTTTTAATGTTGATGAATATTAAAAAACCCCATCGAGACCAAATATGGAATAGTATCAGACCTTATCTAAACAATGCAATATACAGTTATCATGGACGAGGTATTCCAGTCACAGGCAGTATTGATATTGATGTTGGTATTGGCAATTGGCAACGTCACGTTAATCCGGATTGGTACAATTTAACAAAATTTAGTTTAGTAGTAGAAAGTCAATTACTTAAACACAATGACAATACTCCAGTGGATCCTAGTGAAAAATCTCTTAAACCGTTTGCATTTAAACACCCTATGATAGTTTGGGGCCCCCCTTTGACATTGTCTTGGTTGCGGTCGTGGGGTTTTGAAACATTTGATAATTGTATCGACGAAAGGTATGACCTAGAGTTTGACAATGCTAAACGACTGTCGATGATAATAGAGGAAGTAAAAAGATTAATTAACACCCCAAAGGATTACTTCAACACCGCGGAAACACGCCGCAGATTTGATATAAATTACAATAGGTTTTATAACTTAGATTGGGCACGCCAACAACTAGAAGAAAGAGTTTTTGTAGTCATAAAAGAACACGGAGCAAAGTATGGTAAATGTTTTTGATAATGTAATATCCCCTACTGAAATTTCGCAGTTGCTTGACTATTTTAACATAGTCGATGACAGAATTGATGCACGACCTGATGTAACTAGTAAGCATCCGCAGTGGGGTGTTGACCATTGGCCTCAATTGATAGTAGAACGTATATTAGATCAAATTTTAGATAAAACATACTCAGTAGAAGAAGTGATTTTTAATCAATCTAAAATTAGTTTTGGTGTACATGCAGACAGTGGAAGTCTGAATCAGCGCATCTATAAAGCTATATTAATTCCATTGGAAATTACCAACGGTAGCGGAACTGTATTTTTTGACAACCATTGGCCGTATGCTAGTGCTAAGTTTACACGTCAAAAATTTGATCCTATGATTTATACTGTATTTGACAGTAACGACGATCCTGTTAGGATTAATCTATTAGAGTTTTTACTTGATAGAGATATTAATAAATTTCCAAATTATACAGATGAATATATATCTAATTTAATCTCTACTAGAAAAAATAGTACAGGGTATTCCAAAACAGATATTAGGATAAATGATTACGACAAAATCATTGGATATAACCCTAATCAAAATTTTGATCAAGATATTCATAGACAATATATCAATCATGTTGATATCAATGATTTAACGGGTCTAAGTTTAGACAAGATTATTCCGTGGGTGCTTGGTAACGTTATTGTGTTTGATCGTACACAATTACATTGTGCAACGAGCGGCCATAAGTCTAAGACAGGAATAACAATTTTTACTAATCTAGTCTGATATCACATTTCCAATATCTATTTTTTCGTTGGTAGTGATATGCTTTGTGAATAAATTCTGTGTCGTTAGTGATGCTTTTATCCCAATGGTCAATGGTGATTGAACTAGCATGGTATCCAGTGGCTAATTTTAAGATTATAGGATCAACAGTTATGTGTAATGGGTAACTAGTTCTCCAATCAACGCACATGTCTAAATTAAATTTAACCAATTCGTGAGACATTTTAAAATTAAATTGACCGTCAATGAACTCAATTAGCTCGTTGGCTAATTGTTGCCGATTTCTATGAAAGACAATGCAACTAGCAGATTTATATTCCCAGTAAACTCCGTTGATGTAGGTCCCCCAAAAGCCGCCAGCTTCAAAAACTTGTTTAATACCTTGTTCAGTTATGTAATGTTGCTCCCAGAGTAGCCCTTGCTTACGGTTAGTAATATATTCTATTAACAAACGTACTACTTCGGTATGTGAAATATTTTCATGTTTAGTTAACGCTTCGATAATATAATGCCCCCAACCATAGTAGTATAGTAGAATAGTCCAAAAACTTAACATGTGGCCTTGTATCATTTCATCAAAGTTAACAGTGTTTGTGGCATAGACTGCATCAACATTTTCTACTATATAGTTCTCATCGTCGGTGATTTCTAACCAAAACACATCTAGCGGAACTTGCTTGTATTTTAGCTTATTCTTTTCTATGTAATCGGGCCGAGCCATTGGCGCATTCTTTGTAATAACCAATGGGTGGACCATCAAAAAATCTTTTTGACCATAGTTAATCAACTGTTGAATACTGGCCTGTAAAGAATCTAAGGTCTCATGTGGCATAGGCCATATAAGTTCACTATAGGTAGGAATGTTTTCTTTCTGGTAATTAGTAAGATTATCTTTAATTACATCATTGGATAGATTGAATCTTTTTGTTGCTACAAGTGTTTCTTCGTTAAGACTTTGCATAGAGAATGTAATACCCTTAAACAACTTTGTTCCGGCTTGTTTATCTAGCATAGCAATTTCAAAGATGCGTTCACTATGACTTTTGGCCCATGTAACGTCCCAAAATTTTGGATACCCATAGGTTAACTTAGTGTCAATCACATGTTTGGTTATTTCAACATCACGAGGCAGCATACCCCAATTACTATCACAGACAGCAACGTATTCTATTTTATTTTTGCCCATCCAAGTAATTTCTTCACGTATCCTATCCATGTCAAATTTGGTAATCTTGTTCCAGTAGTCTTCACCTATGTCACAGAATGTACACTGATACGGGCAGCCACGAAGTGTTTCAAATGTCACCTGCCATTGCACCTTGTCTGTGCGGCGTCTGATTATTTCGTTGTAGAATCCTGTTAGTATAGGACTTGGTATATCATCTACTTGTCTAAATCGAGTTAGTGGGGCAATTCTATTAGTTCTGGTAATAACGTGTGGTATATTATTTGGCCTAGGGTATTGTCTAAGAATTTCTCTAAACGCATATTCACCTTCGCCGAGTACTGCTATGTCAAAATACGGGTTATTTGTAAAAAAATCTAAATCGTATTTGCTGACCTGCGGACCACCTACAACTATTAAACAATTGGGGTACTTAGTTTTAATAGCTTTGGCTAGCTCAATATTGTATTCCCAGGTCCATACATAACAACTTAGTGCTACCAACTTAGGGGTGTTAAGGCTGTTAACAACTTGTTTAATTGGTAGTTTTTCGTATATAACATCTTTTAGTTCCCAATTTTGAGTAATTTCTAAGTCTTGCTGAGCATATGCCCATAGGTACCCTACCGCTAAAGGCAAAAATTTATTTGGCCCATAACTATCAGCGACTTGAACTAGGTAAAGATTGTTTTTCATTTAAATGTTACAGTTGCTAAATGATCCACGCTAGCAACTTCGGGGCACATTCTGCAGATTCTGTGCGGCGATCCAAAGTTGTCAACGAAATTATTGATTTGTTCTATCGTAGAATCAAAGTTAATTGAACTATCACTTAGGTTAGTATACGGTTCCCAGGCAGTATTACAATTATTTCCTAGCTTGTCTAATAAGTTTGGTAGTAACCCGCTTGTACTACATTTATAAATTACCCCATTGTACAGTAATGGGCACTGGGTTTGGCAGCAGACACTAAATGCGCGACTAGGATCTGAATTGTGAGGTATAATATCAGGAAAACTGCCTTGGTAACTTTTTGTAAATCGGACAGGGCGATTTATTTGTAGTTTAAAACTGCCTGACGCCCATCTATTAATACCGTATTCTGTAACAGGAGTCCAAGAATAACGTTTAAATATTTTGTCAATGACATTGGTAATTTTGTTGTCTTCTACATGTACAGTTATCTTAAGTACGGAATTACCAATGTCATTTAGTAAATCTACCACATCAAAATGTTTGTCTAATAGCAATCCGTTTGTGGTAAATCTTAATTGACTGTTGGGCATTAAGTCTCTGCACCCCCGTATCCATTCTCGTACTTCTGGATTGATCAGGGGTTCACCCCCTATTAAACCAAAATCAGGAATAGTGAGTTTTTCTAACCATTTGGCTAGATCATCTGCACCCTGCTCCCAAGGAACGTACCCGCTAAACTTTAAATCTGAATAATTTGTACACCCAAGGCAACTTAGATTACAGACTTGAGTCAGCATTGTCTCTAAAAACGGTAGTGTTGCTGTAGTCATTGTAATATTTAACAAAAAAGTTAATACCTTAAATTTTTAATTAAATATCTAATATGACGTTCAATTCAAAAAAACCAGACACGCTGTGTTTAGCGCCTTGGGTACACACTTATCTAAGTCCCCAAACTGAGCGCAGGATGTGCTGCGCTAGTCGAGAGCCTGCGCAGAACTTTAAACAGTATATTGATACTGAATCTGGCACAGGAAAATATATTCCCATTACCTTAGATGAACACTGGAACAGCGAACATATGAAGAGTGTTCGACGGCGCATGATGGCTGGCGAGACTTTACCAGAGTGCGAGGTATGCAACGACAAGTTGCTCAATACAGCCGTTTACCGTAGTTATTTTGATAGTATGTTTGGTCATAAGTATGAGTATGTAATGCAGAATACTGGTGCTGATGGCAGTACTAGTGTTTTTCCAATAAGTTGGGATTACCGTTTTAGTAATTTATGCAATTTCAAATGCCGCATGTGTGGTGATATGTTGAGCAGTGCTTGGGAGTCAGAACAACGCCAACATAATATGATCAATTGGTCTAATCCAAAAAATAATTGGATGAGGCCCGAAGTCAAGAAACAAATTGAAGAATTCCAATCAACACAGATTGAACAAGAGTTCGCACGTGCAGTCGAGAACCATCAAGTAGAAGAAGTATATTGGGTTGGCGGAGAACCCTTAATGTACGAACAACACTGGCGTTATATGAAACGTATAGTGGAATTGGGCGATGGTAAAAATGTTTACGCAAGATACAATACAAATCTTAGTCGTGTCACTTATGGTGGCATCAACCTTTATTCCGATATTCTTGATAATCTACGTGACTGGCAAATTTGTGCAAGCCTCGACGGCACAGGACCAATTGGCGAGTATATTAGAACAGGACTTGACTACACTTCGTGGCTTGAGAATTTCAAGCAAGGAGTTAAAAAATCAACTCACCGACGTCAAATGCGAATTGACTTTACTCTCACACTTCCGGGAATGTTCGAAATCCAAAGAATTGCCCGCCTTGCTGAAGAGTTGGAAGTAGATGTCTTAGCTAAAGTGGTCTTCAGTTTCTCTCCAGACATAATTATGAGCCCGCTAGCATTGCCTAAACACATACTACATCCTTGGATAGATGAGATACTAGAGGACTTGTTCAATCCTGCACTAAGAGATTTATTATTGCAGTTAAAAACACGACCTACGTTTAAAGAACAATGGCCTGATAATTATTGCAGACCTCTTGCAGAAGGCAAGCAACGTGTGCTACAATTAGAAAGAATACGACAAGATAAAATTACATTAGAAGATATTGTCAGATTTAGAAAAGATGTTTATGCTTGGTACAGATCAATCCCAAATTAAAGTTACATTACGCAATCCATTGGATCAAAACGATCTAATAGATTATTATATTGTCCCTAACAACACCCAATTGGCACGAGATTGGGTTTTAGCACTTAAAAAAATACTGCAAAACGGTAATCTATTAGAAAAAAATTACTGCTTTATGGGATTTCCAAAAACAGCTCGTACATTGGAGTATCTCTGTGACGAGTTAAATCGTAGTATAGAAACTATTAACAACTTTAATTTCACACAGCACGGATTGGAAAATTATATTATTGAAGAATGGTTCCATCCTAACGTAGTAAGGTTCCCTCCGACTTACCCAATCGAAGGATCAATGATCGAACCTGGCACGTTAGATGGCAATCGCAGAGCTGAAATAGGTTTATATGCCAAGCACACAGTTCTTAATCAACTACATAATCATTTTGAAAAGCTTCAAGGAACAGTTGATCATCTGAGTCTATATTATAAAGTTGCAGACTATGAAACAAAATACGCAATTCGCCAACTGAATATTATTTGTCATGAGATGGAAAGTTTAATTCTGAGTCAACGTAAGTTGGCTAGTACTCCCGAGTGGGTCAGACCTAGTCAGATTACTACGTTCCTGCACGCTGATCGTTACGAACTCAAAGATGAGCATAGGCAGGGATTCATTGACAATAGTTATGATCGAAAATTTGGTCACGTTTATATGCACTGGACGCAAATTGGTAAAACACTTATGGAGGTATTCCGCGATGAGGGAGCGCCTAGGTTAACAGACACAGTTTGCGAAGCTATTACACATTTAAAATTTTACAGTGGAGAATTTGATGTAGAATGGGGTAAGAGTGTGACTAGAAAAGATAAGTTTCCTTGGGTAGAAAAACTAGCAACAGAGTTCACTGCTTGGTTGTTAGATAATAATTTAAATCCCAACGACCCTGCACTAAGTCTTGGGTATTTGCCCTTGGGACATGTCGATTTAAAAACTAGTTTTGGGACTGAAGACATGCTTGACATATGGGAGATATTAGGAAATCATTTAGATATCTATAGTATCGAAATAGACGGAGTCGGGCAGGTTTATAACTATTGTTGGACAGATTTGGATTACAAAAATAAACAGATTGATATGATGAGACCGGGATATGATTTTAGTAGCAGGCGGTGATAGTTTTGTATACGGTTCGGAATTAAAAGACCAAACTAATGGCCCTAGTTCTAGTACCTACGCCGCATTATTGGCAAAAAGTATTTCTGCTGAATATATCTGTACAGCTTGGCCGGGCAATGCTAACAATGCAATTACCAGAATGACTATGTCTGCATGCCAGAAAAACAAAAATAATGATATATTTGTAATTGTAACTTGGACATTTACGCAGCGATTTGAGTTTAGATTTAATTACAACACAAAACAATCTATTAGTCCGTGGTATAGTATTAATAGTTGGACTATTAAAGATGATTCAACAGTGTTGAATTATTTTTGGAAAAAAGATCGCAAGATTGAACAGTGTCAGCTTGAACATCTCAAAAACGCAAGATTGACCGGAGTTGCTGATTTCGCTAAAGAATTTTATTTGCATGTTGGTGATAGTGAATACTATGAACTATATAGTAGTTTAAAAGAGATAGTATTTTTGCAAAACTATCTCAAACTAAACCAAATACCGTATATGTTTTTACCAGCAGATGTGTGTTTTTTAAATCATGAAAACTATTTGCGAAGTCGAGATCAATACCTTGCTGATTTATATGAACAAATAGAGTGGGACAAGTGGTTTTTCTTTCCAAAAGGAACAAGAGCAAACGAAACTAGCGGGCATCGAGGATTTTACCAATGGGCAGCAGAAAGCGGGTATTCCATAGGAACTACGCACCCATTGGAACAGGCACACTATGATGCGCATTTACTAATGCAGGAGAAATTCAATGAATTGGTTGTTAAAAATTATCAATCGTGTTAAATTAGAAATAAGATATAGAAAAAAACTAAAAGAATTACGAAAAAGAGACCCTTTTATATACAAATGAAAAGAATATTAGCAGTAGGCGATAGTTTTACATACGGAGCAGAGTTGAAAGAGTTAACTTCTGCTTGGCCATCATTGTTGGGTAAAAAATTAGGATATGCAGTGGATAATTACGGGCTACAAGGCGGTGGCAACCAACAGATGGTGCGCACAGTAGTCCAGCACTCCGATCAACATGAAATAATAATCATTGCATGGAGTCACTACGCTAGGATGGAGTTTGCTGATGGTTGCGGTGTTTTTGATGTGTGGCCTGGTAGTAGAGGATTAGAGTTTGCGGGAGAAACTGCACACAGAAAGGATCTACTAAAATACATTAATCTGCATCATAATGATCATTATCTGTACAAACAATATCTTCTCAATATTATTTTATTACAAAATTATCTAAAATCAAAAAATAAAAAATATATCATGTTAGACACGTTTGGAAATTTAGAACTTCGTAAACAGTTTTATAACTTTTCTAATCTGGTTGATTCAACTTTTTATTTAGGTTGGCCCAATGAAACAATGATGGAATGGACTTATGGTTGCCCACAAGGACCTGGCGGACATTTCTTAGAAGAAGGACATGCTGTAGTAGCAGAAAAAATCAATGAACATATTAGGAATCTCGGCTGGATTTCATGACGCGGCGGTAACCGCAATCGTAGACGACAAAATTGTTTTTGCTGGGCACAGTGAACGCTACAGCAAGCGTAAACATGACAGTAACTTACATCCTGACTTAATTAAAGACGCATTAAACTATCTTGGTCACGTAGATCAAATTGCCTACTACGAAAGACCATGGGCTAAATGCACACGTCAACTATACGCAGGACAATATTACGATGCTCTCCATCCTTACAATTTAAAAGATTGGTTGTATAAAAATGTCCAATGGTCGGGCCTACATAGTTTAAAGATTGAAAACTATAATCATCACCTAAGTCATGCGGCTGCCGGTTTCCAAACAAGTCCATTTACAGATGCTACAGTAGTGGTAATTGATGCCATAGGTGAGTGGGATACTATTAGTATCTGGTCAGCGTATTATGATGACAGCACTGGTCGTGCTGAATACAAAAAGCTATGGGGACAAAAATATCCCCATAGCATTGGCCTAATGTATTCGGCCTTTACTCAGAGCGTGGGGTTGAAACCCTTAGATGAAGAATATATACTAATGGGAATGGCAGGTTGGGGCAAGCCATTAAATTGGTTTCAAGCAGACAATCTTAAGGCCAGTTTAATAGAAGACGATGCTGCATTAATTTTTAAACATAATCTACACATTGGCCTACCAGGAAAGATTCAAGGTAATTGGTCAAACGAAGATACCGCACGTGCAGCACAGGAACTCGCAGAAGATTTAATAGCAACTGTGATGGGCAAAGCTCGAGATCTAGGCCTTAGTGATAATTTGGTCTACTCGGGCGGAGTGGCACTTAACTGTAGTGCTAATAGAATACTAGGAGAATACTATGATAACATTTGGATTATGCCTAATCCTGGCGATGCTGGCAGTAGCCTTGGCGCGGCTGCAATGGCGTATGGCAGAAGATTGGTTTGGGATAATGCTTTCTTGGGTCATGATATTAGTGGCCCTTACCCTGTTAAAGATATCATTTCCGAGTTGGCTACTAATAAAATTGTTGGGGTAGCCAGTGGTCGAGCAGAGTTTGGCCCTAGAGCATTGGGTAATAGAAGTTTATTAGCGGACCCTAGAGGTTCAGAAATAAAGGATACTGTAAATGAAATCAAACGTAGACAAAAGTTTAGACCTTTTGCACCTGTCATACTTGAAGAGCTTGCACGTGATTATTTTGATATGCCTGTGGGCTGGGATCGTAGCCCTTACATGCAGACAGTGGCTCATTGCCGTCGTCCTAGCGAGTTTCCCGCTATTGTACATGTGGATGGCACATCGCGTGTACAAACAGTACCAAAAGATGGTTCGGGAATCAGACAACTCTTAGAACAATGGTATGTATGGACAGGTTGTCCAATGTTGCTTAACACTAGCTTAAACATCAGAGGGGAACCAATGGTCAATGATCGTAAAGATGCAGATAGGTTTGAACAGTTATACGGAGTACGAGTATTATCATGAAAACAAAATATCAACAGGCACACATGCAGGCCGCACATATCTATGCCGGGCTTAGTCACGCACGTAGATTAAAAGTTGGCGCACTTATCGTCAAAGACGATAGAATCATATCAATTGGCTACAACGGTATGCCTGGCGGTTGGGATAACAACTGCGAAATAGAAACAGAAGATGGATTACTTAAAACTAAACCGGAGGTATTACATGCGGAAACGAACGCTATTGCGAAACTTGCTAGGAGCAGTGAGTCTGGTCTCGGCTCAACTTTATTTGTTACACATAGTCCTTGCCTCGATTGCGCCAAAATCATCTATCAGTCAGGTATTAAGCATGTCTACTACGCAACTGATTACAGGGATGATAGTGGGATCACTTTTCTTCGCAATTCCGGCATCCAAGTAGATCAACTAGATGTTTGACGTTTTTATCATGGACATGGGAGGTAATGATACCAATGTATACGACCTTGTACAGCGTTTCCCGCACGCTCGAGTAGTAAGATACTACGATAATCACTTAAACACGTTAAAACGCTGTATTTCGCGTTGTAGAACCCCATATGCCTGGGTTATTTCCAGTGTTTGCGACTATACAGACTTTGATTTTGACTATAGGGCACGACCATGGGAAGCATATCAGCTACACTGCTGGGCTAGTGGCACAGAAAAGTTTGGTGATACATTCCTTGTAAATGTTGCTGAGTTTAAACAACAAAAAGACATCGAATTACTAGAGTGGTATAAGGATGTTAACTGGCACACACCCGGAGTACCGCGCCTAACTCCGCCTGTGGTTACATACACTAGCGATAACCTGGTTGATGTAGTGCGTGCTACAAAGTTTGACACTCCCTACATACTATTCAAACGTGATGTAGACTCTACACCCAATTTTGAGCCCATTTTATGGCGAGATCGTGCTGTACACACTTTTAACAGAGCAAACAGTGTATCACTAGTGCCGCGCGAAATTTCAGCGCATTTAGCAACACAAATCTACGATTTTCCGCACATAATCAAGCAAAAATCGCAGATTTTGGCCTCAGATCCGCTTGATATTATCTATATCAGCAACGGCGAACCTAACGCAGAACAGTGGTATAATCACTTGTTATCAACAATAAGCAGGGGCAATTACACCAATTGGATACGTAGAGTCAAGGATGTTAATGGTCGAGTAAACGCATATAAAGCCGCCGCTGAGGCCAGCCAAACTGATTGGTTTTTTGCTGTGTTTGCTAAGTTAGAAGTAGTGGACTCATTTGATTGGTCGTGGCAACCAGATTACTTACAAGAGCCTAAGCACTATATTTTCAATAGTCGCAATCCTGTAAATGGTTTAGAGTACGGCCATATGGGTGTTATTACCTACAATCGAAGATTAGTACTTGACACAGTTGAACATGGCCTAGACTTTACTCTAAGCAAACCACATGCTGTGGTCCCTGTGTTAAGTGCTACTGCACACTACAATACCACACCTGAACTAACCTGGCGCACAGCCTTCCGCGAAGTTGTAAAACTCAAAGACGATGCGGTGCGGAATGACAGTGTTGAAAGCCGGCATAGATTAAAAACTTGGCTACACAAAGCTGAGGGTGATCACAGTGAGTGGAGCTTAATAGGTGCGCATGATGCTGTTGAATATTACAACAGTGTTGAAGGCAATTACGATAAACTAATGCTTAGTTTTGAGTGGGTATGGCTAACAGATTACTGGACTAAGAAATATTCTTAATTACACTGTCAACAATATGTTCTACTTCAGCATCCATTAGTTCTGGATAGATAGGTAAACTAAGTGCAGTCTTACAAAAATCCTCAGCACCATTTAGCACGCCTAAATTAAAGTCAACACCAAATATAAAACTCACAGGCTCTAGGTGTAGGGGTTTGCTGTAGTGTATCTTTGTTTCGACTCCGTCGTCATCTAAACGAATTTTTAATCTACCACGATTGGGAGCATTGATAACAAACTTGTGCCAAGCATGTTCCACACGATTGTCTACAGTAGGTATATCGACTATACCGCTGAGCTGATCTTGATAGTATTCGGCGATTTGTCGTCTGCGAACCTGCCACTGATCAAAGTATTTTAATTTGACCAACATTTGAGCACAATCACTTTCACTCATTTTACTGTTAGTTCCAGTCATGTGGTGATCATCAAATTTGCCATTGTCTCGTAAGTTTCTGACTACTTCGTAAAAGTTGTAATCATCTGTGAGTACCATGCCGCCACTACCGTAGTTGTTTAGATTTTTGGTAGGATCAAAACTTAAGACACTTAGGTCACCTAGTTTGCCGCTGGGTACGCCACGCCAATAGGCGCCAAAACTCTGTGCTGCGTCTTCAATGATATGTACATCATTTTCTGCCCATAGTGTTTGATAGTGTAAGAGTTGGTCGTAGTCAACAATGTTACCAAATAGATTAACATACATTACAGCATGAAGTTCATCTGCTGATACTGGAATTTTATTTAGGTCAATGAGCCCTGTGCGAGGATCGACATCACAGAACACAGGATCAAATCCTGCTTCGAGTACTGCGTTAGCTGTGGCAATGAAACTAACTGAGGGAATAAGAACTTTATGTCGAGTGTCTCGATCGCCCCAATCAACACTGCGTAGACTAAAGATAAGACCTTGAGTACCACTACCTACAGCCACAGCATACCTACGTTCGGTCATCTTAGCTAAGGTTTTTTCAAACAGGTCAGTGTAATAGCCGTCGAGAACTCGACCTGACTTGTATACAGTGTCAGAAGCCGCCAGAATCTCCTCGCGAAGGTTGCGGTATTGTCTATCTATCCCAAAGAACGGGATTCTTGATGTACCACTCATAATATTTTCTAAAGCCTTCTTCTACCCCAACTTTGGGAGCATAGCCTAGGTCTTGTTGTGCTCTACTGATATCTAGTCGACCACGTTTAGGAAAACTTAAATCTCGATCGGCACAGATTAAATCGCCTTTACCTGCAATATTAATAGCAAGCTCTGCGGCTTCTTTTAATGTCCACATGCGATCATCGCTACGTGTGATATTGTAAATGCCCTGAGCATTTTCTTTAGTTGCAGCAAGTGCGATACCCATGGCAGTATCTTCAACGTAGGTAAAATCAAGTACTTCAGTGGCGCCATTTACTTTAAGTGTTTCGCCGCGCATAGCTTTAGTCATAAACTTGCTAACAACACGATCCTCTACGTCCCATTCACCATACACAGCACTAGGACGAATAATAACATGCTCAAAGCAACCACGGCGGCTGTAATCTTCTACAAGTTTCTCACCCATATATTTCATAATACCATACTGCCCAATTGGGTTACACAGGCTGTTTTCTGTGACATCTGTTTCAAAGTCGCCATAGACCATACTAGAGCTAATATAAACAAACTTGCGAATATTATGTTTTTTACTAAGTTCTAATAGATTAATTAATCCCGTTGCCATAACTTCGCTGGCTATTGCTGGATCTTGTTCTACTACCTTTTGTCGAGGATAACTAGCCAAATGAATTACACAGTCAAATTCATAATTCATAAACAGGCTGTTTAGTTTATTAGCATCTCGGATATCAACTTTATATGTTTCGCTGATGTATCTCTTTTGTCGGGCAGACGTCAGATAAGTTATTTCATTAGCAGGAATAAATCCGTAGTTAGTAAATGCATCCACAACACTACAATCGTGTCCTTGCTGTTCTAAGAAACGTGTCACGTTGTGTCCGATAAAACCTGCCCCACCTGTAATCAAATACTTCATGTTAGTCCCAAAGTGCGCGATAGTATTTGCCAAACAAGCGCAGGCCGTTGTTGATGCGATCGTGGTGAGCTTTAAGTCCTTTGCGGTCTACTTTGATCTTACGAATCTGTGTGTTAAGATCATCGTTGGGATTATCTGCAAGTGTGTGGTTATAGAACTTACTATCACCATCATCGTCAATGATTTGTTCATGTGCCCAGATCATTTCATCCATGACCCAATCCCATCGACGGAAATGGTTGCCATCTGTGTCCCATGAATTCTTTTTAGCCTTTTGTGCTGACTTGGTTGTGCTACGTAATTTAGGAGGGACATCTTCGTCATCGACTAGTGGAGCACCGTGTTTAACTGCCTTAAGTTGTTTAAGCATAGGTACAGCAACTAGACTTAGGGTATAATCTAAACTCCAAGTATCATAATTATCAATGTGGATTTTAATTGTACGAGTACGTTTACTATAAATCCAAGAACAAGCATCTGCTACCCATGTCTTAGCTAACCAGTCGCCCATCTTATCTGACAGACGATAGTCCCAACGTTGGGCTAATTTATCTTCAGGGTATTTTTCTTGCCAGAAGAATAATGCTTCTACAAGTTGATATGGACCCCACCAGTGTAAATACTTGCCGATCTTAACTTTCATTGCTTTCTTCCTTTTTAACTAAGACCCAACCATCACCTTCTGGACGCCAACAAATAATATCACCTACTTGCCATCCTAGTTCCGCAACAAGTTCATCTGGAAATGGCAAATATTCTTCGCCATTTTCGTCTAATTCAACACGTACTGTGTAACGGTTACTCATTTCCAATCCTCATTATGATGGTTAAAGAATCTTAAACAATAATCTGTATATTCGCTTTCACTCAGGTCAGCATAGAAGCGAACCTGTTTAAACCAGTCAATGGTGTTATTATCGATGTCAAAGTCTAACTTGACACCGTTTCTTTCTGCCCATTGATACCGATCGGTTTTACTAAATTCTTCTGCAGCCTTCATATACATATCTTGGAAGTTAATGTTAATAACTTCATTAATATGCAATCTATAACTGTGTAGTCTGACTCTATGAGGTCTCTCAAACCGCCATTGGGGCTTTGATTGAGTTGAGGCTTGTATATCCATCTAGTCTAAAGTCTTTCATAGTAAATTGAGTAATATCTTTTACATCAGGATTAATCCACAATGTGGGAGCAGGTAGTGGTTCACGGCTTAGTTGTTCTCGTACCTGCTCTACGTGATTCAAATAGATATGAGCATCACCGAGTACGTGAACGAACTCGCCTACCCCTAGGCCACATACCTGTGCAATCATATGGGTCAATAGTGAGTAGCTAGCAACATTAAAAGGAACACCTAAGAACATGTCGCAACTGCGCTGATACATTTGACACGATAACTTGTTGTCTGCACTTACATAAAACTGGGCGAAACAATGGCAGGGTGGAAGGGCCATCGAGTCTAACTCTGACGGGTTCCAAGCTGTGATAATGTGTCGTCTGCCAGAAGGGTCTTGTTTAATACCTTCTACTAGTTTCAGCAGTTGATCAACGCCCCCAAAGTCTCGCCACTGTACACCGTAGACTCGACCTAGGTCACCTTGGAACTTGGCTTTAGGTAACCAATAGGGTGCTAGTGCATTGTCAGTCCAGATGGTGCGTTTATCTTCTTCACTTGATCCATGTAGGATTTCTGCTAGTCTACGTTCGTCACTCGAACCTTCAATGAACCAAAGTAGTTCACTTAGGCAGGCCTTAAATGCCAGCTTCTTAGTAGTAACAGCCGGAAAGCCCTGTGACAGATCATAGCGTTGTTGCATGCCAAATAAGCCAATAGTACCAACTCCTGTGCGATCTTCTCGTACAGTGCCGTGATTTAATACATGATGTAATGCGTCGAGATAAATTTTCATTTTATTAGTATAGCAGAATTAGTTGAGATTGTCAACTCTGAAGAACAATTCTCTATCCCAAATTTCGTATGTGCAATCTGGTGTAGGTTTAACTGATCGTATGCGAAACGCCGCCAAATATCGATCCAACTGCAAACGAGTATCACACCAATAGTTGCCCTTCATACGAGATAAAATTACACGATCGACAATATCGGCTGTGTTCTCGTACACCTGTTTACCGCCAATGATGTAAATATCTTTGCTAGGAAATTGACGTTGCAATGATAGAACCTGCTCATTAATATCACCGGAGATTCTACGCACTTGATAATTTGTAATAGGATTATTAGTAACTACTACATTAACACGATTGGGCAGGGGCTTTGGCATTTTAGGATCGTCCCACGTGTTACGCCCCATGACTACAATGTGCCCTTCGGTGTGCTGTTTGAACCATTTTAGATCTTCTTTATTGTGAGGCCATGGCAAGGTACCTCTATTACCAATACCGCCAGTATTGGTGCTAGCTAATATAGAAATAATCATAGATCTTTTAGTACCTTGTCTGTCTCTGGTTGAATAGTTTTCACTACACTATCAATGTCGATGAAGAAATCAACGTTTTCAATGTATTGATCCAAATCATGGAATTTAGCATTCAATAATTCTTCAATTGCATCTGGATCGTTGCCGTCTTCTAATAGTTGTTTAATGTCAATGCTAAGATCAGTGCCGTCGATTAATTTAACAACAATTCGTTGTAGAACATCGACAGGCACTTCCTTTTTATCAACATCATTTACAATATCTTGCCAACGCCGTTTATCATTTAAGACAACTTTTTTGGCTCGACTACGCTGTGGCTTTTTTGGTTGTTTTGGTTGTTCTGACATTTTTCGCCTTTGCTGGGGTCATTTCTTTTGCTTCTTCTTTTAAGCGTTTGGCTTCTGCTAGTAAACTTTTAGCTTCAGCTTCCATGCGGGTAGCTTGTTCTAATCGTTGACGAGCAATATCAGCGTCAGATAATACATCTGTGCTAGTTGTATTTACTTCAGATGCTGTGGTCTTTTTAGCAGCATTTTTAGCTGTAGTTTCAGTAAGTTCTTTATTACCGCGCATACCTTGACTAGCATCGAGATCAGCTAGCTTTTTAACAGCATCTTCGCCACCTTCCATTTGTCTAAGAATGTCATTTAGTTCATCTAAACGGCAGCTGCTATTGGCATTGGGGGTTACAATAACCTGTATTGTGGGAACCTTTTTCATGTAACCTGCCTTGTGTATAGCAGTTAGGCAATTATTACCGTCGGCCATGGTATGACGGAATAATGCATCACCTAGGTCTTTAGCCTGTTGTCCAATTGGACTTTCGAGAACTTCCATAATTTCATCGTGTAATCGACTAGGGATAGTTTCAGAATAAACCACCAAGGCCATATGATCTTCGTCGGGAACTTGACGGAAGATAATTGCTACTTTTTTATTGTTGTGTCTACCAACATGTTTCATCATAATCATTTCTCCTCAGATTGTGCTTGTTCTTGGTCAGCACCGGCAGGAGAAATAGCACCTACGCTTTGTAAAAAAGCAATAAGTTTGTTGTATAGTGCGCCAACTGATTCCATTTCTTCAGCACGGTAAGCACCGCGTTGACTTGTTACTTGAATAATTTGAGCCACAGAAATCAAATCTTGAAGATTCAAATTTGGTGCTGTGGATGGTTCAGACGCTGGTGTGTCAGCTTGAACGGTTTGTGTTTCGTTGTTTGCCATTTATAAAAATCTCCATTGGGGACAGTTTTATTTAACTATACTTAACCCGATGGAAAAATTTCTTACCAAATTGGTTGAGGATTAATTTGAGGAAGGAATAAACTGAAGTAACTAGCTTCGCTAGGTAATTCAAAACCTACAATTAGTTGACGTTGGAATTGAACTCCGCTATTAGTTACGTCATGATAGCCTAGATAAAAACGCCCTGTAAGATTTTCGTAGACCCAATTAACAATTTCGTTTTCGTTAACAAAAGGGTCAAACTCTACACGTTCAAAATGTGGTGGGCAGTGGTCTAACTTCCGAAGACCAAATACATTTAAGGGATTAACTTCGCCGTGTTTAAGCATCTCTTAATATACTAAATGTTTTAATTTTTGCGTAATGTTCATCGCGCTGTTGTTTAGTTACGGCAGTGTTAAGTTCGCAAAATCCACAATCTATTGGGACTCCTTTTTTAATACTGCTAGCTAAACTCCAACACATCATTAGGTCTTCTGTGTGCTGTTCTAGTGTTTGGTACAGACAACATTTAGGAATGTTAGCTTCATACAGTTCTGCTGTAAGAACAATCTTTTCACTCATCACGACCACGGAACACTAGTAACCAACTCCGACGAAGTTCTTTAGCGCATAAGATTGGATGACGCACCCACATCCAAGTGACTACTAAAGGCACAGCGATGACGGCTAGAGGAATAAGAATCCATTTATTCATCTTTGACCACTTCTAACTTAGGTTTAGTTTTAAGTTTGGTTACATTCTTTGGCTTGTCGCTACCTGCTGGGCGGTAGTGACTAGACACTTCTACAATAGGAAATACCCAAGCATTCTCTTCTGCGCTATCTCCAAACCAATAGTCTAGGAGTTTGCGACCAAATCCTCGCTTGTTGGGCACTGCCATAACTACTAGCTTACCTGCTAGTTCGTTATACTGTTCGTTAGTGATATACTTGTTCTTCAACAGATAGCTGAGTGTATCCTGTGTTGCTCCAGATAATTGCTCTGCTAAATCTGTCGGACTATAACTAAAACTTTGATAAACTGACATTACATACTCTCCTCATTATCTACCCACAGTACTGGTTGCCAACCTAAACTACCTAAGTCAGCACGTATTTCATTAGTGACTGTGCCTTCACTTACATAACCTAGTGTGCCGTCAGCATCACCGTTACCTAATCCTTCGCCAATACCAGAACAGTACCAACTTAGGTAATCACCTTTACCTTGTAGTCCTGCTACAATACCACCACTTGACCGCCAGGTACATGACCATAACTCATCTTTAAGTACAGGCCACATTTCTGTTTTTTGCCACCGCATATTACACATAGCTGCATACAAGTTCTGCGCATAGCGATCACTCTTAACCTTGGTCATTATCAAGGCACTATTTCGCATGTCCTCTTCTAGGTCGTGCTCAATCCGCATTTTTTTCAGCTTCTGCTCGAATAATATGCTCTACAAACCGCATAAGGAAAGTCTCATGGACATATTCCATATTATACAACTTAGCAATTTCCAAAATGTCCGCTCTAGTTAGTTTCATTGCGGTGTTTGCGTTTTCGGGTGTATTTTGTTCTATCACGTTCTACCTTTGCTTTAAATGGTAAGTTGTTGTTGTACAATGCCTGATGCCTGCGTATGTTCATTTTAATTTTCTTGGTATTTTTCATTGTAGTAATTATACAGTCAAAAGACCAAAATGTCAAGTTATACAATCTTTCCTAACACTGTGTGAATTAATTGATCTAAGAGGTACTCGTAGTCTTGCTTACGTACATGTCTAGCCATGTAAAGCTCTTGAACTAACTCGTTACCACTAGGACCAGCCCATTTAGTGCGAGTAGATGCCTTGCGACGTTTAAGTTCGTCAATTAGATCCTCAGTTTCAAAATCATCTAAGTCTACCCATGCTTCTGCTTCAACGTTAATATATGGCATTATTTGCTCTCCAATTCTTTAAGAAAGTCTTCGGCTAGTTTATGTGAAGTAGGTGTTAAACCATCCCATGCCATGCCCCCTGCACCTTTGTATCCGGGATCATCACCAGCACTAGTCCAACTTGGTCCCCACATAGGTTTTGGACCGTTTGGATTAGTGCCAATCCAAGGGCCTGTACTGGGGCTAGTTACTGGCGCCCAAGGATTAGTTGGCGGACTATATGGTTGATATGGCTCTGCTCTAGGAGTAGGCATGCGGTTTCTTAGATCCTGTACTTCATCCTCTAAGCGGCCTAAACGACGATTTAAGTTACGCATGTCGTCTAGCATACGTTCAAATGGGCCCATAACTTTTTCTTGCGGGCGTTCTGCTGTACATAGCACAGTAATAGTCAATAACGCACGCAAGGCGTCCTTAATGCGTTGATCATCTGACTCTAAGGCTGTGTCAAATATCTCAACGATTTGTTCTAAATCAAAGTCTTTCTGATCTTTTTCACGTCCTGAACTCATAGTTTATCCTCGTGTCTAACATTATAAATGTTAACATCAACGGCATAGCCTAGCAAGCCTACCATAAGGAATACACCCCTATGATCACCCCTAAAGTTGATGCGCCCGTCAATCATAATCCAACTGTGTGTAGCATACAGGTTAAGTTCCCAAGCCCAGTTTTTAGTAAACTTGCCCCATAAACCTTTGAGAATTTGCCAACGATCACTGCGCCAATTTAAGAAAAATGTAAAACTCATTTACTAATCCTTTTCCGAGTTTCTGCTTGTTCTTTACTAAAGTTCTCGCGGTACTCTTTGTAGGTCTTTTTAAAGTAAAAGAAAGGCCAAAATACCACACTGCCTACAGCATAGATAATACCCATTAAAAATGCCGCTATAACAAATCCAATATTAATAACAGGGCTTACTATCATCCAAAAGGCAAACTGCCAAGCTGTTAGTGGCTTACCGTCAGCTCGTTCACAGTAAAACCACCAACCATAATCAACCAGTGTACTTGTTTTATACATTATTAATGCCTTGTATTATTGAACGGAAATTTAACAAATCCGTTGTCATCAAAACCATATTCCTCGTCTAGTTCATGGGCCTTGTTTGCTAAATCTTCTGCTAGCTCGGCAGAAGTATCGTATCCTAGCTCATCGAGATCAACCAGAGTGGACTTTTCTAATAATTCTCCGCTCTCGGCAAGTTCTTTAATATGAGCCACTAGCTCGTCCAACTCTTCTTGGGTGCCTTCAAAGTCATCGAAGCAACCTTCTGCAAATACAATTTTCATTGGTTTACCTTCACCGTCTTTATCTTGATCGCTCATTTTGCCTCCATCTCCTTAAGTACACCTTCTAAGAATTGATTAATTTCTTTAGCTAAGGGATTACCTGCTTTACGTAGCTCTTGTTCAGCTTGTGCTAAAAACATACATGCTACGCGAAATTCTAAACTAGTACTACGTGGATCTGCCATTG